AGCGCGCCGCGCTGGAAAGCCGGTACGTGGCCAAGTGCAAGCGGGAAGGGGTCACGCCGTGAGCGTCCTGGTGTCGCTGCGGTGGGCCGCGTACTGGCTGGCGCTGGTGTTCACCTCGATGGGCATCAGCGCGTCAGTGGTCAGCCACCCGGAGAACGCAGCGGTGTGCCTGTGCGTGGGTGTGCCTGCCGGTGTGGTGGCCCTGGTGTTGTTCGGTGTCGAGCGGGGATGGTGGAGATGAGCGGCGCGAACGCGTGTGAGGACCGCAAGGGGCACCGGGAGTACTGGCGGGTCCAGATGCGCCGGTGCAACTACTCGGCGTTCAACGGCTATCACTGGACGCCATCGGACTACTCCCTGGTGAGGTGTACGGCACCGCATTGTCGGGGTGCCTGGCGCACGAAAGCGGCGTACGTTGACGCACTTCCCGACCTAAAGGGTTGACACTGACCCGTCAGTGGGTAGGGTTAAGGGTGTTGGTGCGACGGCCCAACAGAGACACGGAGGCACAGGATCATGGAAACCGATTTCCTCACCGAAGCTGAGGCAGCCGAAGTCGGACTGATCACCCTGGGATGCGACCCCTGCCGTCAGGCAGTCGGGCTGGCCCCAATCCACCCGGAACGGATCGCCCCCGGCACCTGGTACTACTGCCCCACCTGCCACACCCAGCGCAAGGTCAACGTGTGGAGCGACCGGCTCCCCCACCCCGTGGACGCGTTCTTCGGTCTGCTGTGGGTCGCCATCATGCTGGCCGCGCTGGTCGGAATCCTGTACCTGGTCACCCTCGACGCCGCGACCCGCTACGGCCACGATTACCTCAACCAGGGCCACTACCTCGCCACCGTGTTCGTCGGGGCGCTGTGCTGGCTGGTGGTGGCGACCATCGCGACCCGCGTTTACGCCCTGGTGTTGGGTGCGCTCGGCTGGTCCTTGCGCGCGGTGTGGGACGCCGTCCGGCCCGTGGGGAGACCAGCGTGAACTACTGGAAGTGGCTGGTTTTCCTGCTGGTGCTGGTGCTCCACCTCGGTGTCATCGCGTTGAGCGTGTTCGCCGGCAAGTGGGAGTCCGTGGCCATGTTCACCGTGGCCGGTGTTTGCTTCTCAGCGGTCCTGTTCCCCAGGAGGCGACGGGCATGATCGGTCTGCACGACCAGCACAAGGCACTGAGCAACTACGACTACCTGAACCGCTTCGGCGGCCGGTACCGGTCCGTGTGCGCCGGTCTGTACCGGGTCGCCAGGACCCTGGTGGTGTCCGTCCTGGACGACCACGGCGACATCCGAAACGACCGCTCCGACGCGGAGCTGTTCGCTGCCGTCGCCAAGCACCACCCCGACTACCAACGCCAGATCACGGAGCTGGACTCGCTCCGGCCGTTCCTGGTGCGCGGCGAGGTCGAACCGTTCGACCCCAAAGGCCCCGATGCGCTACATCGGGTCACACATCTGCGGTCAGCGGCCCACGATCTGCTGCTGCTGGCCATGACAGTCCGAGCGGACGCGGAGGCACGACGATGACCACCAGGCCGATCCAGTCGTACAACCTGGGGCTGATCCGGGTGGTGGTCCATTCCTTCGGGTACCTCCACGAGCCGCCACCGGACGCCGATATCACCATCGACCTACGCCAGGTGGCGCGCGACCCCCACACCACCCCGGAGATGCGTGAGCTGACCGGGCTGGAACCCACCATCAAGTGGCACGTCCTGGACAACCCAGATGTCCTGGGAGTGCTCAGGGCGTTGTATCACCTCACCATGGCCTACCTGCCGTCCAAAGACGCGGCCGGGACAGTGGTGCGGGTCGCGATCGGGTGTGCGGGTGGCCGGCACCGTTCGGTGGTGGTCGCTAATGAGCTGGTGGACATGCTGACGGTGGTCGGTGTCGGTGCTGATGTTGAGCATCGGGACATCCTGCGTCCGGTGGTGATCCGGTGACCGCGCCGAGCAAGTCAGCGTTCGAGTACTACCGGGAGGCCCAACGGCTTTACGCGGCGGCAGAGGAGATGGGGCCGGGTGCGGACCGCACTGATTCCCTCCTGGCCGCGACGGCGCAGGCCGCGTTGGCTACCGCGACGATGGCGATCTATGGGGACTGCCAGCGGGCTAAGTTTCCACTGAACACACGATGATCACCGACACGGAGGAGTGACCATGGAATGGCGACGTAGGCGCCGGCACAGCAAGGGGCCGGTCTACTGGAACACCAGTTGGGGTTGGCCAACATCGTGGGGACTCCATGAGGGTCGGTCAACGTACAACGTGACTCGGCATCGGCTGACTGAGCGGTTGCCGTTCCGTTTGGGGTCGCTGATTTTCGGTGGCCGGAAGAGGTAGTGTGGTGGTCTCCCCCTTTCGGGCAGGAACCCCGGACCACGTGCTCAACGGTCCGGGGTTCCTGTCGTCGTGGGTCAGAAGTCGCCGTCGACTCCGACCGGCCAATCCTGTGCAGGTGCGGTAGCGGTGGGTGGGTTGGGGCAGAACCCCGGTGTGTCACCACACGCCAACGCCGGTGCCACCAGGCTCGTTGCTCCACCAGCCACCAGCAACGCGGCCACCGCTGCACCTGTCGCGATTACTCTGTTCATGATTCCTCCACCGATCTCCGGGCCCCTGACGGGCCTACAACCGGTGTATCGCTTCAACCACCGGTGGTGTTACGGCCGGTGTCAGCGCCGGTACCAGCGCCCGTCACGGTCATTGTGACGCCAGTGCTCCCACCGGTTGTGCTGCCGATCCCAACGCCACTGGTCATGCCCCTGACATGGGCGTGCCCACTGGTTGCGCTGGTTATCGCAGAAGTCGCCCCGGACTGGCTGGGCGACGCTGACGGCCCCTGCCTGCGGGGTCAGGGTGTCCGCTGACGCGGAACCAACACCGACCAGGGCGAGAGCCCCCGCTGCTGTGAGCACTCCAGCACCAAGCCGCGCTGCTGTGCGTGAACGTGCGATCACTAGTCGAACCTCCTGTATTCGTGTCCAGTTGACACCCTCATGGACGTTCGATTCTTACCGCGCGTTGTTCAAAGGCCCCTGGGTGTTACCTGTGAGGACGCTATCGGTCTAGCCAACGGCCCGTGACACCGTGATCCGGGCACCGGGGTGATCGGGTCCGTCACCGAACCCGGCGTAGTCCTTCACGCCGCGCGCGTCGAGGACCTGGCCGTCATCGAAATACAGTGCCGCGTCCTTCATCGCATCCAGGACAGCACGAATCAGCTTGTCCACGTCCGGCCTACTCACCGGATACGTCCGGCGCTTCTTCGGCGCGCTGATCGGTCGCTTCATCGAGAAGAACACGACGACCACCAGGCCCGACCCGCGAGGGAACCGCCCGGCGTACTGCTCGGCCGCGCTTTTGACCTCCGACCGCCACGCTTTGAGCGGCCCTTCCATGTGCTTATTGTCGATCACCGTGGCGCGGCCGGTGAACTCCCGGCTGTCACCGCGCCCACGGTAGATCGGCATGGCACGTTTGGAGCCTTGCGGGACGGGTGTGCCCAAGACGTCGAACGTGATCGGGTCATGCGTCGGCAACACCGCTGCTGCGGTGGGCGTTGGCTTGTGCTTGACCAACTGGCGGATCACGGCTTCTCGCTCCGAGAGCTCGTTGAGCTCCGCTTGGATCAGCGGGCAGGTCCAGTCGTGGCGTTCGATTCCTTCCCACCATGTGGAGACACAGCAACTGGGGTCCAACGCAACCGGTGCCAGTGTTGGATCGTCAGCGAATAGGTCCAACGTGGGTTGGATGGTCACGGTGTTTCACCTATCTCCCCGGCCAGTTCGGCGGCTGCGCTGTTCAGTGCGTCGGCCACGCCGTTCCGGTAGCTTTCGCTGCCCATCGTTTGGTTGGCCGCCCGGTTGAGCCACCGCAGGCACAGGGCGTTGATCCGGTCGTGCAGTTCTGTGGCTTCCCGTGCGGTGGGGATTGGGAGTTGTCCCGTCATTCCGTCCACCTCCTGGTGCCGATCTTGACGGCATGTTCGCAGCAAACGCAACCATGCTGCGGTATGTCGTGGATACAGCAGTTGTCCATTTGGTCGCAGCAGGTGATTCCGGGGCGGTTCTGGAATGGGTTTTGAATCCAGGTGGCGCCGTCAACGGTGCGGTGTGGTGGGGCGTGTCGGGCGTCGACAACGCACCGCAGCACCGGCGGTTCCTCATCACCGACCTTGAGTCCTTGCATGGTTTCCTGGCATAGGCCACCGCCGGGGGCACCGAGCGCGGTCAGCAAAGAACCAGCCCGGTTGAGGTAGTAGATCTGTTGGCGGCTGTTGAGCTGTGCCCCCACGGCACTGTCGGTGTAGGCCATGGCTTCGGCCATCACCTCCAGCGTCGGGTACGCCCGCGAAGGCTGGTCGACTGCCGGTTCGGTGTCTGCCGGTGCCCTGGTGGTGCCCATACGCACCGACCGGATCACCACGTCGATACCGACCGTGATGGTGTGCTTGGAGCTATCCACCGTTGGCCTCCAATAGCGTCGCGTCATAAACCGGCGGTACATCGGCCATCAGCTCCGCCCAATCGAACTTCCCGCGCAGCGCCTGGGTGACCGTCACATAACCACCGGACGTGTCGAGTCGTAATAAACGGCCGTCAAATATCAGTGCGTACTTCGGCACCGCTTTGATCCGGCGAACGAATTCCTCACCCAGCTCCGTGATCTGCCACCACCCGGCGCGGCCCCCGTCCGGCCGCCGGATCGGTTCCTCCTCGATCAGCCCCCAGTACCGCAGCTTGGCGTGGTCACCAGCGATGTGGTTCAGGACGGTGGGCATGTGGAAGGGCTCTCTGCCGGCCTTGCGATACGCCCGGATCAGGCCGTGGGTCATCGCGGAGTTCAGTGGCCTCCGGTAGACCCTGGTCAGTTGGGTGCAGCACGGGCAGGTCGCGCCACCGTCTTGGGCTGCTTGGGTCAGCCAGTCTCTGACTTCGCCGAGGAGCGCGTAGTCGGAGAATTTGCGGTCACTCACCGTGGGCTCCAAGGACTTGGCGTAGGTCCTCAGCGGCTTGCTCCAGCGTGACCATCTCGGCCGGTGCGGTCCTGGTTTCGGGGCCGATGACCCGGTTGAGCCACCGAGACCGCAGCGCCCAGAGGTTGTCTAGCAGCGCCTGGTATTGGGCGACGATTTGCGCCAGCGTTGGCCACGGGTCGTCGTCGCTGTCCTGGCCGGTTGGGGGTTCGTGGCCTTTGAGCCACGCTTCCATGACTAGGTCGTCCAGGCGGGTGCAGTCAGCGGTGTGGATGTTCACTGGTGCCCCGACACCGGGCAGCATCCCGATCCGCATCTGGCAGCACGGGATGTCGTCTGCCGGCGGCCCGTACTTATCCACGGTGGACACCACCTGGGTGGGTGGAGATGAAATCCACCAGCTCACGCGGTAGCCGCGTCGGGGTTTGGGCCTCCAGCAGCCGCACGACCGCGATCAGGGCCTGTTCGGTGGCCTGGAGGCGTCGCAGCAGCCCCAGACAGAACAACACCAGGCCGATGGCCAGCGCGGCACCAGCGATGCTCGCGAGGAACAACAGGACCTCAGTCACGGTGGCGTGCCTCCACCATCCTGGCGATCACGTTCGCGGCTTCCTCCAGGTCGCTAGCGGTGGGCAGCAGCAGCGGGTCAACACCGATCAGCACCGCCGTCGCCAACCGCCGGGCGTCGTGGTCTGACCCTTCGATCAGGACCACGGCTTTGGTGGGTGCGGTCTCGCACGCGGCCGACACGATCAACCGAGCCCGTTCCTCCATCTCCTCCGTTGTCCGGCCATCGCCGAGGCCGTGGGCGTGCATGGCCAGCAGCAGTGATCTGGTCACCTCATCGCGCACCGTGTCTAGTTGGGCTTTCTGGGCCACCGTTGGGCTGGTGTTGTTCGTCGTCATCGTTTGTCCTCCGTGTCTTGTCTCGGTCCATGCCGTCCTTGATCCAGTCCCGGATCGCGTCCGCGCGGGTCATTCCCCTGGCGATCGCCGCTTGGGTGACAGCCTCGAAGAACCCTGGGGTAACTCTGGCCACCAGTAGGGAGGTGCGTTTCGGTTGTCCTGGATCACGGCCGACCAGCGGTTCTAGATCATTCTCATCAGCCATGCCCGGACCGTATCACCCGTGTGTAACTTACGTTATACGGGCTCGGGCTCCACCAGTACAGGATCTGGCTCCACCAACACCTTGATCATGCGCGGGCCGACCCCACGATGGATCGCACCGTCGCACTCCAAGCTCTGCAACTGGTTGACCACCGAACTGGTCGACACCAACCCCACCTCGGCACCGATCTCCCGCACCGAGGGAGGGAACCCCTCGCTGTCCCGATACGCCACGATGAACCGCAAGATCCGGGTCTTCATCGGCTCCTTGGCGGTCACGCCACCGCCAACGCGGCCAGCAGGTTCAGGGTGTCACCCAACGCCGCGACGTCCCGACCGTTACCGCAACTGGTCGACACCCCCAGGCGACGGCCCAGGGTGTCCTCAGCGATACGCAGCGACCCCTTGAGGTAGTTCAGTGGGCGACCAACCCGCGCCAGCCCAGCGGACAGGTGCACGCTGGCTGGCAGCGCCATGTCATCACCGGGGAACCAGAACGACTCCCGCGCCGGTGGCGGTGTCTTGGAATCCCCGACCGGCCAGTGGACCGCGTCGAGGACCTGACCCTCCGGCCAGTACCGGATCAGTGCATCAGTGGACACCACCAGCGGGGAGCAGTCACGGGGGGAGATCAACGCTTCCCCGTTCTTGTTCCCGTAACACAGGTGGATGATCCACACCGTGCCGGCGGGTGCCATGGCGATGAACTCACCGACCTGACGGAACAACCAGTCAGCGGCCTTGTCTCGCGCCCGGCCTTTCAACCGCGCGACCGCGTACGTCTCCGCCGGTAGCTCCAGGTGAATCACCGGGATGGTCCGGGACGCCTCGTGCAGTGCACGGATAGCGCGGATCTCCCGCAGCGCGGCGTCGCGCTCAGCGGGGTAGTGCTTCAACGGGTTGAGCCACCGGAACCCGCCGACATCGAACGGGCCAGCGACACAGCATTGCGGCCGCATGGTGGGCAGGTCGTAGGTGTGGGTGACCTGCTGGAAGATCGGCAGCGCGATCCGTGCCTCGGTGGCGTAGGGCAGGGGAATGTCATCTGCGGTGATGGTGTGGCCTGGTTTGGCGATCAACCGTGGCGGGTCCAGGACCGGTCGCAGCGCGCGGGGTTCGCTCATCCGGGACCGGCGCAACACGGTCACCACGGGGGACGTGGCAGCGAAGTCCTCAATGAACTCGATGACCCAGTTGGGGTGCCGTGGCTGCCCGTTGGGCAGCGTCACCAGGTAGGGGCCGACCGTCGCGGCTGCCAGTTCCATGTACTGCCGGTCATCAGTGCCACCGGAACCCACGAGGTGGACCCGCCGGTGTGCGCTCACCTGTTCGATCACGGGCGGTAGCGTACTCACCTCACAAACCAGAGGGAGGCTGACGTGACCAGTGAGGATCGTGACCGCGCCATGGCTGAGTTGAAAGCCGCTGCCAGCGCGCGGGTTGCCGGTTTCCACGGTGGCCTTGACTCCACCGAGGACCTGCTTCCGGCGTGCTCCACCTGCGGGTGGTGTCACACCACCGGATCACCAGCGGGTGCGGTGCTCGTGGTGGTGCCCGGTGAGCTGGCCGCGACCGTGTCGTGTAGCTGGTATCCCGCTCCCACCGCGCCTGGTGTGTAGGGCTCCAGGGTCGCTGTCAACGGCAGGTACAGGGGGTGACGTGGCGCCCCGGCCAGGGTGGTGCCCAGGCACAGCAGCGGCATCTCCGGGTACATGCGTTGGATCGCGCGGGTGACGACACCAGCGCGGTCGGTGGCGATGACGTTGGCGCCCCACGCGCACACCACCGCTGACACTTCCCGCAGGATGTCCTCGATGTAGTCCCAGTACCGGGGGCCGACGTTGTCGAGGGTGTCGTCCACCAGCTCGTAGGGGTCGGTGGCACGCCGGGCGTAGAGGTTGAACGCGGTCATCCCGTCGTACCCGGCGGCGCGGGTGTACCCCACACACCGGATCACGGTGGGATCGTTGATTTCCCGCCCGGTCTTCGACGGGTTCAACGTGCACCACCCCAGGCGCTCACCGGGGCCCCACACGCGGTCCAGGCGGTAGCGGTAGGTCTTGCAGTCGGAGATCACCGCGTCGCTGTGCGTCAACGGCTGGATCATCAGTTCCCCCCAGGTGGCATGTACGGGGCGATCACGACTTCGACTTTGGTCCAGTCGATCGTGAACTCAGCCACCGCCGTCGCCCACATCTTGTCCCGACCGGTCACGGGGTGGCGGCAGATCGCGGTGTGGACCCGGGTTTCGACTTCGTCTTTGGTGTTGTGGACGCCTTTACCTGGCTGGTCGGACACCTCCGGCCACAAGTTCGCCGCGTCGCTGGCACCACCCATGGCTTCCGGGACCTCGTGGTCCAGCTCTGTGTCCGGCCGCTCCGACGCTGGTATCCCGTAGGCGATCATCGCTGCGGTCTTCATGCGGTTCGTTTCGGTGGTCGGTGGCCGGATACTGGCCGACCAGTCCGGTTTGCACACCGTCAGCTCTAGGTGCTGGGGGTCGACATCGGATCTGATCGCGCCCGGTGTGCACGCCCTGGCCGGTAGCCACGGGTCTTCCCCGGCAGCGCGCCGGCAGGTGGTGGGGTACACACCGGTGACGTGGCTGCTGGCGGGAACCACCAGGATGCCCGGTGGCGATGACACGGTCTGCTGGAGTGTCTGCGGGGGCACCACGATGTGTGGCACCGGTCCCGCCGCGCACCCCACCACTGTGGCCACCGCAACCAACACCGCACCACCACGCCACCACATCACTGCTTCCCCCAAATCAGCCGGACCATCAGGTGAGCAAACGCGATCGCCGCTACCGGCGGCACCAGTGTCAGGACCACCATGAACTCAAACCACGTCACAGGTCCTCCCCGTTCGCGGTCTTAGCGGCTAGCTCCGCGTCGGCTTGCGCGTCGAGCAGCCTCATGCTGTCGCCCACCGGCACATCAACGAAATGATCATCTGTCTCGGTGATCCACCTGTCTGTGCCCAGCCGGGCGACCCGAACCAACTGCACGCGCGCCTTGCCGTGCCCAATGATGGTCCGGGCCTCCCAGCGGGCCTCCTCGATCGCCACACGCCGCGCATCGTGGCGGGCCTCCCGGCGCCTCGCAGCGCGGGAACCAGACACCACCACAGTGGCGACACCGAGCCCGGACAACCCGAACCCGGAGACCAGGTACAGAAGCACTGTGGTGGGGTCCATCAGTTACACACCGGCACGTTGCCCTGCATGGTGCACTTGGTGGAGAAGTGGGAACTGGGCGCACCAATCGGCACGACTGCTGTGCCGTTCCACTGGGCGCCACCGGACTCGGTCTCCACGAACCCCTCCCAGTACGTTGCCCGCGCCTGCCCGTCCGGCCCGACGCACATCACGTACGTCCCCGACGTTGACGGCGACTGATAGATCCCGTTGGGGTCCATCTGCTCCAAGACCTGGTTAGTCCAGGAGCCGTTATTGCTGGCGTTCACGACCTGCTGTGGGTTCGATATAGAAGCGTTGGCTGGGATGGGATAACCGATGCTGGCGCACTGCCGGATCGGGGCCGGTGAGCCCTGCTGGAACATGAACGTGGTGGTCTGCCCCGCGCCGATGGCTTGGGCCTTCTCGATCTCCATCAGGTTCTGCCGGTAAAGGCTGTACGGGAAAGCCGGGACAGGTTGCGCCGCGATAATGTCACCAGTCGCTGCTTGCTGGCCCGCGTTTTCCTTGTCCTGGGCAGACGGGGTGAAGGAACACCCGGTGGCAGCGGCCAGCGTGACCGCCACCGCCACCGCACCAATAGCGAAACGTCGTCTCATTGTCTTGCTCTCCTCCGTGGTATCCGTTTGGTTGGAATGACTAGTTGTACGGCGAGCCCGGCGCGATTGTCCCAGCGAAACAGTTCTGTCCTACGAACGCTGCCTGGTCACCTTGCAGCGGGATCGCTTGGTTGACCTGCGTTGCCTGCCGACAGATCTTGACCACGATGTCCTTGCGCGTCGCGGAGTCAGGGCCAACCAGATTCGGGTTATCCATCTCCCCGGCCAGTGACCTGTTCAGTTGGAGAACCTGACCGATCTCGTCACCGATCTGATCCTGGAGTGGCTTCTGGAACCCGTACCCGTTCCTGTCGAGTTGCGCCTGACGGTTGGTGTTTTCGGTGTTGAACCACCACCCTGCCTGCCACCCACCCACGATGATGACACCGATCACGAACACCACGGCGAAGAACGCGAACACCGCGCCGAGCCCATCCCTGACCACGGAATCACCGGGTCGATAACTTGGCATGACTTCCCTCCATTCCAGCCCGGCTAGTCGCGGGGCATTCCTTTATTCAGTAGGACGAACATGGTCCAGTACATTTGAAAAACGGCAGTGAAGATCAGGACCACCGCTGTGACTGTCCAACCGAGGTGTCCGAGCACCAGCCCTGCGATGGTGAGCGCCGCTGCGCTGCTGACCGACACCGGTATTTTGTGGCCAGTGCCGGGGTAGCTGGCGACGCACAACAGCACCAGCGCCAGGAACAACGCGGTGGAAAACCACTCCACCTGTGGCACTGACGCATCGGGGTCGAAAGGGCTGAGGCTGTGCGCCACCACGAATAGCCCCATGATGCTCGCTCCCATCGCGCCACCCATGCGAGCCGTGGCAACACCTTGTTCCACCATCGGTTCCACCTCCTCCGTGTTTTCCTAGTGCCAGTCGTCAGCGGCGTCAGGACTCAACACCGGGTCCGGGTAATTCACACCATCGGCCTGGCAACCCATCTGCCTGATCGTCTCCGGGTCACCACCACCGGCCATGAGCGTCCTCAGCCTCTGCCGGTGGCACCACGACGCACCGGACTCCCCCGGTAGCTGCCCGGCTGGCCCGTACTTGGTGTTGATCTCCGCGATCAACTCGTCCTCACCGGGCACCGGCGTGGACAGTGCCTTCATGACCCTGGCCAGCTCGCACTGGTCATCGTTGTCCGGGCACTCCGGTAGCGGCGTGATCGTGGAGGTGGTGTCTACGGCCGGAACGGGTGCCGCTGGCCCAGCGGGTGCCGTGGCCGGACCACCGTTGACTGACGCGAACGCCAGCACTGCAACGAGGAACAACACCCACAGCACCCACTTGGCCAGCTTGCCCATGAGTCAGCCCTTCCCGTCCTGGTCGCCGTCCACGATGTCCTGGGGGAACGCGACCAGGAACCACTCCTCCGGTGTCAGGCCGTCGAGGTCGTCTTTCTTGGGCTTCGGGATCTCCATCCAGTTCGTGGCCAGCTCGCACGGGCTGTCACCGATCAGCACAACCAGGTCATCCCAGGTCATCGGGTCGGCGTGCTTACCGGAGAGGTACCAGGCACCGTTGACGTGCAACGCCACGTAGGTGTAGCCCTGCTCGGGGTTCCGTTTGAACGTCTTGACCCACTTGAGGACCGAGCCCTCTGGGGGTTCGCTGGGGAACCGTGACTTCTCCTGCCCGAATCCCATCGCGGCCTTGGCCAGAACATCGAGGATCAACAGCGGGTTCACCGGGAACCCAACCGACATGGCCTTACCTGTCCGTGCCTCGCCGGGCTGCCACCCACCGTGGCCCTGCCGGCGTGCCCGCTCAACGTTGGTGCGCGCGTACTCGTCTGCTCCTGCCCAACCCATATTCCTGCTCCTTAGCTTCCTTGTCGTCCCTATCGGGAGACCGTGGAATGCGTCCATGATTTCGTCTAGCGCTGTCATCGCCTCCGGGTCGTCCGGGACCGGCTGGGTGTCTTCTCGCGTCGCGTTGTTCCTTTCCTCGGCTGCTACTTGTGAGAGGACCAGGTCGATTTGCTGCGCGCCCCAACCATCCTGGGTGAGCGCACGGACCCGCGCCGAGATCTTCCGACCACGCTCAGTGGTCTCCCGGCGTTCCTGGTCCACTCGGGTTTCGCTGTACAGGCGCCCGCTGTAGTCACCCAGGAGGGCCTGGTCTGGTTCCTGTTCATCGCGCGCCTCCGCTCTTTCCGCCGCGTGGCGTTCATCGGCCCGCCACGGGTCTTCGTCGGTGTCTGGGGTGTAATCGGAATCGTCAAATGGCCAGTTCGGTCCATGCATCCAGTAGGCGTCCTCCGCGCGTTCGGCTTCCCATCCCACGGCTATCGCCCTTTCGGTATTAGTTAGAGGTGCCGGGCCACGGGGGAGGCCGGGCCCGGCGGCCCGTCAGGATTGACGGGCGGTGATGGCGTCAACGATGGATGCCCAGTAAGCAGCGGCGCAGATGTCTAGGTTGCGAAGCGACGTGCAGCGATCGGCTAGGTGCCGGTAATAGGAGACCTGGTCCTTGGCGCTGTCGAGGTCACCCTCGATCACGATGGCGCGGTATTCACTGGCCCCGAACGGGAGCGACCTGGCGCCGATACGCACCGCTGAGTCGATCATCACTGCCTCCGTGTTCCGTGTCTGCCGGTGCTCCGTCGACCACCTACAATGAACCTAACCCCTGTGGCGGTCAGTGTCAACACCGGTGGGGCGGTTAGTCGCGAAGAATTCCTTCCCCGCCGCTACCGCCTCCGCCACCAACTCCGGCAGGTGATCCCACGACTTCCACATCAAGATCCGAATCCGGGGCGGCAACCGAAACCAGCAAGACTGGCAACAGAACTCCCGCGCATCAACCGACTTACCGCACAACCCAGGACAGGAATGAGGGCCCAGGCACACGACCTCGGGCTCCGGGTCACCGTTCACTGTTCACCTCCGCCGGGAACTCATCCCACGTCCGGCCGTCGAGCAACCGCCCCGCTCTGGTCTTGCCGACCCGGCCCATGGGGGTGAACCCGGTGTCACCACCGATCGACCACTGCCCCGCCGGCAACGCGCTCATCGGTGGGCGCTCGACGTAGTTGCACTGGGCACCGAAGTAGCCCCGGACGTCCATGCCTTGGGCCTTGGGGTGGTCGGTGGGTACGGGTGCCCACTCGCCCCACTGTTTGAAGAAGTACGGCACCCCAGCGGCCTGGCACTGGTCGCGGAGGGTCTGTGCCCAGCCTGGGTGCATGGGGCGTGCCCCAGGTCCTGACTCACCACCGGCGATGACCCACTGCAACCCGGTCGCGGTGGGGTCACACGCCATGTCCGCGTGGACCGTCCCACACGCCTCGGTGGTGATGTCCTGGCCGCATTCCGGGCAGTCCCCTGACACGTACCGGGACAGGTCCACCGGCCCTAGCAGCGGCTCGCAGGACAGGAACCTCACTGCCGCTGGTGTGGCCAGCAGCGCGGGGATACGCAGGTCTGCCCGCTTCTGGTCTTCGACGCTGACGCCGAGCCACACGTTCGGCAGCGGCCACACCCAGCTCATGTCACCGGGCAGCGGCAGCTTCATCTCGTAGTACATCTTTCGCGCCGCACCGACCATCAGATCGTGGAACACCTCAGACGCAAACAGCGACCGCATCCGGCCGTGGCGCTTGGTCAGAACCTGGAACGTGTGACTAGGCGACCCAGCCATCACCGCGAACACCGCAGCGATGAACCCGTTCGGGATGCTGTCGTGGAAGAGATCCGACATGGAATTGACGAACACCATCCGTGGCCGACGCCACCGCAGCGGCGCGTCCAGCTTGTCCTCGTGCAGCTTGACCTCAGCGAACGAACCCGGCCCGTGGAACCTCTCCGTCAGCCGCTCCGCATAGCAGTTATCACACCCTGGGCTGACCTTGGTGCACCCCGTCACGGGGTTCCACACCTCATCAGTCCACTCGATTTTCGTTTTCGTCACGACTGAACTACCCACCTCTCCGCGTCTTGCAGCGTCAACCCGGTCCCGTCGCAGCCCTTCCCCGGCACCCGTGGACCTAGCCTGTCCCGGTCGCCTTGGCGGTCGGTCGGTGTCGTGGCGTGATACCGCATCTGCCCGTTGTTCCTCAGGCTGATGCGGTCACGGCCACACACCGGGCAGGTCACCCTTCCGGGCACGTCATCTCCGGTCTCTGACGGTTACTGCATCGCAGTGCTGCCATGAGACGGCATGCGCGCCAAGGCCGCTCCAATAGCACCCCGGACCAAGGGGTTCCGCTGTCGCGTCTTTGGGCAAGGTCAGGCTGACAAGGAACGCCAGTAACACGAGCGCTCCCAGGCACTTACCTACCATGCGATCGATCTTTATGATCGAATACTCTGCTCCGGGCACGTCATCTCCCTGGTGGTGTTGAAGGGTGAACGGGGCACTCATACCCAGGATCGGTATTGCAGGTGCATCCGTTAAGCATTTTCCGTCACCTTCATGTATTCCTTGATCGAACCCTTATACAGAGGATCTGCGTATTCGTCGGCCATCTTTTCGTCGAAGTCATCGGGGAGGGTGAGCACACCGGTCAGCTTGTTATGGTTAGCCATGTACCCGGTGTCGGCGTGCTTCACCAGAATGTCCACCTCCACCTCGGGGATCGGCGTCATGTCCAGCGAATGCTCCTCATCCACGTCTTGGTCCAGCAGGGCTATCGCCTCGAACAATTGCCCTATGGCTTCCTCATTGCCCTCATAAGGGATGTAGAAGTGCCAGGTCTCGCCCTCGTGTTCGTTGTTCTCCGTCAGCTTCACGAATGTTCTCACGTCGTTTTCCCTTTCCTTGGGTTGTTGGAGTACCACACTTGGCCCTCATCCATCGCGGCGAGATGACGGGCAGTGTCATCACCGAGATAGGACGCCCATATCTCATCCCGGATCGCTTTCGGCAACCGGAACCAATCCGACTTGCACGCGTACATGCGTTGGGCCACCTGGGCGCCGCATCCGGCTGGGCAGGGGTGGGTGCTGTTAGGCATCGCGGGTCACCACTTCCATCGGCAACACACACCGAAGCTGCCGGGCGACACCGCACTCCGAGGCGCCACCGATGATCGCGATGAATTCCCAGCAGTCCTCTTCGTCGTCGCGTTCCATGGTCCCGGCGCAGTTGTCGGGGTCAGGGCCGCCCCAGAAGATGAACCAGTGCTCATGGACGTGGGTGAACGTGAGCCCGCTCAGTGCGTCCACCGGGCCCAGCGACAGGGCCACGTACCCGTCCTGGAGACCGAACTGGCCGCCGGCAAGGACGTGGGTGACGGTGCAGATACAGACCTTGCCGGTGTAGTCACCCAGCACCGTGACGTCCGTGTCGGGGTCGGTGAGACGCTTGCCGGGGTCGAACTCCCGTTGGATCAGCACGTCACCGACCCGGTACTCCCGGTCGGCCGGTCGGATGTCGACCAGCTTGCGGCCGGACGCGATCTCCTCGAAGTGCGGTGGCCAGCAGCGGATCTCATGGACTTTGCTGGCCGGTCCCCGCTCCCGGACGGTGGTGGTCATTGCAGGGCCACCCCCAGCTTCGCCCCGGCGCGCTCCGCCAGCGCGATGAAGCACAGGCCGGTGGCGGTGACGTCACCGTGGGCGGTGTGGTCGGGCGCGAACCCGATGTCGAGCATCCGGCAGATCTCTACCAGACCAGGTACGTAGTTCAGGCCCAGGACGGCAGCGGCATAAGCCTCGATGTCCCACAACCGGTAATGCCATTGAGGCAGGAAAGTCACGGTCGCTGCCTCATACATCGAGTACATCTTGGTCAAAACCCACGCGTCGAATCCTGGGTTAGCTGCGACCAGGGTGTTGCTTTGGAGCAGTTCGGCCAGCTCCCACGCCTTCTTGCCGTCTCTGTCCTGTGCCTGGTCGGCGATGCGGTCGATGTACCGGTTGAGCTGCAACGCCTTGATGTCGGCGTTTGCTAGCGTCTCGCTGACGTCGTGGGTGGGGATGAACTCGCCGCGTTTGCCGGTGGACAGGTCCCACCAGCCGACTTCCACGGCGTGGTGGCGGTTGGGGTCCAGGCCGTTCGTTTCCGTGTCGACAATGATCAGGTTCCTGGTCGTCATGCCTTCCGCTCCTCGGCCTTGATCAGGCTGTTGATGGTTGTGGACGCCTGGTCGCACAGCGTCGCGTTGGACTCGGCGGTGTGGCACAGGGCTGCGTTGAACCCGCGCTTCTGCCGGTATGCCTGGCCCACGCGGTTCAGGGTGGTGTGGGCTGCGTCAAGGACAGCGGCAGCGTCACCCAGGACGGTCAGGTACGCGGCAGTGGCCTTCTGATCCGGCGCGGGTGGTTCCTCGGTCGGCCGCTTATCGGCGGTGGAGGTGCCGACCCCGTTGAACCAGTGGCCCACCGGGTCGTAGTGCCACGTTTCCTGCTGGTCGGTGTGGACACGGTGGCCTTTGACCCGGCAGCAACTGAACCCGTACTCGGGGTGGTAGGCGTCGCACCGGGCTGGTGTCTCCACCCACACGTTTTCGCACGCGGCACAGACCGCTTCGTGGGTGAACTCGTCCACGGTGTGGGGACCGTTGTCGGAGCACTTCGGGCACCATTCCTGGGTCTTTCGCCTCACCGGCGCTGGGCGCTCATCAGCGGTGGAGCGCCACTCGTTGTCGAAGGAATGGCCCACCGAGCTGTCGTAGTGCCACGTGCGCTTCCCCTCCGGCCCGTTGCTGAGGTAGTGGCCCCGGACGCGGTCACACACGAACCCATACGTCGGGTGCTCGATGCGGCACTGCTCGCCGTGCCTGACCCAGATGTGGTCACAAGCGCAACACAGGAGCACCACGTCGGCCAGTTTGTGTGGCCCGGTGTCACCACACTTCGGGCACTCCTCCTCGACGTGCGTGGGCTGGGTCTTACGTTCCGGGGCGTGCGTTCGGTTGGTCCGGGACCGGGTTGCCTGCTCGATCGGGCGCTCGTACACCGTGCCCACGTAGCCCTGTAGCTCGGGAACCCGCAACATCGCTGCCCACACCTCGACGTCGCTTTCCTCGTGGTGCCCCCGCTCCCATTTGACCTTCCGGCTGTCATAGACGGCCATCTGAGTATCGGGAATGGTCTCTCCCACATCCCACTCCTCCGGTCCTTCCACCTCGGTCGCCGCGATCATCGCCATCTGCCTCAGCGTGTCCTGGTCGGGTCCGAAGTACATGCCCTGCCATTCCTGGCGTGCCTTCCAGCCGCGAATGATGCGCTCTATCTTCTTGTCCCTGTCCATCGCTGCCTCCGTGTTCTTTGCTTCACAAAACTTCGGTGATCTTCCGGGCGGTCGGTGGCTGGTCCATCCACTTCGCCGCCTCGGTCAACGCCGCTGCCAAGTCCCGCAGCTTCTGTGCCTCGGTGAACAACACCGACCCGACACGGACCTCCCGGCCGGAGATGTTGTGCTCGAACCTCTGGACGGCCATGGATTTGCCCCACCCGGTGGGGCCCCGGCTTTCGCGGTTGACCCCGTTGTCGGTGATGGTGATCTCGTGCACCGGGTTGGTGTTGTAGGCGTTCATTCCTGGTCGGCTTCCACGGCCTGCAACGCCTCGATCGCGTTCGCCAGGTGCTCCCTGCTCCGGCCGCCGGTCGCTGACCAACGCTCGAACGCCACGCGCGCATAGGAGACCAGCCCATTCCGGCGGTCAGCCGCTAGGAGCTTCTTGGCCTGGTCGCTGTCGGGGTGGAGAACCCGCGTCCACCGTGACCACGCGCCGCCACTGTGATGGTCCTGGGTGGCGACACGGAACCGTAGGTCGCTGCCGACGACGGTGAATGAGTGGTCTGAGACCTTCTTGACCGTGGTGCTCTCCACCTGGGCGTGGACACCGTAGCCACTGGCGGCCACCACTACCGGTGCACCGTCGACTAGCCAGTCTGGCCGTTGGGGTAATTCCCTCTTCGCCATTGTCTTTGCCTCCGTGTCTGGTGACCCCGCCGGGCCACAACCATGACCCTACCCTATCTAGGGTCGGTGTCAACGCCTTGTGGTGGTTGAAAGGCGCACGCGCCGCCACCATCGCACCAACCTGCTGGGCCTCCGCCCCACCCGGAAAGCCGCCATCGCATCCTCAACGGTGACCAGGTCCCTGACCGGTGGCGCCAGCAGCTCCCGACGCCACCCCACCAGCAACGCCTCCACCGGGTCGGGGTCCTTCGGCATCGCGCCCTGGCCCAGCGCGTCCAGCAGCGCGTCATCCCTACGGACCGCTGCCAGGTCATCGTCACGCTGGCCCATCACTGGCCCCTTCCCTGCTTGGACTGGGTGACCTTGATCTGGAACTCGGACCCGTCAGCCATGGTGATGGTGAACCCCTCGCTGGCGGTCATGATGCCGTCCTCCGCGAACGTGGCCATGTCCCTCCACTCCACCTCGCTTTCCTGGACTGCTGCGGTCAAGGTCTGCGCCATCTGCTGCTCGGTCATCGCTGTCTCCTGTGGCTCGGGGCCTCCGTTGTGGCCGTCACCTACTACATCGCTGACCGCCAGCCCGGCGTTACTCCTCACCCAGCAGCAGCCGGATCTCCCCCGCTGCCTGGGCGTACGTGCGCGCCGTGCCCCGCTGGTACTCGTTCTTTCCCTCGTACTGGCCCATCGCGTCCCATACCTCGGCCAGCGCGCGCAACCTGATGCCGAGGTCTGTGCACCGCGCGCGAACCTCGGCGAGGGCCTTGTGCAGCTCATCCCAGCTAGGCTGCTTCGGCAGTAGCTGTCCAGTCATCAATGCCTCCGTTCCGTTGTGGTGTGGGGCCAGCGGCACCACCGGCCCCGTCACCTGTCAGTCCTGACGTCGGTCTGGCCACGAATCCGCGTTGCGGTCCATTTCCTTCTCGATCTCCTGCGATGTGGTGAATGTGTCGCCCATTCCGGTCACCTCCCCTCGGGTCGCTTCCACGATCAAGGTGTGGACACCGGTCCCCGACGACTGGAACGCCCCCGGCCCGGCCTTGCGCCACGTCCCCCCGGCCTGGGTGATCAGGTTCCGGGCCGCTGCGATCGGGCGTTGCCGCCCGTACTCCAGTGACGTCGGCACGATCGCCCGTAGCTGCCCACCGGGCTTGAGCCGGTCCCACGCCAACACCAGGTGCTCCGCCCACGCGTACCGGTGACCTGGGAGGGTGAACGGGGGGTTCATGACCACCGCGTCGAAGCGCAGCGATGCCACGTCGGCGTAGTCCTCGAACGTGCCCTGCCAGATATGCAACCACCACTCGGTGGCGTTCATGCGCAACACCGTGCGCCTGGCCTGGTCTGGTTCCACCGCTGTGATCTGGGTGTCTGGGTATGCCTCCCGGACCGCGCGCACCAGCGCACCGTCCCCCGCTGAGGGCTCCAGCACGCGCGACTCCGGCCCGAGGTCCAGGCCGTGGACCAGTTCTTTAGCCAGCTCCGGTGGCGTCGTCCAGTACGACAGTTCCTTGTCCCGCGTCGCGCACGGCGCGGGGATCACCGTCGACCCGGTCAGGGCCTCCAGCTCTGGGCGCGGGTCCCGGTCGTAGACATGGGCCCGTTCCCTGGAGTCCCACCGGCCGCCCCCGGCGAGCCGCGACAGCGCGCGGTCCACCTGGGCGTACACGCTGCGGTCGGTGATGATGGGGCACTTGATGCTGCGGTAGTCGGCGACCGCGTACCGCAGCGCCTCCACGGCCTCCGCTGTCAGTGTGGTCACGGGGTCACGTCCTGGACAGCGTCGAGGTCCAACGCCTCGGCGGCTGGTTGCGCTGGCCGGTGCCCGGTGATCTCATCGATCTTCACCAGGTGCCGGCCGCCCCACTCGGATTCGACGCTCACCGTCTTGGCGTTGACGCGCAACACCTTGCGCCACCCAGCCCAAGACCCGATCTCGTCGCCCTTCTTGATGGTGCTGACGTCCAGGGGGTTGTACCGGCCCGCTGCGATCTCCTCATCGAGGAACGCTTTCCAGTAACGGATCTTCTCGTCCAGATCCGCTGCCAAGACCAGTTGCTGTTCACGCCACCGGCCCTCAGCGGGCTTGTGCTCCTCGACGTAGTACAGCTCCCCGCGACCGTTCCTGAAATTGCGCACGTAGCCGTCGAGGTTGCGCTGCACACCCCGTCGCTCCGCCTCCAAGGTCTCCACCCGGCGCGCTACCCGGCGCGGGTTCTCCCGGCGCTGCATGTGCTTCTCAGCGCTGGCCGCGCGGTCGGCTGCGTTGGCGGCTTCCTCCTCCAGTGCGATCGCGGCGCGCATCCCGGTGTCGATCCGGCGCATGTCCGCGCGGTGACGCTTCTCGGAGTGGTGGCCCACCAGGATCGGCTGACCCATGGGGATGCCGTCAGCGATGCGCTTGGCTCCCTCGTGGCGCGCGTCGGCCGCTGCGGTCTTCCGGTGTGCCTTGTCGTGGAGCGCTTCGGCGCGGTCGTCCATGCGTTCCGCGCGGTCGGCTTCGGCTTCCTCCATCGCCCTGGGTGTGGCATCGACGGCCACCTCCACCTCGAACCCGGCGTCGCGGAGGACGCCAGCGGTGACGTCGATCAAACCGAGTTGCGGTGCGCGGTCCCTGGAGTGCGACACCCCGATCATTCCGATCGAGGGGAAGTACTTCCACCCCCGGATGCGGTACGTCTTCTGGGCTGCCTTGATCGCGTCCCACGCCCCGTCGCCCTTGCTGCTGCCCTCCAGCAGCGTCCCGTCCACAGCGGTATGGGTGATCCGTAGCGCGCTCATCGGGTCACGTCCACGCTGATGTAGGAACCGGCCACCAAGGTCTGGGTCAGGTACTGGATCGCGCAATCCGGGCACAACCCGTCCACGTCAGGAACCATGTAGCAGGTCCCCCGGCCGTGGGCGGTGTCGTTGGCGCAGCCCTCGTGCTCCTCGACGTCCAGGCCGTCCGCGTCAACGGTCCAGTCCAGGCTGGTCAGTGCGTTGAGGCGCTTGACCGTCTCGGCCTGCTCATCCGCCATGCCGTCGTGGCTCATTGCTCTGTCCTCCGTGTCTCGTTGGCCGGTACGTCACCAGCCTTACAACCTGTATATCGGTGACCCCCGACAGTTCGTTACACCCCAGTTCCACACCCTCCGTGAGCTGCGTCCTCAGCGTCGCCCAGCGAATCGATCACAGCGCCGAGGCGTTCCCGTGACAAGGAACCAGGCTTGGTGTTGTGGTGGTCCTCAACGGCCTGGACCAGCAGGTCGTGGATCTTCGTGCACAGCTCGGTGTGCTCGATGTCTTCGCTGGCCATCACGCGCTGCCGAAGCGGAACGAGGAGAACGTGCCGTCATCCGGCCCGGCATCGAAACCCAACTCGGCGAGCCGCGACAGCTCCTCCTCCGTGAACTCATCAGGGTCGGACATCACCGTCAGCACATCGTGCTCGCAGTGGAACGGTGAGCTGTCGTTGCACTGGCCCCGCGCCAGCAACGTCAGGGCCTCGATCAGGTCGGTCCATTCTTTCTGTGTCCCCGCCATGCTTATGCTCCGTTCGGTGTGATGGTGATCAACGGCAAACCGTGCTCGCACCCGATGTCACGGGCGTCCCACTCCATGCCGGCGTCCTCGTAGTCCTGGCGGCTGTAGCCGTCTGCCTCGACAGCGTCGGTCACGATCTGCTCGTACTCCTCCTCAGTGACCACCGTGATCAGCTTGCCGTCATCGCGGAGTGCCGCGACCTCGAACTCTGCTGGCACGTCGAACACCATCCCGTGGCAGCGACCCACCTGGCGGCCCGGCAGTGGCCTCGGTGCCACGAACAACCGACCGGTGTGTGCCGGCGCGCTGGTGGTGTAAAGCGTGATCTCCATGGCTGCCTCCGTGTCTCGGTGCGGTTCCGTCAACCGCCTACACCCGGTGTATCGCTGCCCCGGCGTCTGGCGTTACTCCCGTCGTCGCCTACTTCTGATACACCTGACCGATGATCACGATCGCGTCCAGAGCTTCGGCAACCGTGTCGTAAACCCTCAAATGAGGGCGACGCACGCTGACCCTGCTGCGCAGATAGGCACGGGGCCGGTTCAGGTCCTCCAGCTCCGCGCCGGTGACACGCTGCCCACGGATGATCTGACCGTCCGGGATGTCATCGATCACCAGGTGGATGAAGCTGCCATAACAGACGTACTCCATGGCCTCCAGCAGCGACGCACCGCCACGGGTCGTGCCGTCGATGACGATGAGTAGCTGTGGGGCGTTCTCCTTCGCCATGGCCTCCAGCGGGATCAGCCCTGGGTGCCACTGCCCCTCCTCCACCTGGGGGTTGTAGTAGGTGAGCCCGGCAGCTTCCAGCCGGGGAATGGCCTCATCCCGGCGCCAGGTGCTGGCACCGCAGGTGCCGCCGAGGAACACGTGCGGCATGGCGAACCCGTTCATGATGTCCCCTCTCCAGGGATCAGTTCGGCCAGACGTGACGCCATGGCCTCTTCGGTCTTGCAGGTGGGGTCAGCGAACGTCGGTGTCCACTCCACACGGGTGACGTCACCCCAGTGGGCTCCGCAAACCAGAAGATTCCGGCCCTGGTTGTTCCAGTGGTTCCACGCGGTCCCGTACGCGGCGACCGGCCCGTACGCGGCCCACACATCGGAGTAGCACTGCCCGTTGTCATCGAAGATGCCGCACACCGTCCAGGTGCCCAGCTCCCACCGTTGGTCCTGACCGTCAGGGACTTCCATGTCGGCGTGGGTGATCAACCGGCTGTAGTCGATGTGCCCGGCGTGGATGGTGCCGACCAGCAGGTCCGTGTCGGTCTCCCCGATGGCCAGCCCTTCGATGTCGATTTCGCGTTCGATGAGTTCGGCGGCGACCATGGCGTCAGGTTCGGCGACCTCGATCTGTGAGAACCGGGTCGGCCACGCGGAGCGTTCCAGGCGTGGGCAGGCGAGCAGACCGCACACGCTGATCGGGATGGCCATCAGTGGTGCCCGCTGCTATGGCTGGTGCTGCTGTGGCTGGTGCTGGGTTTGCTGGGAGTGACCGGCCTGGGTGCGGCTGGTTTGGTGTAGCTACTGCCGGGACTGGTGTTGGTGCTGGGTTTGGTTGGTTTCGCCGGTGCCGCTGGGGTGTTCCCTGTCCGTGCGCTGCCCGCCGGACCGGACACCGGCACGTTGGACGACTTGAAAGCCTGCTTAGGCACGGTCTTGCCGTTGTACTTCTTGCCGGCGGCAGAGTGGTAACCGCTGGTCTTGGGGTCAGCGGCGGCTTTCTTCTCATCGGCCGCGTACGTCTTGTTTACGTTGACGATGGTGGTGTTGTAGGTACGCGCATCAACGCGGGTGATCGGCTGGTGACCCCACCCGTACCCGGAGTAGCCGGGGTGACGGTTCCACGCCGGTCCGATGTACATGGGGTAGTAGTTGGGTCCGTAGTAAAAATCGGAGTGGCCCATGGCGGTGCCCCACAGGGCTCCCATGAGGAACCAGTCAGCATCAGACATGCCGGGATCGCGCACGGGTCGGCTCTGGGGGATGGGCTCGTTGCACGCGGGATAGCCGGACCCGTCAGCTTCACCGGGCTGGTTCATCCACGGGGTGCACAGTTCCCCGCTAGCGGTGCGGATGGGGTCGGGTCGGATGGTGGACTCATCGGCTGCGGTGTTCACGGCGTTGTCGCTGCCGCACGCGGCGAGTGCCGGGGCAGCGAACGCGAAAACCATCAGGGCCAGCAGTAAGGCCCGTAACCATCTGGGGATCTTGTGCATGGTTCCTTCCTCCGTGTGTCGGTGTTACGCAGTCTCTGCGGTCTCCTCGTATGACAGCCTGCACCGCGACAACGCCGGGTCGCGCGGGTTAAGGCCGTTGGCTACGGCCATGGTCACGTACCCGGCGTGCAGGTCGTGGCCACCATCGGTGACCTGGGACATGTCGATCGCACCCGACATCAGCTTCAACCGGACGGCCATGTTGTGCTCGGCGCCGCGTAGCAGGAACCCCGCGCACGTCACAGGGTTCTCGGTGCCGGACTCGTGGCACCCGAACGCACGCCCGGACATGTCGGCAGCGGTGTCAGCGGAGTGGGCGAACGCGCCAGCGGGGAAGTCCCCGGAGTTGTCGACCCTCCACGGGCACCCACCGCACGGTTGGCGCCGGTACTGGCCGCTGCCACCGGACAGGCTGACGACCTGGCTGGTGTGGTCCACGGGGTGCACAGCGGTGACCTCAGCTGGTTCCCTCATCACGATCCCCGGTGTCAGATCGAGTCGGACAGGCTCTGGAGGCACGCCGGGCACGCCATGATGAGCTGCCCAGGGTTGTTGTGGACGTCCGACTCGTAGGGATCTTCGACCAGTTCCACGCCGGTGTTGGTGCACACCGAGTGGCCCAGTTCGCAGTCACCCGAGACGATCTCGCCGTCGATTACTTCCTCGACTGGCACCAGTTCGTTCATGTCAACCTCCGCCGTGTCTGGTCGGTCCCCGTCAGAACCAACACCACCGAACCTACCCCCCGGTTGGGTCGGTGTCAACGAAATGGGCCCGGCTGGTGTGGTTGGAACTCCCACCAGCCGGGCCCGGCCCGCTGCGTCCGTCAGGCGTCGATCAACGCGGGCTGGTCCTTCTTCGCCCGCTTCGGCAACTTCGGCTGAAACACCGGAACCTGCGGAGTCACATGCTCATCGGTCTCAGTGTTCAACGGCCACGGCGCCATCGTCATCCGGTACTGCGACCCGATCGTCACCACCACCGACCGCGCCTGATGACTGCGGTACACGATCGGTTCCATCGCCCGACGCTTGGAGATCGCACCGACCACTCCCAGATCATCACCACGGACCCCGGTGCCGTAACTCGGTGGGATCACGATCTGATCCTTACCGACCACCTCAAAATTGGGGTCCGGTGCCAGCGCCCACTCCAGGTTCCGGGGGAAGTCGTCCACCACTTCCTCGCCCAACACCTGCAAGGACAACTCGAAGCCGCCCTCCACGACCTCCTCATCCTCCGACACCGTCAGCGTGTTCCCGGTCAGCTCCAACTGTGTGCGGTGGGTGACGGTTTTCTTGTCAACCAGCTTCATCAGCGAAGTGAAAACCTGGGAGATCGACTTGGCATCAGTCGAGGACACCAACACCGGCCGGTGCAACTGGCCGTTGCACGGCGCGTGGCCCTGCCCGATCATCCTGCCCGTGGTCGACGTCACGACCAGGACCTCCGACTCCATCAGCTCCTCACCGCCATCACCGTCATCCACTGCTGCGATGGCGTTGTCGGTGTGGAGCAACACCGCGTTGAGATGCGGAAACAACGGGTCCTTGTGCGCTGTCTTGACCAGGTCCGTCATCAACCCCACCAGGTGCCTGGTGTCAATCGCTATCGTGCTCATCGGTCATACCTCCGTGTCGTTTACTGCTGCGAACAAAACGTTGTGCCGGCCAGCGACCGTGCCATCTGGTAGCCATATGGCGTGCCCGGCCAGCTCAAGCCACGCCACCTGATCGGAGTCCAGCCACTCCCGGCGGATCTTCAACAGCCCCGCTGTTTTGCGGTCATGGCACGCCTTGGCGAACGGGCCACACAGCGGCAATCCGTTCTCGAGAACGGATGGCCCGCCCTGCCCCCGGCCGATCATGTGGTCCATCTGGACGTTCATCGTGGTTCCACAGGACCTGCACCGCTCACCCCTGGCCTCTAAACAATCGTTACGCCACTGGGTGTCGTTACGCCGGTTCCGGTGGCTACCCAAATGCCGGGGTGGTCGCCCGTTGCGCGCGGCGTTCTCGTTCGCCAGATCCTCGGACACCTGCTCCAGCGGCCGACGCCGCATCGGCTTCTTGCGCACCAGCGGTGCCCCGCGCTTCACCCCGCACCCCTGACGTAGGTGTCGAACTGCTGGTCTTCCCTGGAGCACCAGCCGTCGAAGTCACCCTGTGGACTGGACTGGGCGTCCTGGATGGCATCGAGGTCCACCGGCGCCACCGTCTCCGGTTTGGTCTCCTTCCGCTTACCCATGGTCGACCACCAGCGGGTCAGGGTCCCGAACGTTGATCTTCACTGTGCGCCGGTCGCTGCCGACTTCCCATTTCCTCAACACGATCACCCCTCGCTTCCACACGAAAAACACCCACGCCGGGCGCTTATCCACCGTCCTCATCACCGCGAACCGAGACAGCGCACGCGGGTCCAGCGGCACCGCCCCGATGTCCAACCGGCCCAGCAGCCATACCACCGGCAGCAGCGGCAGCGCGGCAGCCGCACACAGCACGATGTGCAGCGACGTCCACACCTCGTTGTCGCGGAGCGCCGCGATCACCACCAGCGGTATCCACACGGCCAGCAACCACCACCACGCGATCATTTCGCCCCCTTCTTGACCTTCGTTTTCTTGACCTTCTGACCGGCCTTGACCGTGGACACGCACCCCTGCACCTGCAACGCCAAATCCGGTGGCAGGCCCTGAGCTGCCTTCTCCACCGACGTCTTCGACGCGCTCACCGCCACCTGGAAAGCAGCCTGATAGCCGGGTAGCAGCAGGTCCACCAGGCTGATCACATCAGCGACGGTCTTGGTGCCGATGTCCGACGTCCAGTCCTGGTCACCGACCCTCAACGTCCCCACCTGGTGGGTTTCGGCTTCCAGCGCGGCCTGGTGGTCTTTGACCCGGACGGCCAGCAGCTTGAGGACCAACGCTGACTCGGTGTACCGGTCGCCCAACTGCTCGGGGGTCGCCGCTTGCAGCCGTGCCAGCACCGTCGCTCCCTCACCCGGCAGCGCCTGCCACGCCGGGCACTGGGCGCGCACCGGGCACCACGTGCACCCGTCGTTCAATATCGGGCGCGGCTGGGTGTCCCGCAGCATCGTGCGAACCATCGCAGCCGCCCACGCCTCCCACAGGTCCAACTCCGCAGCGGTGTACTCGATCGCCACATCGCCGTACCGCAGCAAATCGAGGTGGGCGATGATCCGGTCCGGTGCCTGCCCGTGCTGGGTGATCCACCATTTCCTGACCAGCCACGCGTACCCCATCAACTGGACGTCGCCGCGCAAACTCTCTTTCGACACCGGCCGCGCCGCGCTCTTGTAGTCGATGACCCGCAGGACACCGGGGTCCTCTGTGTCCACTGACAGGTTGTCGATGATGCCCCGGAAATCCACCGGCCCGTAGATGGCATCGACGTACAGCTCAGCGGTGATGTCCAGCTCCACCGCCAGCGTCGCGTACCTGGTTAGCGGCCCGCCACGCTCCAGGTAACCGGTCAGGATGCGTTCCGCGTCGCCGTAGTCCAAGACACCCAACGTCGGGGGCCACACCGCACCCAGGGCCTCCTCCGGTCCGCACGCGTGCTCCTCCATCCAATGCAAGGCCCGGTGCAGCAGCGTGCCCATCTCCGCTGGTCGCCCCGGTAGCTCCGGTACCTGCCCGTGCCCGTAGGTCAACGCGTACGCCCGTGGGCAACCTCGCACGATCTCCGTGGCGTCCTCCGCGCCGGAGGCGAGGTCCACGGCCCCGTACCTGCGGAGCTGGGAGATCGACACCTGGGGGTGCCCGGCCGCGTTCCGGGGCACGATCAGTGTGGGCGGTGCAGGGTCGTGGTAGCCACGAGAGTGGCGCGGCAGCACGCACGGCCCACTTGGTGTCTCGGCACCGCATATCTGGGTCATCAGTTCCCCTCAGCGCAGCACTCGGCGAGCCAGCCCTTTATGTTGTCCTTACGGATCGGGGTATCGGTGGCGAACCACTCACCGCACCGCGCGCACACCCCTGGGTACGTCGCCTCGAACCATTCCCTTCGCCTCAGCAGCTCAGCGCGGCGCGCCTTGACCTCCGCCAGTTGTTTGGCCTCCGCTGCCTTCCCTCACGACGCCACCGGCAGCCAACAGCACTCACATCGCTTCACGCGGATGGTCATCACGCACCGGCCACGGCCCGCGCGCGCATAGGCCACGCCCGACCAATCTTGATGCCCGCGATGTCCTCCGCCGACGCGTTCCGGTCCTTGCGCTTCTCCCGACGTAGGTACTGCTCGAACTCCTCCGCCCACTCCTGGTGCCACTCCACCTGCGACCGGTACATCTCCCCGATCGACAGCCGGTGCAGCGCCCGGTACTTCGCGACGATCGCGCGCATCACCCCAACAGCGGCCAACGCATCCGACGCCGAAGCGTGGGCCTTACCTGGGTCGATCCGGTAGTGCTTGCACATGGCCTCCAGGTTGTGGCCACCCTTGCGGTACTTGTCGAACTTGCGGTCACACACGATGGGGTCCAGCACACCACCGGAGAACGTCACCGGCCGGTTGTGGTGGCGCATCAACTCCGCGCTGAGCAGGCTCAAGTCATACGGGGCGTTCGCCACGACCAGCGGAGTGTTCCTGTCCCACCGCCGGTCCAACGCCTCCTCGATCTCAGCGACCACCTGCCCTGCCGGCAACCCATCGCGTTGGGCCTCCTCGGTGGACACCCCATGGACGCCTTCGGCTTCCAGCGGGATCGGCACACCAGGGTCAGCCAGCCACTCCCCAGCCCACGCGACCGAGCCGTCCGGCTCCACCAGCAGCAGCGACGCCGTCACGATCCGGTCAGTGTCGGTGTCGACGCCGGTTGTTTCGGTGTCCAGTGACAGCCACGCGCTATCGATCCAGTTCAACGTTCGTCCTCCGTGTCTTTGGGTTAGAACCCGTCCCCGTACGGGGTACGGATCAGACTGACCACCAGCGCCCGAACCTTGGTCTTGCGTTCCTTCTTGCCATCCGGGGTGGTGATCTCCTGCTGCGTCAACTGCCCCCGCACGTGCACAGCGGTTCCCTTGATCCACTGGAACATGCTCTCGGCTACGTCTTCCCACGCGATGCACGAGATGAAGACCTGCTCCATGACGTCGCACCCGGCCGCGCGGTCCCACCGGACGCCCTTGATTGCCACGGTGAACGGCGCCAACACCGCCCCACCGTGGGTTTTCTCCAGCTCGATGTCCTTGACCAGCGTCCCGGCGATCTCCACGGTGTTGATCACGGCCCGCCTCCCCCCGGTGGTGGCGCTCCACTCCGTGCTGATCTACCCTGTCGAACGAGTGGCCGGTATGGACCAGCCCAGCGCAGCGCAAGCCGCGCGCCTCGACGGGGGTCAAAGACTCGGGCATATCGGCGCTTAGGGTCACCAGCGGTACGGCAGTGGGCGGTCGGACCCCCAGTGGTTTGGCTGCTTCTCTTTCCGTGTCGGAGGCTGTGCCGCTGGTGAACCGCAATCCTCAGTCGATCAAGTACGCTGGTGGAACCCGCCAGCTTCACCTCCGTGTGCTGGCGGGGCCCAACATCACCCACAGCGCGCCGCCATCGCCAACGCAGCGATCAGTAGGCACCCGTGGTGCAAAGCCTGATCAGCCTGGTACATCCCGAAGATCGGTGAGCGCATCTCCGCGAACCCCGGCGACCTGGTGGCGCGTAGCACTTTGCGCACCGGCCAGCGGCGGTCAATGAACGCGTGCGTACCGGCGGAGAGCACAGTCCCTGCCGCTACCGCCCACGGGTTGGGTCGCAGTCCCGTCAGCGCCAGCACAGCCCCCACAGCTACAGCCTGGGTCGCTTGGTAGCCCACGATGTGACCGGCCATCGCCCGCCAGTCGTGGGCCTTGCTTATGGCCTGGTGGTCGGACTGGACCACGTGGTCCCCGACGTTGTGCGCTGCCCACATGGTGGGGAGCAGCACGGCCAACTTCAACGGATCAACCATCATCACACCACCTGTCCAGCGGAACGCAGGTCCCGCAACGCCTTGGTCATCACGTTCAACAACAGCAGCAACTGAGCGTCCTTGAGCTTCGTCAAGTCGATCTCCTCAACCGCCCCGTCCTCGTTCTGGGACTTGATCACGTTCACGCCCAGCTTGTCCTGGCAGTACTTGACCAACTTGTCCGCAGCCACGTACTCCGACTCGCCACGGAGCTGCCGGACCTGCTCTGACACCGTCAACACGTTGGCCAGCAACGTCTCCCGGCTTGGCTGGTCAGCTTCGCGTTGCGCCGCGCTACCGCTGACGCTGCGACCGCGCTGCGGTGCCTCACTGTCGGGGTCCGGGTGGAGGTCCTTCGTCGGCAGCATCAGCACCTGAATCAACGCGATCCGCAAGGCCACGCTCATCGCCTTCGCGGTGCCCTTGTCACTGGAGTCCATCGACTCCCCCGGCACCACAGCCTCCAGACAGTCACCGCGTGGCCCGTAGAACGCGAACACCACCTGGACAGTGACTTCCCGCTGGGGGTTGCCCTTGACCGTCATCACGTCGCGGTACGTCGCCGTCCGCACCCGTGGGATCGTCAGGATGCCCAGCGTCTTAAACACCGGGTTGGCGGCGTTGACCACGTCATCGATGCCACGGAAGTTGTACTTCTGCTGATCATTGCGTTGGGTCTTGCCGACCGGCTTGACCTTCTGCATCGCCTTGATCAGCAACTCGATCACGGTGGGCCCGTCAGTCCCGGCCGGTGGTGGTGTGTAGGTGAGCTGCACTTCCTCCTGGGGTGGTGCGGTGCCGTTGGTGGCTGCTGTGTCGGTGACAGCGGTAGTCACTTATCCCCCTCGATCACGTTCTCATCCAAGATCGCCTCTACCCCGACAGCGCAAGCGATCATCATGGTCATTTCCCGGACATGCCGGCCGACACCGGCCAACCTCAACGCCCTGGTGTCGGACTCTTTCCACGGCTCCCGCAGCGGCACCAGAATCGCCCGCTCCGTCTCGCGTTCCAGGTCCGCGATCACAACAGCCCGGTGCTCCGGCAGCGCGTCCTTGGGTCCTTTCCCGTCAGGACGGCGCATCGGTATCCCCTGGACCGACCACGACTGCCACAGCACCAACCTGATCGGTGGGACCTCCTGGTCGCGTTGGACCTCCTGGGGGAACGCCAGGCGCAACCTGGCCCCCGCCGGTAGCTCCACCCGCTCCACCACCGGCACATCAGTGGGCTCCCACGCGTACTCCTCGGTGACCTTGGAGTACTTCGGGACGTCGTCGCGCCTGCGGATGACACCCCTGTCTCTGAGCTGGCCCCGGTACTTCGCTAGGCGTTGGCGGCTCAACGGGCGCCCCCCGGTACCCATCGACTTGGCCAGCTCAGCCATAGGGACCTTGTCCACGATGGCTCGGTAGACCTGGTACTCCCGTGGTGGCAGCTCAACGGTCTGCTGGCTCATCACTGTCTCCCCCTTTCCATTTGCACTCCCGTTCCGCGACCGCTTGCGCGTCGCATATCGCCATGCGGACGCGGCCCAATGCCACGAACTTGTCCGACCCGAACGCCTCCGGTCGTTGGAGGTCACCGGTGAGGTCCATCAGCGCTTCCAGCTCATCGCACAACGTGGTGTGCGCCCACGAGCGCTGGTTGTAGTCGGTCCTCATACCGGCCCACCGACACGCGGGTGGAACGTGCGCAACGTCAACCCGGCGCCCCGGTGGACACGGAGCTGCCCGGTGATGTCCTGGCCCAGTGGGGTCAGCGCGTAGGTCGCGCGGGTCATCAGCTCGGCTTCCACCAGCCCTGTCACCAGCGTCCCGGCCGGTGCCGGCGGCATGGTGACGGTGACCAGACCGGCCGCGATCATGTCGTCTATGCAGTCGTAATCGTCGTGGTCTGGTAGCTCACCGTCGCGCAGCTTGGTGGGGTACTGGCTGCCGTCTCCGGTGCCAAACAACAGTCCACGGCGCTTCGCGTGGAGCATGGCCGGGTGTCGCCCGGCGTGGCAGCGCATGTGGTCGTGAGCGACCCGGCCCCGGTTGTCCACGATGCGGCACTCCAGGTACATCAGCGTGGACCAGTGGTCTTTGCCCCACCGCTCCATGGGCACTCGATCGTCGCCGACCGGTTCGTATTGTGGGGTCGGATTGTCGTGACCGAGCGTGTTCAGCAGGTCAACAGGGTTGTTCATGGTGTGCCCGCCCGGTGGGCCAGCGCGGCAGTGATACCCGCGTGCCACTGGCTGTAGTGGCCACCGCTCTTAGCGCGGACCACGTCGCGTGCCTTGAGCGCGGCGACGACCATGTCCTCCGTTACCTCTGGCGCCGGGTCCGGTTCCTGGGCGTGGAGCACAGCAGCGGCCATGTCCCGGTAGTCCTGACGGGACAGCTCACGGCCCAACTGGTGTTCGGTTTCCACGCTGACCGCCCGGCTTAGCACCCCAGCCAGGGCCTCGATCACGGCGTCGGTTACCTCAGTCATCTGCGTTACCTCCGTGTCTGGTCGGTGCCGTCGCCCCGAACCCTGTTGACAATGACCCTACACCCAACGCGGGTCGCCGTCACTACCGGTCAATCCCCGATCCGCGCCTGGTGACCCCGCCACCGCAACTCCACCTCACCGCACCGCCCGAACCGATTCTTAGCGATGATCATGGTGATCATCCCAGTCGGCCGGTCCTCCTCATCCGTCTCGTGATGCAACATCAACACCACATCAGCGTCCTGCTCCGTCGAACCCGACTCCCGCAAATCCGACAACCCCGGCTTACGCCCAGCCTTGGAGTTATCCCGGTTGAGCTGCGCAGCCGTCACTATCGGGATGCCCAACTCTTTGGCCAGCAACTTGATCGACTTGGAGATGTGCGCGACCTGCTGTTCCCGCACCACCTTGCGTGACGTCGGCTCCACCAACTGCAAATAATCGAGGAACGCCAACGCCAACCCGCTATTGCGCACCAGCGACCGGCACACCTGGGCGATGTACTCGATCGTCAACCCAGCCCGATCAATCACCCACAACGGCATGTCCCGAAAGGACTCCCCGTACTCCGTGACCCTCCGGTGAGTCTCATCCGACATCGCGTACTTGACGATTTCGGTGTACTCCGCCGCGCCACCAGCCGCCAGGATCTTCCCCGTCACCTCAAACGAGCTCATCTCAGCGCTGACCACCAACGCCGGAAACCCCGCCTCAGCCGCCCCCGCCGCGATGTTCAACCCACCCGTGGTCTTGCCGGCGCCCGGCCGCGCCGCGATCAGATACGACCTACCGGGGTGGAACCCACCACCCAACAGAACGTTGATCTCCGGCCACGGCGTCGGCACCACCTCCCCGACCTCGATGCCCCCGGCCATCTGCTTGGTCCAGGCGTCGTACAGATCCCCGAACTGGACCACGTCACCGTCATGGTCACCGGTGGTCGTGGCCGCCTCCACTTCCTTGCGGACGAACGCCAGCACGTCAGCCATCGACGCACCCCGGTTGCCGTGCTCGGCGAGCTGCCTGATCCGCAGGCCCGCTTCCCGGACTCGGCGTAGCACCGCCTTGTCGGCCACGATCCCCGAGTAGTACGTGACGTTGCTCGCCGTGGGCACCACCTGGGTCAGGGTGTGCAGGTACGGGGCGCCACCACACCGGGTCAACTGGCCGCGTGCCTCCAGCTCGTTGGCCACGGTCACCGGGTCCACCGCCTCGCCCTTGGCCCACAGCTCGGTGATCACTTCCCAGATTTGGCCGTGCGTCGGGCGGTAGAAGTCCTTGACGGTCAACCCGCCCGCGATCTCATCCAACGCCCGGTGGGAGATCATCACACTGCCCAGAACCGCTTGCTCCGCGCGCAAATCCTGGGGTGGTTGGGTGTCCTCGGTTGGTTCCGGGTCCAGGTCCTCCTCCGGTGGTGGCTCCGGTGGTAGGTACTCCTCGGTGATGGTCACGACCGGCGCCGGTCTGCGCCTTTGAAGCTCACCGTCGTTGTCATCGCACGCAACCGTGACGCCACCCGCTCACCCAGCGTCGGCTCCAGCTCACGCGGCAGCAGGTTGCTGGTGATGATCGTCGGCTTGTTCCACGCATACCGGTGATCCAGCAGCCGGTAGTTCTGCTCAGCCGCCCACTCCGTGTCCTTCGACGCACCCATGTCGTCAATGACCAACACCGCGACCTTGGAGTACCGCTCGAACTCCTCCTCAGAGTCGATACGCGGTCGCGGTCGCAGCTTCGCGACGAACCCAGCCTCAGTGATGCACTCCCACCGGCACCGCGCACCCGACTGGACCAGCGCCTGGATCGCGCCGTACGCGGCGTAGGTCTTGCCCGTGCCCACCGGACCCAGGAACAACAGCGACGGGCCGCGCACGATCGCCGGGCACGGGCTGCGGTCATCTTCCCTCGCCAACCGCACCAGCGCCTGCATCCACCCCAGGATCAAGGGGTGCTCCACGGTCGCGCCCACGTACAGCGGGGGCACCCGCGTCCGCACCGACGCCGCACCCTCGGTCAGGTTCTCCTCGATCAGGTGCCGATCGAAAACCGGGTTGTCGTCCCCGGTGACCGACCCGAGTTCATCGGTGCTCACAGGGCCACCGCCCCAAGCTCGACGCGCCGGGCGCCTTCACTCGCAGCCCTGTACCTGGTGCTGAACGCCAACCCCGGCACGTCGGGGTGGGCGTAGAAGTAGCTCCCCACAGACGTGCGTTGACGGTGCCCAGCCCGGTGGGACGCTGCAAGGCTGGCCCGCTGCTCGCTGGTGTACCGCTGGAAGTACCGCACCACCCGCTTGGCCTCGATCTTCACCGCTTCGTCATCCATCACTGCCTCCGTGTCGTCGCCGGGACGTCCCCGGTCATCGGGTGTATCGCTGCTGGTAGGCACGGTGTTACTCACCACGCCTCGTCGTAGACGCCCTGGTCGGCCAGCGCTGGGCTCTTGAAATCCCTGATCCGGTTCGGCTGCGCCTGCCGATACCCCGCGACCCGCGCCGCTGCCGTCAACTCCCGCTCCAACGACCACCAACCCTGCCGGCCAGCGGTCTTCGCCGACTCGATCAGCCGCTCCACCGAGTTCCCTGCCGCTAGGAGCGCCTTCGCTTCCTTGCCGACCTGCCCACACCGGTAGCCGGGTGGCTCCGCACCGGTCGTGCGGTAGGCATCGACCCACGCCGCCACAACGTCACCGGCGTTCTTCGCGCGGGCCTCAGCGTCAGGATCGGGCGCCTTGCCGCGCTTACGGGACTTCCCGGCCGGAGGCTGACCGCCGAAGAGGTCGGTGACCGTCGCCCCCTCCCCGCCCATGATCGACTCGGCGGGACTTTGGGTACCAACCTCCGGTGGTGCCGTCCGGCTGGTGCGCCTAGCCGTTGCCGTTGAACCCCCGGCCTCGACGGTGGGATCAACTCCGCCCGCATCGGCGCGAGCCGTTGCGGAAGGTTTTGAGGTTCTTGGTTGTACTTGTTGTGTTTCAACTTGTAATCCTTCTGACCCCCCTGAGGGGGGTGACCGGTCACCCCTGATTTCGGGGTATCCCCCCCCCGAACGGGTGACCCCTGATTTCGGGGTACCCCCCTGACGTGCTGCGTAGTAGGAGGTCCGGTCTCGCGGCCCCCGGTCGTAGTCGGGCGGTGGCGACAGGTGGACCACATAGCGGTTGTGCCGGCCGTGTTGAGCGGCGACGGTTTGGACGTCAACGGCGCCGATCTCGACCAGTTCCTTGATCGCGTTCTGGATGGTTTCGGCCTTCTTGACTCCGAGCATGGACGCCAGCGTTCGTTGCGATGGCCATGCTTCGTCGTCGTTGAGTCCGTCGCAGTGCATCCGCAGGAGGCCGTAGACGCGTACGGCGCGGTCAGAGATCGGCGCTAGGAGGACCCAGTCGCCTACGGAGGTGTAGCCGCTGGGTCGTCCGGTGCGGACCTCGAACTGGGTAGTGCTCATCTGTCCACCGCCATGGCTGGGATGTTGAAGATCAGGTACTCCCCGTTGATTTGGCGGGGGTCGACCTCGATCTCTCGGATGTCGATCAGGCTGTTGATGGCGCGGCCCACCGCTGAGACGCTGGGTAGCGCGCACATCTGGGCGATCGTGGGGTAATTGGGGACGACGCCTTCGCCGTTGGTGTCTGCGTTGTGGGCGAGGGCGAGGAACACCAGCCGGTTGGTGCCGCGTGTCTTGGAGTTCAGCCAGACCCACGCGGTGGCTTCCTGGCTCATCGGGTCACCTCACCGTCTGCGGTGAGAGCCCCGGCATAGACAAGCTCAGCGTCGGGCGATGGGTGTCCGCAGAAGGGGCATTGCTGTTCCCGCATGCGGTTCAGGGTTTGGGTGTAGCTGTCGGTGCAGTTCCCGCAGGTGACTTCGCGGGTTGCTACGGCGGCGCTCATCGGGTCCACCGCCCGCTACCAGCGTCGGTGCCCAGGAAAGAAAACGGCCCCAGAGCACGCTGTCCAGGCGGCTCTGGGGCAACTGCTTCGTTGCACCCGCTGAGAGGTGACGGTGGCAGTGTAATGGATACAGGAAAATCGGTGCACGTCATGGGCGTTCCTCTCAGCGGTGGCCTGACCTCTCGCCCGGTCGGCCTAGTTGGTCGCCTTACCGGCCTGGACACCCGGTAACGCGCGGTTGGTAACACTACCTCGGATCAACTCCACTGATGGTGTCGTTCCGTGGTCCCGCTACGTTACGCCTAGTGGTCGACTGTCACGCCAACCACTAGACTGTTGACACTGACCCGGCAGGGGGTTAGGTTGGTGTTGGTGGTTGACGGACCACCCCAAAGACACGGAGGCCCTGATGGGAACCACATGGCACGCCAAATACCCTGGCCAGCCCGACGATGAGCCCGGCTTGCACATCGGCAAATTCTCTGGTGGGTGGGAGTTCTTGTTCCGCGCGCACACCGAGTTGGGATTGACGTCGAGCACCGCGTGGCGCCGGTTCTTAGACCACCCGTGGGTGACGATCGTCGCTGAGACTGGCGTGGAGGTCACCGCCAGTGAGTTCTGGGAAGACGTGGCCCGCCGGTCCGGTCACCGCCAGCACGAGGAAGACGCCCAGGCCCAGTTGGGTGACCGGATGTGGCGCGACTCCGCTGGTCATGTGTTCTTCAACGTCGAGTTCTGCTGATCTACCCGGTGGGCAAGTCCTGTGCGAGAGGGCCTGGACCGCTGCCCACCGGGGTTACACCGACACGGATGGAGAGGCAATGATCGACATCACCAGCAGGCCGGAGTACAACCCGCTCGGCACCGTCAGGGGCAGCATCGGTGGCGGCTCCTGGGTCCTGACCGGTGTGTTCCTGCCAACCCCGGCACCCAACATGTGGGTATCGGTGCTCACCGGTGAGCATGTGACGCACCTGATGATCTCCCTGTCAGGGATGCCCGTGATCGGTGCAGTGCCAGGCACACCAGCGTGGGAGCTGTGGAAGAACTACCGGATGTCCGTCGACACACAGTGCACGGCAGAGACGGATCTGGCTGACGGGCCAACCCGGTGCACGTTCGACGCCGACCACCGAGGGCAGCACTCATTCCAAGACCAGGTCATCAGACTGTGCGCCATCCAGCGCAGCGGCAGCTACTGCCGGCGGTTACGCGGCCACGACGGCCCCTGCGCCTGGCCGCCAGACGATGGCGACCACGAAGACACCTACCAGTAACGGAGCGTGCGTTGTGAAGATCTATGACCTGCTGGACATGGAAATGCTGGTCCACGCGCTGATCCCTGGCGGGTACATCAGGGCACAGACCCACCCCGCGTGGCCTGACCTGGTGATCCTGAACTACACCGAGAAGTGCGCGTTCGAGCGCGCGTGGAACAAGATCACCAGCACCTGCCGTGGCTTGATCTACAACGTGGCCACGGGGGAGGTCCTGGCGCGCCCGTTCCCGAAGTTCTTCAACTACGGCGAGCCCGGCGCACCGGAGATCCCCTTGGACACGCGGGTGGAGGTCACGGACAAACTGGACGGGTCACTCGGGATTCTGTACCCCACCCCGGATGGTGAGTGGGCGGTCGCGACTCGGGGCAGCTTTGATTCCGAGCAGGCACGCCACGCAACCAAGGTGTGGCAGCGCCGGTACGCGGACCAGTGCGGTCGGCTGGGGATTCCCTTCGCTGGTATGACGCTGCTGTTCGAGATCATCTACCCCGCCAACCGGATCGTGGTCGACTACAGCGACCTCGATGACCTGGTGCTGCTGGGTGCGGTGGAAATTGAGCACGGGTACTCGTTCAGCCCGTATGAGGATGAGGCAGTCGGCGACTGGCCCGGCCCGCGTGCGGTGTCCTTCGGGCATCCGACGCTGGCTGATGCGTTGGCGATGAAACCCCGTCCCGGTGCGGAGGGTGTGGTGGTGCGCCGGTGGCACTCCGAGGACAGGATCAAGCTCAAGCAGGACGAGTACGTGACCTTGCACCGTTTGATCACAGGGTGCACGGCGCGTCGGTTGTGGGAGAGCCTGGCGGTCAACGCGTGCGCGCCGCTGGGTGACACCAAGTCCCTGACCCGGCGGTTGTTCCTGGCACCGGACCGTATCAACGGGATTCTGGAGATCGGCCCCGGCTGGTTGGAGCCGTTCACCACGCAGGTACCGGAGGAGTTCCGGGACTGGGTGATCCAACGGGTCCAGGAGATGACTGACGCGATCGAGCGCCGCCGGATGATGCTGGAGTTCAGCTTCGGGTTCCTCCTGTCCCAGGCTGGCCTCCCGATCAACGCGCCACGGGACCGGGAGACCAGCAAGCGGTTCGTGGAGGTCGCCCGCGCACAGGCAGGGGATGACTTCAACCTGATGATGTCGTTCTGGCGCGGCCACGAGATCGAGTCCACGTTGTGGCGGGAGATCCGCCCGGAACACGAGCTGCCCTACCGGGCAGTGGATGAGTCGGTGGCGTGATGCCGGCGCGGCGCGGGACTTGGCACCCGCCTCGCCCGGCGAGGAAACGCAAAGGCATCAGGCCGGGCATGTTGGTGATCTGCCCGTGGTGTGAGCGGTCGGGTGTGCACGTCACCAAGAAGGGTTTGATCGAGCATCCCGGTAGGGACCTCGACACCGGTGCGCCACCGTGTGTGGGGTCGGGTCAGCGGGTCGCTATCGGGGCGTTCGGTCGGATCATCAAGGAATCGGAGGCACGCAATGAGCAGGCACAGGCACAACCGGGATCACTACCCCAGGAGGCCACGGCCGGTGAACCGGCCACCGGAACGGAAACCGGAGCTGGCCGCGACGACTCCCAAGACGCGGAGGAGCCGACCCCCGGTGATCCGGTACGTGCCGGTGGTCAGGCACCTGCGTCGGCCCAAGCCCACACCGGTGGACCCACCCACTGACCCACCGACGTTTGAGGTGGAGATCGAGTACCGGCACCGGCAGGTTGTGTGGTTGGAGGTCGCGTTGCTGATGGCGGTCACCGCATGGATGGGCTACTACGTATACGTCCAGCACTCGACCTCGGTGTTCTTCCCCGGCGACGCTAAGTGGGTGTTCTGGGTGATGGTGGGAGCCACAGTGTGGACCACGATCGACAAACTCGTGGATGAAAGGGAGTAGGAGCGATGGACGTTCTGCTACTGGGGGTGGTCGGTTCCCACGCCTACGGCATGGCCCGCCCAGACTCCGACGTCGACACGTTGGGGGTGTACGCCGAGGAAACGATCAAGTTCCATGGGCTGAACCCACCGACCCGCGACCAGGCCACCAAACACACCACCAACCCGGACCTGACCATGCACGAGGCCGGCAAGTTCGCGCGCCTCGCCCTGGCGGCCAACCCCACGGTGATGGAGCTGCTGTGGCTGCCGAAGTACACCGAGGCCAGCGCACTGGGGTATCGGCTCGTGGGGTTGCGTCGCCAGTTCCTGTCCCAGCGGCTGGTCAAAGATTCCTACCTGGGGTACGCGACCCAGCAGTTCGTCAAGTTGAAGCAGGCCGGGAGGTTCCCGGACGTGCCGGTCGCGCGGGTCGCCAAGCACGCCCGTCACTTGCTGCGTCTGGTGGAGCAGGGCACCCATTTGTGGGTCACCGGTGAGCTGGTTCTCAAGGTCCCCGACGCCAAGCGCGTGTTCGACTTCGGTGACCGGGTCGCTGATGGTGATGTCGAGGCAGCGAAGTGGGTCATGAAGCGCGCTGAGGAGACTTTCGCCCACTCGCCCACGGTGCTGGCGACCGCACCGGACGCCGCTGCGGTGGAGTCGTGGCTGTTGGATGTCCGCGCGGCGTATTACCCGAGGGCCACAGCCTCCGCCAGCGGTTGACCTTGACCCCCCATGGGGGTAGGTTCATGGCTGTTGGCGACGGTCAACGACACGATACGGAGGGACAACGCAGTGACCAAACTGATCATCACACGTGGGTTGCCCGGCAGCGGCAAAACCACCTGGGCACGGGAGTACCTGGCCAGCCAGCCACGCGGGTCAGTGATGCGCCTGAACCGAGACGACCTCCGGCGCATGGGCATAGACGCCGGGTACGGCAAGCCGGAACGCGCCGTCGAGCAACGCATCAGCGTCGCCCGTGACGCAGCCCTACGGGACCTGCTGCGATCTGGGTGCGACGTCATCGTGGACGACACCAACCTGCGATCTAAGTACGTGCGCGACATGATGATCGTCGCCCAGGCCGCCGGTGCCGATGTGCAGATCATGAACTTCACCTACGTCTCGCTGGAGGAGTGCATCCGCCGGGATTCCTGCCGGGAGTGGCCTGAGTGCGTCGGTGAGGAAGTGATCCGTGGGATGCACCTGCGGTACCTGGCCCAACACCACGGCAAGCCACCACCGGTGCCCGTGGTCGGGCCGCCCACCGCCACACCAGCGGCACCGGTGAAGGCGTACGTCCCACCGGCCCGGCCCGCGCCCCACGCTTTCCTGGTCGATCTGGACGGCACGCTGGCGTTGATGAACGGCCGGGGCCCCTACGACGAGACCTGTGTGATCGATGACCTGCCCAACACTCCAGTCATCGAAACGGTGCGTGCGTTGATCGGAAGGAGCTGGGACCCGATCTTCATGTCCGGTCGCACCGATGGGTGCCGGGCCGACACCGAGGTGTGGCTACTCAAGCACGTATTCGGGTCGGAAATGATCACCCCACGGCTGTACGCGCCGCTGCTGATGCGCGCTGCCGGTGACACGCGGCCGGACTCGGTGGTCAAGCTGGAACTGTTCAACGCCCACGTCCGCGACCAGTACAACGTGCGCCTAGTCCTCGATGACCGCGCGAGTGTAATAAAAATGTGGAGATCACTTGGCTTAACCGTGTTCCAAGTTGCGGAGGGGGACTTTTAGTCGTGCATTCTGATCAATACACGGAGGATCAACCGATCATGAACACCGAGTACCAGAAGGTCAACACAGTGTGGAAACGCGACCCGCGCGGCCGGGTCCTGGCCGGTGAGTACTCCTGCCCGGAGTTCGGGTACCTCGCCGAGCTGGATTGGTTGTGGACGGAGAAGGTCGACGGCACCAACATCCGGCTGCGCTACGACGGCACCGAGAACTTCCGCGCCAACACCCACACCTACGTCGCGGGCCGGACCGACAACGCCCAACTACCACCGAAACTGCTCAATGTCCTGATGGCGATCATGGAAGACGCCCCGTTTGAGGTGCTGTTCGGTGACGGCCGAAACGACGTGACCCTCTACGGGGAGGGGTACGGCGCCAACATCCAGAAAGGTGGCGGCAAGTACAAACCGGACGGCTGCGACTTCGTCCTGTTCGACGTCAAGATCGGCAACTGGTGGCTGATGCGCTCCGACGTCGAGGAGATCGCCACCAAACTCGGGCTCGACGTCGTCCCGATCATCGGCACCGGCCCCCTGCAAGCCGCGATCGAACTGGTCGCCGAGGGGTTCCCGTCCGCGCGGTGGCCCGGAGTCGACATCGCCGAGGGCCTGGTATGCCGGCCACAGGTGGAACTGATCGACCGTGGCGGCCACCGCATCCTCACCAAGATCAAGCACAAGGATTTTCGCCGGTGACCACCACCGAGCCGGACGGCGCATCCTGGCGGGAATGGTCAGAGTGGTGGGCACACCAACGGCCATGGACCTGGATCGCGCTGTTCGGCATCGGCATCGCCACGATCCTGCTGCACATCCAAACCTGGATGTGGTCGGCGTTCTCCCTCGCAGCCGTCCTGGCCATCGTCATCAACGGGTGGCGCCACGACGCCACACTGTGCGCCAGGTGCGCCGCGAAGACACCCCTGAACCCACAGCCAGTGGTGGCGCGCGCCAGGTGGGCGCTGTGGCTGCACCACCAGAACAACTGGGCAGCGGTGATCGCCATCGCGCTGATCATCTCCCGCGACTACGTACCCAAACCGGTCGACGCTGCCATTGTGGTCGCGCTGTTCGTGGGTGTGTCGCTGTTCAACGCGGTGGCGTTGCGGCACCGGCCGCTGCAACGGTGGTGCCCGTACTGCCCCAGGTGGGGTGGTGGGGATGACGGGCCACGAGAGACCACCCCGGTGGGACCACCCCAACCGTCTGGGGTGAAGCAGGCATGACCCAGTACATCCAACGGGCTGACCCACCACTGCCCCACCTCGCGAAGGGCAGGGTGGACGCGACCCAGTGGACGGGCACCAACATTGACCAGCTCCGCGCGGACTTCCCCGAGGCCGGCATCAGGATGCACAGCGACGGGCGCCCGAACCACCTGATAGCCACCGTGACCGGCGGCGAATTGTTCCTCCGGGTCGGCCAGTGGCTGATCCGCACCGAGGGCGGCAGCGTCCACGCCATGTTCCGTGCCGCGTTCGCCCACCAGTACGAGCTAGCGGAGGAACCATCGTGACTCGCCCGTACTGGTTCATCACCGACCTCCAGCGGTGCGGGAACAAGCTGTGCGACCACCAGGTGCGCGGCGCGCTCTACTGCTGCTGGGCGTGCGGCAACGCCGATGAGCACCACTATGAGATCCACGAGGACGGGCCGCTCGGTCACTCCCCCGACTGCATGGAGCGGCACACCGAGCGTGGTCCCAGTGGACGGTGATTTCCTACGGCTCCGTGACCAGACCCACCACTGCCCCACCCCACGGGGGTCGGGTACTGGGCCGGGCACGGTGTGGCGGTGCCGCTGCAAACGCCGGTGGACGCTCGGCACGCACCGGGGTGAGCTGGTGTGGCGCCGCCGGTACTGGCCGTGGCCACGATGAGAGGGTGACCCGATGGAGACACCGCAGGCGCTAAGCAAATTCATTCCCAGATACAGGAACGGCAAGACCGCGCTCGGTGTCCTGCTGGCATTCGGGCTGATCTTGGCGATCAACCTGGCGTTGTTCGCTCTGCTGGCCAAAGCCAACCCACGCGCGCTGGGTGATGCTGTCCAGGGAGCGTTCTACCTCGGCGCGCTGTTGGGATTCATCAACCTCAGTGGCCGGGTCGCGAAGCTGGAGAAGGCGCGCAAGGCGGCCGATCCTGGTCCGCTGGTCAACATGATCGCTGACGCGAAAGCCGCCGCGCGCCTAGCCGGGTACGACGAAACCCAGGTCGATGCGGTCGCCAAGGAAGTCTTGACTACGTGCGTTAAGGCGTCTGGTGGGTGGAAGGCGTAACGGCCTCGAGCCCGCTATTGACAACGACCGGGCAGAGGGTAGGGTCATGGGTGTGGGGCCGCCGGGCACCACGGACACGGGAGACAGAAGCTATGAGCGCACCACTGAGTCAGACATTCCCTTGCAGTTGGCTGGTCGACACTCGCCAGTACGACGAGGACGGGGCGTCGATCATCGTGGAATGCGACGCGCAAGCCACCGAAACCGAACGCGGCTGGACCTGCACCAATGGACACAGCCACGTTCACTCCGAGTACCGCACCGCTGAGGGTTGGGACTACGCGTCAGACCCAGGTGAGGCAGCCCAGTTGACCAAGTACGGCACGTTCCCCGTCCTGATGGACGGCACCGGACCGTTCTGATGGACACCGCCACGGCTGGCCGGGTGCGGATCGAGTGGGTGCCGTGCCCCCGGTGTGGCCAGCCGGTGTGTGACTACGGAGATTTCGTGGTCGACACCGACCGGGCCGGACAGGCACTAGACGTCGAGCACGAGTGCAGTAACCAATAGGGCCGCCGGGCTCACTGGGGCAAGGTGCCCACGGCGGAGGGAAGCCGGAGGAAGCGATGCCAGACCCGAAACTCAAGCGATGTGGCGCCGAGAAAGGAACTAGCTGCCCCTGCAAGGGGATACAAATCGGAGGTCAGCAGGAAGGCCGAGACCCACTCGGGGGAATCCCCCCAGCGCAACCATGGACTCCCCCGACACGTCGGGACACGGAGGAGTAACTAGACATGCCACAGGGCCGTCGGGCCCACCGACACGACAAGGACAAAGAATGATCAAGAACCTGGTCCAACCGACCGCGACCGCCGCGTACTTCACCAACCGCGACCGTGGCCGCCACCCGATGATCGTCAGCGTGTTCGCCCCCGACACAGGCTGGGTGTCCGTGCCGATCAGCAAGGGAGCCGACCCCGCCAAAGACAGTCGCGTCACAGCAGCCAGTTGCCGCGCTATGGCACGCATGGGGGTCACCGCTGTGCAGGTCCTGGGCTGGCACCACGGTGACCGCGCCGCGCTGGCCGACTTCCAAATCACTGAGCTGATCTGACCGGCCCACACGGGGCCACCGACACGGAGGAGTACTAGACATGCCATCGAAGCCTCAGCTCCTGGCGCTGCTACGCCGCTTCCACATCGTGGACAACACCACCACGGTGGGCCTGGAAGACGTCACCTTGCGCGGCAACGTCACACAGGAGGAGTTCACCGAGCTGGGCGAGGTCCTAGCCCAGCCAGAGACCCCACCGGACCCCCCGCTGGACGCGGCAGCGATCGAAGCCATCGCCGGCAACCTCCGCCAGTACTCGGATATGGGCGTAATCGACTACTACCTGCCCACCATCCCGGAGGGTGAGGAGTTCGTGGTCGGCCTGAAAGGCCAAATCCTGAAACTGGACCAGGACAACGTGGTCGCGTTCCTGGCCGGGTGCACAGCGGTCGCGGAGTTCTCCGCCCGCCGATTGGGAATGAAGATCTAACAATCGCCATTAACGCGCTGGCCGGTTAGCCTCCCCACTATGAGCGCAACACGGAGACTGGCAGCGATAGCCCTGACGGTGGTGTCGGTGGCGTTGTTCGGGGTGATGGCGGTGGCGAGCGCGACTGATCCACCACCGTGCTCGGAGTTCACCTGCGGAGGGTTGTAACACCGGGAGGTGGCCCGGCGATATAGCGGGTAGAAGATCCCGCCGGGGCCACCAACCGAAAGGGAGCCAGCCATGGCTACTGCCAGGAAGACTTCCAAAGCCCGTACGACTGTGCTGCGCTTGCGGGTTCGCGAGTTCAGCACCTCCCAGGCCGCGTACCCCCTGCACGAGGTGGTGTGGCTCCACGCCGGCACCGAATCGGCCACTGGCGGTTACGTCACCAAGCGCGACACGGCCGGTGTGGCAACCGGTGGGCCGGGTCAGTGGTGGGTGGGGATCTGCTGGTCTACCGATCAGGAACACGGCCCGTACCTGACTCTGGCCTCGGCGAGGAAAGCGGTCCAGACGGCCCAGGTGATCACGCCCACCCTGGTTGCTCAGGGGTTCAAACCATGACCGGCTACGTCCAGCAGGACCTCTTCGGTGAGGTCGACGCCGCTGAGGCCCGGCAAGCCCGGATCGACGCGTACTTCGCCGAACTCAAGTTGGACTGCTGCACCGGTGAGCTGCCCGTACCGGGGTGGGTCGATGACAACTACGGCGACGGTCGCGGCCACGAGTACGCCCAGCAGCGGTGCCCCCGGTGCGGTGAGCTGGACAGCATCGGCAGCTTGATGGTCAACCACGACCGTGGGTGGTGTGGCTGCCCCAAGGATGACGCCACCAAGGTGGTGACCGAGGGCAGCGCGCCGAACCCCGCGTTCCGTCACCTCACGGACGCACAGATGCGGGACCGTCACGACCGTGTCCACCACCGGGATTGTGTGTGCGGTGACCCGTGGGGTCTCCACGATGATGGTCACTTGCCGGAGGAGTCGCGGTGCTCGATGCACTGTGGTTGCCGGGGGTACCGGTCGGTGTAACGAACCGGGTGCCGGCACCGATACACCAGTTGTAAGCGTTGACATTGACCGGCAGCGGGGTAGGTTAGGTAGTGGGCCGCCGGGCCCCGCAGACACGGAGGACAGCAGCCATGAAGACCTTCCAGTTCGCAAGCGACAGCAGCATCACCGGCCTGGTCATCGAGGAACACCCCGTGGTTTGCAGGGTGCAGTTCGACGGCGTCGATGGCCACAACTGGGCCGCCACCGCATCACTGATCATCACCGAGCAGGTGCGTTGACTATGGGACTCAAGCGCCCTTTCAAAGTCACCTACCACTACGACCCCAGCCCAGCACGGGCACAAACAATCGACGGCACCGAGTCATCCCACGACCTGAGCAAGGTCCGGGAACTGGCACGGACAGTGAGCCGGGCCGGTGGCTGGGCACGCGTGTGGACCTGCGACCCGACGAACGGTGAGGAGTACACGCTGCGCAGCTACGCGCCGTACGAGTCCGCGCTGAATGACCTGGTCGACGGCATTGTTCACGATCTGATGTATGGGCTGTAACACCAGCGCCCCGGCGAGCGATATACCAGTTGAGAGGGCCGCCGGGGCCAACGAACACGGAGGCAGCCATGTGGGGAATCGACGTTATCCACCCGATCACCGGGGTAGCAGCCCGAATCCACTGGATAGGCCACGCCTACGACAAAGACGGGAACGTTCAGATGGTCCGCGTTGAGGGGTTCTGTGTTGGGCTGGCGCGCAGCCTCAGCGGGTGCAGACACCCCAAGCGCCTGGACGTGGCCATTGCCCGCGCCCGTCAGTTGGTCGGTGACTACGACTGCCAGGGATGCGGTCGACCGATCCACTGGATCGCCGAGCCGCGCCGGGTGTACGTCCACAACGACACCATGGACGTGGCGTGCCCGGCTGGTGGCGTGGCCGGCATCGAGGAAAGGGTCTGACCGTCATGGGCATGGGTGTCGAAGCGGAGCTGGTCGCAGCAGCGACCCGTATCTACGCAACCAAGACCGAAACCGGCGACATCCAACGGTGCGACGACAACGGCAAGGTCTGCTACCGCGACATGGCTACAGCGGACGCTTGCGCCGTGGAACTCAGAGCGGCACAGATAGAGCAGGTGCCGTACCCATGCCGTGGACACGACCACTTCCACCTAGCGACCGCACGTCGCCGACCGAACAAAGACGAAAGACAGCAGTGGACCGCCAAGTTCGCCCAAGTCCTCCTGGCCCTCGGCACGCGGGGTTCAACAAGGGATGATCTACGCAAGGCGCTGGGCTGGGACGTGAACCAGCCAAAGAAGTTCCGGCAAATGCTGGCCGCTTTCGAGCGAGCCCGGTTGGTCGACTGCGAAGGGCAGCAGGTCTTGGTGCGGGAAAGGCGTCGCCCGGTTCTGGTGCAGGTGGCCCTTACCGGTCGCCAGCCTCAGTCATGTCAGGCGCTTGACTCTGCCCCAGGGTTTGGCGACTGACACCGCCACCAACGCGACCAACGCGACCAGGGCGCAAGACCGCGCGACCAGCACCGAACGCGGGTCAAGCAGGCCCGCGAGGTTGACCAACCCCACCACGGTGAGCATCGCCGAGATCTGCAACTTGCAGATGATCCACCGCCACCGCAGCAACCCCCACGGGCTGCCCACCGCCAGCACCACACCGGTGGCCAACCCGGTAACAGCCATCGGGGTCAGCACCCACGTCCCGACCAGGTCCAAGATTGGGTTCGGTTTGGACCTGGTTTGGAGCTGGCCCACTGCGACCTGAAACACCACCAGCGCGCCGGTCACCCCGAACATGCCCACTGATGTGATCACATGAATGGTCACCACCACCAGGCGCGCCCGTTGGGTCAGCCGGGGGCCAACACCAGCTCGACGTGTGGCAAGAGCATGGGCCACCTGACCACCCTCCTCGGCAAGCTAACAGGCAACTCACGGCAACCACCAGTAACTCTCACGCGTCAACCTGATCAAACATGTGGGTGGTTGAAAGGCGGACGGTCTTGGGTAAATGCGTCCGCTGTACAGCCACATCAGGTGACCTAGCCCTGTGCAATGGGTGCATCGTCGGCCTCCGCATGGAACTGGCCGACGTCGCCGGCATCCTGCCCGACGCCCACGGCAAGGGCTACACACTGACGTCGCTACCCGAAGACCTCGACACCAGCCTGTCCCGTCAAGACCAACTGACCGACCCCAACGCACCGCACCACGGTGGCGGGGAAACACCGCTGGTGTTCCGGCCGCACATCGGGGAAGCAGTGTGGGTGCTCCACCAGGTGCTCCGCATCTGGGCTCGAGAAATTGGGTTCGACCCCTCCGGTAAGTCCCCGGCTGGGTTGGCGCGGTGGCTGTTGGTGAATCTTGACCGGGTGCAGAAATCACCGGACGCCGCCGATCTGGCCGATGAGGTCACCGACGCGATCCACCAAGCACGCCGGGCCCTCGACCGCCAAGACGATGACCGGATCTACCTCGGCCCGTGTGGTAATCAGGTGATAAATAACAGCGCCTATGCAACACGCCCCCCGGTGACCTGCGAAGAGGAGTTGTACGGGGTGCCGTGGCTCGATCGAGCGCAGTGCCTTGCGTGCGGCGCGGAGTACCGCATCACCGACCGGCGGGAGTGGTTGACGGCCCGTGTGTCCCACTACTCCGGGACAGCACCGGAGATCGCGGGGTTCCTGACGTTGACTGGAGTGAAGTGCACACCGTCAATGATCCGGGGGTACGCCTACCGGCATCCCGATGAGCTACCGGCGGTGTGGGCCAACTCCCGACGCCATCCCGAGTACCTGATCAGTGATGTCCTGGACGCACTCCGGGATCGTTACACACGGCGAAAGGCTGATAGCAGCCTGTGAGGTCACGGTGTGTCGCGGTGGCCGGTGTTGCTACCTCCACAACCGAACGGTACCTTCGCCGAAACTGGTAGCGGTGGGTGATTAACCAGCCCGATCCAGCAAGTGGCCCCGGCGGTGTGCAACCACCCCAGGGCCTGGCCAACCTGATGAGAGCAGGTCGACATGGCCCATCTTAGGGCACCGTTCGTGACGTCAGGGATCTCCCCGGAAGCTGCTGCGACTGCGGTCCGCCAGTTGTCTACCTGCACAGCGCAGCTAGGTGACGGCGCCTTGTGCGGCAAAGGAAGCATGAAGGGCGCGCCGTTCCCGATCTGTGCTGAACACGCGATTCTGGTCTACAGGCATCTCGAAACAGTGATCAACGAACACGCCGTGAACTCGGTTGGAAGAGTGAACGATGTCGCGACGGTAGACCTGAGGCCGGGTCGGCGAGGTAGGCCACGTGCTGGGCACGCACCGGGCGGTCTCACGGCTGAGATTATGAACGGCTGGCCGTCCGTCGTTTACTATGCTCGCATTGGTGATCACATCAAGATCGGCTGGACCAAGCAACTGCACCACCGGATGCGCTGGTACCCACCATGCTCCCGCTTACTCGCCGTTGAGCCAGGTGATGAAGGCACAGAACGAATCCGGCACAGACAGTTCGCCCATTTGCTTGCAGCCCGCACGGAGTGGTTCGCGCCGGGAGCTGACCTAATGAAGCACATCAGGGAGCTGGCGCGGACTGGCCTGCCTCATTCACCCTCCGGTGCGATCTAGGTACAGTGGCGGTTCCTGGGAGATCAATCGCCGCGCAACCCCGATCGCGGCGACCCCCCACCTCCTGGGGTTGAGCGATCCGTCCCGACACACCCGCCCCCGAGCCGGGGCGGATCGCTCGTTTCGTGCCTGTGTAACTGACCGGGTGCACCGGGGAACGTCACAGTCCGTGAGGCGTCGTTATCTGGTAGTGGGGCAACGACGCCCCGGACCGGAAGGACTGTGATGGTGTCTCCACGCAGACTGCTAGGCGGAGCTGCTGTCGGCTCCGCTGTTGTGATCTTGTCCGCGATGCTGTCCGGCTCGGCTGTCGCCGCCGCTGACCCGCCAGGTTGCAGCAACGAGAACGCCGGTGCTGCCGGTCAGACCCTGACCAACTGCGGTAGTGGCCTGCTGCACCTGGGTGTCCACCTGCCGCCGGTGCATGTCGGTGCCAACGTGAACGTGCCGAGCTGCCCGGACGCCACTGCCGCGCTGGTCGAGGCGCACGTGATCGTCGGTGGGACCAACGGCAAGGCTGGGACGTCGCGGCGCCTGGCTGATGCTGAGGCAGCGAACGCGGCAGCGATGAAGAACCTCGACGTGATCGCGAAGCAGTACTACCCGGTGCGCGACGCGGCGACCGCAGCGACCGACGCTCTGACCAAGTACGACGCCACCCACGGCGCCAAGGGCCAAGACCCGGTGGACCCGATCGCCCACGCATCTCTGGTCACGGAGCGTGATCACGCAGCGGCGACGCTCAAGACCGTGGGGCAGCAGTTCTTCGACGCCACCTCAGCGGTCTACGGCCCCAACGGCACCAAGGCCAACCTGGAGACGTGCCGCAAAGCTGAGGGCACCGCAGAGCAAGGTGTCGTAGACGCCGAGGTCGTCATCGGACAGGCGTGCAAGACACACCCCGTCCCCCCACCGGCCGCCGCGCCACCAGCACCAGAGGCACCACCCGAGCAGGGCCCATCGGTGATCATCTATCCGGGAACGCCCGGCCAGCCACCGACCGCCGATAGCCAGACCGTGGTAACTCACCTCCCGGTGACCGGCTAGGCCGTTTGCTCCCCGCCCGGTGGCCCCTACTTCCGAGGGGGGTCACCGGGTCTCGGGATACCGGCCTGATGGACCGGGTCACACCCCAGACAGCACACGCACCGGCAGCCGGAGCGGAACCCCCAGAGCGTCCCGTGGGCGACACCAGCAACGAACCCTGATAGCGGCTGCACGTGCATCTACGATCTCGCCTCCGTGGTGGGGGCACGAGAATACGTTCCAAGCACTGCCGGCGCCGCCGCAAGCGCGGACTGTGGCGTGTCGTCCAGGTCCTGGGGCTAGCCGCTGGACTCGCAGTGTGCGCGCTGCTGGTGGCCATGATCGTGGCCGGTCTGCTGATCGGGTTGTTCGCTCTAGCGTTCGGTTAAGGACCCACTAAGGTGCCCCGGTGCATGAATCACCGTCCGGTGATCTTGAGGCGCGGGTCGAAGAATTGGAGCGCAAGGTGGCGGAGCTGATCGCAACGTTGGAGCAGGCACAGGCAGCGGTTGATGAGCTGGAGTCGCTGGTCGACGCGAAGGACGCGGCCACGATCAGCGTCACAGCCGCGTTGACGGAGCGGGTCAAGGCCCTCACGGAGCGGGTCAAGGACACCACCCCCGGTAACGGTGCCGGTCCGGCTGTCTCCGACAACCCCACCACCACGAGCTCTGATGGTGCCGCACTCGACACCGGCACACCGTGGAGAAGTGGATCTATCCTGTAGCAACCGAGGAGGCACCCGATGATCGTTCTAGGTTTGATCCTGCTGGTGGTCGGATGGCTGTTGCCGATCTCACTCCTGGTCACACTGGGCATTATCTTGATCGTCGTCGGGGTAATCCTGGAGATCATGGGAACCATGGGGCGTCCCGTTGGCGGTCGCCGCCACTACTACTGAGGACGGCCTGAATGAGTGATCTGCCACCGGGATGGGACAAGACGTTGACCGCAGCGAAACGCAAAATGACCGGCCAGCAGGAACCGACTGTCGGCCGGGCGGTCCACTACGTCGCCCACGGCACCACGGACTGCGTCGCAGCGATCATCACGAAGGTCTTCCCCGATCCCACCGATGGGCCACCGATCGGGCGGTGTGAACTGGTGGTGTTCAGCAGTGACCGGCCGTCGCCGCTGTACCGAAACGCCGACCTGGTGGCCACCGGGTCGGTTGACTCCTGGCACTGGCCGACCATCACGTAAGCGAGAGGATTTCGGGGCAAGTGGGGCAGGTAGCGACGTTCGCGTGTGCAGTGATCTTGTTTGTGCTGGCTGGGATGGCGGTGCTGGCGTGGACCGACCCCGACCGCAAGCGCCGGCACCGACCTGGGGTCACGCTCGACACCGAGTACAACATCCGCCCGGTGGCCCAAATGCCACGGCAACCGGCCACCCCGAGCCACGCCACCCAGGTGATCCGTAGCCGAGGGCTGCCAGCCGGGTACGACCCGCCGACCACCATGCTCCGTCCCGCGCCGCGCGGTTACGTCGCATCGGACGGCCGACCGGAACCGCTGACCCCACCGCGCGCACCGTCCGGGGTGTCCCGCCCCTACGTCGCGCCGGTGCCGTCCCAGGCGAGCCGGGTCCACGACCGGTTCCACTGCCCCGGCTGCATGTGCGGACACCGCACCTAACACGCCTGTCGCGGAATGCCACCGATCGGTCACACGTAGTCATTCGTGCCGTTCGTCCCGTAAGTCCGACCGTTCACCGTCCAATGTGGACAGACGGGTTTCCCCGCGCGTCTGGGAACGATGGACTCCGCCCCCATGGGCAAACACAGCGAGAGACGCAAGCCCGTGCTCCCGCGCCTGGCAGCGGTCAGCACCGTGGCAGCAGCCAGCGCGCTAGCCGTGTCGGGAATGGCCAACGCCTCGGTGTCCGACCCCAATTGGGATGCCATCGCGGCGTGTGAATCCGGGGGGAACTGGGCCACCAACACCGGCAACGGGTTCCACGGTGGTCTCCAGTTCACGATGAGCACCTGGCGTGCCAACGGAGGCACCGGCAGCCCGGAGGGCGCAGGCCGCGAAGCCCAGATCGCTGTTGCCCGCAAGGTCCTCGCCGCGCAAGGAATCGGGGCGTGGCCGGTATGCGGTCGCCACGCCAGCGACGGTGGGACCACGAAACTGATTCCAGTCGCACGCCACGCGTCACCTGTGGTGGCACCCGCTATCCCCCTGCCCCACACCACGCCCCGGCACGCCGCCCCGGACACACCACAACCCCCGACCGTCACAGGGCCACTCAGCGGCTACCAGGTGGCCGATGGGGACACCCTGACGGGGATCGCAGCGGCACAACAGGTACCCGGTGGGTGGCAAGCCATCTACGACGCCAACCGCGACACCGTCACCGACCCCGACGTCATCCCCGTGGGATCGCACCTGAACCTGCCCACCGCCACACCACCGGTGGAAACCACCGACATCATGGCCGCGCTGATCACGGCTGCGCCCTGATGGCCGGTAAGCACCGCGCACCGTCCCCGTTCCGACCTAAGGTGCCCCGGTTCGCTGTCGGTGCCGTCGCCGCGTCGGTGGCGTTGACCGCAGTGTCATCCACGGTGATGCCGATGGCGACCATGGAGCCGATACCGCAACCGACCGTCCCCGCACCCGCGCCGGTGCTGCTGTTGGAGATGCCACCGTGGACCACGTCGCTGGCCGCGCTGTACCTGCCCCACCTCGACACCCCACCCGTGGTGCACCCAGTGACCCTGGCCGCTGACACCCATCCCACCGACGCGCCCCACCAGACCAAGCACCCCGAGCCGGTCACCGTCAAGGCCGCTGGTGTCGCTGGTGGGCTCGCCGCCCGCGCCATCACCGCAGCCATGGGCCAGCAAGGTGTCCCCTACGTCTACGGCGGCAACACACCCGGTGGTGGCCTGGACTGCTCATCGCTGGTCCAGTACGCCTACCGCACCGCCGGCATCACCCTGCCGCGCACCGCCGGTGCCCAAGCCTCGATGGGTCGCACCGTCAGCCTGGCCGACATCCAGCCCGGTGATCTCCTGTACTTCTACAGCCCGATCACGCACGTCGCGATGGCACTCGGAGGCGGCAAGATCATCGAAGCCAGCCAGCCCGGCCACCCCATCGCGGTCCGGTCGCTGTACACCAACGGCCTGGCACTGATCAAACGCCTCATCGGGTGACAGCGTCAGAACGCCACCACCAGGCCGGTTTCCCTCCTGATGTCAGCCAGCGCCTTATGCCTGACCCGACCGCAGCTCTCACCGCCGGAGACGAAGGCGACTCGGCTGGGACTCCTGGGGTTGGTCACCCTGAAATGCCCGTTAGCTGTCAAGGTGTACTGCCCGCCAGCGTCGGTGATGGCTCTCGCCAACTTCCTGGAGTAGCTGTTCTGGAACTTCCGGCCTGCTCGACGTTTGCCCATGCACAGCATGATCCCACGAGAAACACAGGTCAGTAACAGTGACGAAGGAACAACACTGGGGTCTGCGTATCACTGATCGGCTCCTGCACACCAGCCACGTCATCGACTACGGACCCAACCAGGCCGACGCCGTCAACGACACCCACATCCCACGCCGCGACTTCATGTCCGTCGAGCTGATGGCACGCACCGCGACCTACACAGAGTGGGAAACCGCCCCTTCCCAGGAGCGGCCACCACTCAACGGCTGACCAACACCACCAGCGCCATCGCAACCATCACCAGCGGAACCACACTGACCACCACAATCCTGTTCAACAACCTGCGTCCCATGATCGTTTCCTCCTGGCCTGTCAGTTGGGGTAGCTGGTGAAGTTCACCGCGTTGGCCGGTGCGCCGGTCACGTCGCCACAAATCTTCTCGGTCGGCAAGCTGGCCTTGACCTCATCCCAGCACCCCAACCCACTCACCGGCCGGTGCTGCCCAATCGCGAACAAGTGCCCCACCGTGGCCACGATCCCGTCCCACAGTCCCCGCACCAGCTCCGTCGCGAAGCTCACCACCGCCGGACCGTAAGCCAAGATCAACGCCCCCGCGATGGTGGTCACAACCACAGGCAGTACGTAGGTGGTGGCGTTCCGGCGAATGGTGTTGGCGTTCATGACTGGCTCCCTAGTTCGTGTCGGCCGGTGTTGGCCTCTCACTCCCTATATCGCCCGCCCGACCTGCGGTGTTACACATCCCCGAAAACGGTCCGGCCCGGTGACCGCAACGCCGCCAACCGCACCGCCAACGCGTGCTTCTCCACCCGCGTCAACGCATCCACCGGGTCCTCCAGAGACCCCCACACCACATCCCGCATCACCCGCTCCGCCCGCCACACATCCACACCCTGCACCAGCAACGACACCTCCAACCGCCCCAACATCCCCCGCGCCCACTTCACCTGGGTGTGAAACAACGGGTCACGCATATAAGCCTCACCCGCCCCAAACACCGTCACCAAGTACTCCTCGATCAACCTCTCCGCGATCACCCGAACCTCCTCGCGTCAACAGCACCGACACCACAGCTCACCACGGCATGACCAGGAGGTTCGCCATGAGCACCACGCGCGTGAAAAACGGGCACCGGTTGTGCGCCGCGAAGGCCAAACACGGGCGTGGTTTGTGCGGTGGCTGGGCCCTCAAAGGGTCGGATTATTGCGATGACCATTTGATCAACCCCGAGGCTAGGAGGAGGGCTGCTGTGCGCGCTGAGTTGGAGCGGTGGGGTCTCGGTGACACCACCATTGATCCTGGTGAGGTGCTGTTGCGCCTGGTCAGCCAGTCAGCGAACCGCGCGGAGTTCTTGTCGGGGTTGCTGGAGGAGCAGTACCGGCGTGTGGAGTCCGGTGAGTCGACTACGACGTTGCCGGCGCGCCTGTCGGTGTTCGTTGGTCGGACGTTCGCCCTGAACCGCAATGGTGAGCCGGTGCCGGTCGCGGAGGCGATCCGTGCCCTGGTGCAGCTTGAGGGTGAGGAGCGGGATCGGTGCGCGAACTTCGCCGCTAAGGCCGTGGCCGCTGGTTTGGCTGAGCGTCAGGTGCGTCTCGCCGAGCGGCAGGGGGAGATGATGGCTGAGGTCCTTCGGGCAGTGCTCGGCGATGAGGCGCTGGGTTTGTCTGAGGCGCAGGTCGCGATGGTGCCGGTGTTGCTGAGGGAGCACCTGGCGATCGCGTCTTGATGGTTGCCCACCGGGGCTAGCCGTTAGAACGGGCCACCTAGCTGCTGGTGGACAGTTGCACCGCACCGTGGGTCTTGATCAGGTCGATCAGTTCCTTGGTCTGGTCGTACAACGGCCCGGACGCCGCCACGGCGAGGACACCACGCAAGAACGGCAGCATGGTCTTGTCGATGCTGATCCAGTCGGAGCTCAACGACCCGTCGTGGTTGAACACTTCACGGGCGATCACGTACTTGAGTTGGTCGCCGAGCCGGTTGCCTTCCGGGACGTTGGGCACTGGCCGCCAGTACAGGTTGGTGCTCATCGGTGGTTCTCCCCGGCCACGCACCTAGCGTTGGTGCACACCCCGGTGTCGGGCAGCGGTTGTCGGCACACGCAGCAGTCCACACCGAGTAGCCCCGGCAACCCCAGGGACGTCAGGTACCGGTGGCGTTCGGTCGCGTAGGAGTTGAGCCGCCGGGCGGTGCCAGCGGTGCCTTCGGTGCTGGTGTCGTTCACAGTGCCTGCCCCGTCTGCCGTCCGAATCCAACCCGGCGGTGCCGGCCAAGGTGGTCCAGGCCAACCCGTAGCGCACCGGGCTGCCCACCGGGGGACCAGTCGTTGGCGCCGCACAACGGCACCCGGCATGACCAGTACCAGGTGCCGGAGCTTGGGTCTTTGTACACGGTCAGTGGCCGCACGGTGGTCGTTCCTCTTCCTGGCCGGTGCCGAAGTCCACGGGGCCCATGATGATGCTGTCGGGGTCCACGCCATACAACTCGGCGAGACGCCGCGTGCACAGTGTCATCAGCGCCGCCAGGTTGCGTTGCGCCCCGGCGTCAACGTTGACGGTGCACACGGTCTCACCGCCCCGGTCGTTCACCGATGATGCACTCACAGCCACGGCAGTCCCAGATCAGCAGCCCACCGAACACCCACCGGATGTGGCCTAGCCACGGGTGCCCACAGGTGCAGTGGAGCGGTTGGCTGGTCATCGTTGACGCCCTGCTGGTCGTAGGCATATGTCGAGGATGGCGAACGAGTCGCGCCGGACTAGGACACCGTCGCCATCATCGTTGATAGCCACCAGCGCCCACTGGTCACGGCCGACCAGACACGGCACCTTGACCCGGAATGCCTCTCTGGTGGCGTCGTCCGCGAACGTGGTTGTGATGTGGAAAGACCCGGAGAACCCCAGGTCAGCGAACGCCTTGGGCACCTCAATGGTCACGACAACCCGCTCCCCGTCCACACCCTGGGTAGCGGTTCCGGCCCGTCATAGCTCAGGCACGGGCACGGCACCCACTCATGACCGTTGCGGCTGCCGTTCGACCAGTAGTGGGGGCGCTCGATTTGCGCCGCGCACTTCTTCCCTTCCTCGTGGATGCCATACCCGTGGGTGCAGGAACACACTGCGACCTCTGGGGTTACTGATGTCTGCGTCCTCCTGGTCTGACGGCCGGTGACCCATCCCGCTAGGGCTAGGGCGCCACCTACACCGAGGGTGATCGGATCGAACATGGTCAGCCCTTCCCCACCCGCTCAGCCAGCCGGGCAGCGAACTGGTCGAACGTCTCACCGTCGCTGTGCCGGTCATCATCGGTGACCACGATCCGCAGGAAGCTGGTTTCCTTGCCCGTGGTCCACCCGATGCCGTAGAACTGCTCCGCCAACACCAGCAGCACATCAGCCGTGCCCGGTGTGGCCTCGGTCGCTGGCACGTACCGGACACCATCGATGACCACCACCGGCCGCTTCACTGCCATGGCCGTTTCCTTCGCTCTAGCCAAGGTCGCGGCGTCGCGCTCAGCGTCGGCCTGTGGTTGCATGGCGCGGTCCAGGTCGCGTAACTCTTCCGGGACCTGATGGTCTGTCACTGGTCAGCCCTCCGTTGGTTGGTGGCCTAGAACAGCGGTGCCTTGACGTACTCATTACCGTCGCGCACCAAACGGTCACGACTGGTCGCGATCCGCCCGTTGCGCCGCTCAAACGCCGCCAACGCAGCGACGGTCCCACCGGGGTCTTCCTCATAGTCCCTGGCAGGGTCGGTGGGGAGGAGGAAGTTAAGCAGTCTCATGATCGAAGTCTCCTTAGAATAGTGGTGTCTTCTCATCCGGGGGTGCGAAGACGCCCGGTCAAGGTGAGGGGGCTGCGGCCATCTTTTGTTTCCACCCCTGGGGCGGAGGGGCGGCACGACTGATTCCCGCTACATTCGGGCTCTCCGCAGTACCCGCAACTGGAATTGGAATTGCTGCCCCCGGATGGCGTAAACGGCCACATGGTCATTCCCTTCCTTCGGTTTGGGTTCGTAGTTCCTGACAACGTGCCTGGTCATGGACCCTGACAACGATGTTGCAGACCCCGTCCTCAACGTCACCGGATACGACCTCCACCCACCGCTTCCACGTATCAGCCGGGTCGCCATCACGGGTGGATTCCAGGACCACGATCCGGGTACCGCAGCACTCACACTGCTGGTGGAGGCCGTCTGACCACGACCCCCACACCAGCAGTGACCGGCCGCGCGCGTCTGCCCCCGCCCATCTGTCTTGGAGGAACTGCCACGCGGCTGCGGTGATCATTAGTCCTTCATCAAGTCCGCGTCGGACGTCCTGGACATCAAATCGTGGACGCCTTCCAGGGCTGCCCGGTTTTCGTCGGTCACCACGATTTCCTGCTCATCTGCCATTGCCTTCTCCTTTCCTGTCATCCATCTCTGGGCCTGCTCACACCGGGTGCACCGGTTGCAGGTGTCTATGCCGGTCGGTTCGTTCTCCAGGTGGTCATCGATGGTGATGAACGACCCGCACACGGTCCGTCCCACCTCGGTGTTCTCCTGGTTACGTGGCCGGTGCCGGTCGTCACGGAGTAGGTGGCTGGTCAGCCATCGTTGCTTCTTCACCCACCGCCCGCCCATCACCGGCCGCCGGATTCTGGTCGCGGGTGGACACGGTCAACGGACACCAGGCACGGCTCGAACTGGATCTCCACCAGCGGGTTGGTCGGTGTCGAGACCTTGGTGACGGTGGCGAACCCGAAAGGCGCGGTGTCGTCGTAGCGGTCTTCCGAGATCCACACCCGGTCGCCGGGCTTGAGCTGGCTCATGATCGGTTGCCGATCGACTGGACCAGCTTGACGTGGCTGACGCTCATACCGACGCGCCTGGCTACAGCGGTAGGCCCGTCGTCGGCTAGCAGCTTGAGGATCGCAGCGTCGCGTATGCGGTGTGCCTCGGTCCGCTTCTCGGCGATCTGTTCGTCGTACTGCTTGACTGCGGCCACCAGCTCCGCTGGATCGTCCAGTTCCCTGATCTTGTCAAGGGTCCACGGTGCGGTCATCCGCTAACCATATACCCGATAGTCGGCTAACTCAACAACCGCCAGTGAGCTGGGCAAACGCCTCTTACCGGTGCCGGTCTCCCACGGGCCGGTGACCGCACGACGTAACGTGCACGCCGACACCGTCCATGCCCAACTTTGGAGGCCACAATGCCTGGACTGATCATCGGACTGCTGATCCTGTGGGCGATCGTCGCGATCATCGGTTTCGCGATCAAGGCCCTGCTGTGGCTGGCCATCGTCGGCTTGGTCTTCTTCGCCGTGACCATGATCGCCGGACTGATCGCCCACGCACGGAAGCGGTAACCCCGAGGAGTTGAGCGCGCATGCCAGCACCACCAACACTGGAGATCACCTACTACCCGGTGACCGATCTCCGCCCGTACTACCGCAACGCCCACAAGGGCAACACCGGCCGCATCCGTGGATCGTTGCGTGACCACCGCCAGTACAAAACGATCACCGTCAATAAAGGAACCCACACCGGGCGCCCCAACGAGGTCCTGTGCGGCAACCACACCCTGGACGCCGCCGCCGCTGAGGGCTGGCCGACGCTGGGCGCGGTCACCATCGACGTCAGTGACGACGAAGCCGCCCAGATCAACCTGATCGACAACCCCCGCGCCGGCAACCCCCAGGACCTCGACTACGACGAACGCCTGCTGCTGGAGTTGCTGACCGGGCTGCCCAGTTTGGACGGCACCGGGTATGACCCCCACGACATCGCGAACCTGGCCGCGCTGCTCGACGAACCAGCGTGGGGCACCGGTGGTGGCGGGTCCGGTGGTGACCACGGTGAACCGGACGACACCCAGTTCTGGCCCCAGATCAAAATGCGTGTCCCCCCGGTGGTGTTCGACCAGTGGCGGACCCTGATCGACGGCTACGACGGCAAAGACGACATCGAGAAGCTGACCGCGATGCTGGCCGACCGGTGACGACACCCGTCCTGCCGGTGATGAACATGCTGTGGTCCTACGTCTACGCCCGCAAGACCACACACCTGGACACGTTCCTCGGTGGGTTAGCGCCGCAACGGATGCGCGTGTTCGCTGACTCCGGTGCCCACTCCGCCCGCACCCTCGGTTTGCACCTCGACATTGACGACTACGGGCAGTGGCTGACCAAATGGCATGAGTGGTTCACGATCTACTGCAACCTCGACGTCATCGGTGGCCCCGAAGGCACCTGGCGTAACCAAATGCACCTGGAGCAACGCTTCAACCTCCACCCCATGCCGGTATTCCACACCGGTGAGGACTTCGACGTCTTGGAGCGCTACATCGACGCCGGGTACACCTACATCGCACTCGGGAAGCTGCTGGGCAACAGCGTCAAGGCCCTGCAACCGTGGCTGGCGAAAGCGTTCCGGGTCGCTGACGGGCGCGCGGTGTTCCACGGGTTCGGGATGACGGTGTGGCGGCTGCTGCTGGAGTTCCCGTTCTACTCCGTGGACTCCAGCTCCTGGGGTGCCGGCGTCAGGTACGGCAACATGCGGTTGTTCCACCGTGGCCGCTGGGTCCACATCCGGTTGCGTGACCTCGATGACGTCAAAGCCAACCGTGGTGTCCTCGACGCCTACCAGATCCCTTACCGGTCGTTGACTGGTGACGGGTATGACCGGGACATGGTCGCCGGTGCCTGTGCTGCCGCTATGTACCGCGCGGCGCGGTGGGTCGCGGACGTCCACGGGCATGTGGAGCTGCCACCCGGTAAGGGGTACCCGCCACCGAACCAGACGGAGAAGGTCCTGCCGGCCCAGGGTGACCCCGGTTTGCACACCTACCTCGCCGACACCGCCACCAAGGGCCACCAGCTCAACGCCGCCGGTGCTACGGGGTTCCACACCTACCTCGCGGACACGCTGGCGATCGGGCATCAGCGCAACGCCCTGGGCGCTACGGGGTTCCACACGTATTTGGCGACGACTGGGGTGGTGGAGCACACCAGGCATTCCAGTGGGATGCCCCGCGCGGCCGACCCTGATGAGGTGGTGGCCCCGTGCTGATCCGCACTATCACGGTGGGACCTTTCCGGGTGTATTTCGGCAACGTCAACGTCCCGATGGGCATCCGGGGCCATTACCACACCGCTGACGTGTCGCTGGTGTATTCGGTGGGCCCATCCCGCCACGGGTACCCCTCGTTCAAAACCACGAACGACGCCATCCGTGACCAGTTGCAGAAGCTGACCAAAGGCATATTCCGGGACGCCACCAACGAGGACGTCGCTGACCGTTTATTCCATGCGTTCGATGGGTGGGTGGCACCGGAATGGGAACCGTGGGGTGGTGACTACAAACTGGCCGCTGTCCACCTCGACGTGATGGGTGTGTTGGATGACATCGGCCATGACGATTCCACCACCAGGTACACCACGGCGAGAGGCCCCGAGTGAGCGCGTTCATAGCGGTACGGCACAACATTGAGGTAGCACACCGGCTGCACCGGCTACCAGGGAAGTGCGAGAACATCCACGGCCACTCGATGTGGGTCCAGTTGGAGCTCACCGGGCAGCTCGATCACCGTGGCCTGCTCGATGGCCTGGACTTCGGTGCGGTCAAACGCGAATACCGCAAGCACCTGGACACCAAGTACGACCACCGGCTGCTGCTGGATGTGGATGACCCGCTGACCTCGGTGGGTGCGGTGAAGCTACCGGGGTTGCGGCCCACGGCCGGGCAGCCGACCACGGAGAACATCGCCCGGTGGGTCGGTGAGTGGGCGGTGGAGAACTTCCCGTCCGCTACCGGTGGCACGGTCACGGTCCATGAGACCCACGTCAACCAGGCCGGGTGGTTGTGGTGACCGACGACCGGCTGCCGATCTCGGAGATCTTCGGACCGACGATCCAGGGTGAAGGACCGGCCGCCGGGCAGTGCGCGACGTTCGTTCGGTTTATGGGCTGCAACCTGTCCTGCTCGTGGTGCGACACCGCATACACCTGGGACGGTGACCGGTTCGGTTTACGCGTCACCACCAATTGGTGGACACCAACCCAGATCCTGACCGAGGTAGCCAACAGATCAGACACCGGCATCGTTGTCGTCACCGGTGGTGAGCCACTGCTACGCCAAGACCACCCCGCATGGTCGGAGCTGCTGGCCGGGTTGATGGATGGCGGGTGGCGCCTGCACATCGAAACCAACGGCACCCTGGTCCCCACTGCGGAGACCTTGGCCGCCGCTGAGTTGATCTGCGTATCCCCGAAACTGGCCAACGCCGGGGAGCACCGGGGCCACCAGAACCCCACACCGCGCGCGGAGTTCGTGGACCTCGCCCACGCCCACCAATGCCTGCACCTCAAGGTCGTGTGCCAGGACGAGGGTGATGTGGAGCGCGCCGCACGCATGGCTCTGGCCCTGCGTTGGCCCTGGGGCCGTGTGTGGGTCATGCCGGAAGGCACAACCACGGAGGTCCTGAACCGCCGCTGGCCGGTGATCGCCAGTGCAGCCGCCCGACTGGGCATCAACGCAACCCACCGACTGCACGTCCTGGCGTGGGGTGACGAAAGGGGCCACTAGTGGACGCCGAGCACTACGCGCGGAAGCTGATCGAGGCCCTGGACATCCCGGAAACGGAATCCACCAAGGACACACCCCGACGCCTGGTGGCTGCGCTCGAGGAAATGACCGCCGGTGTCCGCTTGGACCCCGCCCGGCACCTGGCGGTGACGTTCCCCGCTGAGTCCCCCGATCCCGGCATGATCGTGGTGACCGGTATCCCGTTCATCAGCCTGTGTGAGCACCACATGCTCCCGTTCACCGGGACCGCGACCGTGGGGTACCTGCCGGCGCCCGCTGCCCGCATCGTGGGGTTGTCGAAGCTGGCGCGGGTGGTCCAGGAGTACGCCGCCCGCCCGCAGGTCCAGGAACGCTTGGGTGACCTGATCACCACAGCGATCACCACCAACCTGGAGACGCTGGGTGCCGCGTGCGTGATCCGCGCCCACCACTCCTGCCTGACGTTGCGTGGTGCCCGTGCGACTGGCGCGAGCATGGTCACGTCCCACCTGTCGGGGCGGTTCCGTGATGAGCCGACTGTGCGCGCGGAGTTCCTGGCGCTGGCGGTGAACACCAACTAGCTGGGGGTAGGCCGGTGACAGCGACGATTACCGGCCTTGACCTCGCCGCGTGGTCCAGTGCCTTGGACCGTTTGGACCCACCACAGATCGATGTGTTCGGGAAGCTGGAATACGTCCCGACACCCAAACAGCAAATGTTCCATGACGCTACTGAGTTCGATGTGCTGTTCGGTGGGTCCCTCGGTGGTGGCAAGACCCGCGCGTTGACCATGGAAGCGATTAGGGCGTGCATCCGGTATCCCGGTATCCGGGTCGGGGCGTTTCGGAGAACCTACGGTGAGCTGAAAGAGTCGCTGCTGGCTGAGCTGATGCAAATCAACTACGCGGCAGCGGTGCGCGCGAAGTGGAACGGGTCGGATTACGAGCTGCGGTTCCCCAACGGCTCGGTGATCATGTTCCGGTATGCGGAGTCCATGCAAGACGCCACCCGGCGTCAAGGTGGCCAGTACCAGTTGCTGATCTTCGATGAGCGGACGTTGACACCCCCGGATGTAGTGTCCTTCCTGGAGTCCCGGCTGCGATCCGGCCGCAAGTCCATCCCGGTGCTCGGTATCAGATCCAGCGCGAACCCCGGTGGACCTGGGCACGGCCGGGTGCGCGTGAAGTACGTCGATGCCACCAACTACGGCACCAAAGTCGTCCACGACGAACGCGGCCGGACCATCCGGTTCATCCCGTCACGCATGGAAGACAACCCCCACCTGAACCCCGAGTACGAGAACGACCTCCTGGCGCTGCCTGAGGTGTTGCGGCGTGCCCTGCGTGAGGGCGACTGGGGTGTGTTCTCCGGTCAGGTGTTCTCCGAGTTGTCCCGTGACCGCCATGTGGTGGCACCGATCAACCTGCCGTTGTCGTGGCTGCGGTACAACGGCGTGGACTGGGGTTACGCCAAACCGTGGGCTGTGCTGTGGGCTGCCGTTGATGAGGACGGCCGGGTGTGGATCTACCGGGAGCTGTACGCCACCGGTGTGGGGGAAGCGGAGCAGGCCAGACGCATCCTGGCCGCTGAGGCCGACGATGAGAAAGTCACGGTCAGGTACGCCGACGACGCCATGTGGGCGACCCGTGGTGACGCCAAACCGATCTCCGACATTTACGCCGAGAACGGTGTCCACCTCACGGAGGCCGGCAAGGGCGCCGGGTCGCGGATCATCGGCTGGCAACGCATCCACTCCTACCTGGACAACGGGCCCGCGTGCCCCCACCACCGTGCCCTGGGGTGGACCGAGTGCCCGATGCTCCACATTTTCGACACGGTGGAGAACCTGTGGCGGGAGCTGCGGGACCTCCCACACGCCACCAAAGGTGACCCTGAGGACGCGGACACCACCGCATCCGATCACGCCGCTGACGGGCTGCGTTACCTGCTGATCAACCTGGGGACCGCGCCACGGTTCCATTTCCCGCCCACCCAACCGGAGGTGACGGTGCTTGACCCCGCCGCCACCGGGCCACGTCCACCGCAGCCACTACCGACGATGTACGGCGGGTTCCCCGTCGCGACTGAGGGGACGTCGATATGGGGCTGAGGTCGTTCGTGCGGGAGGTGTTCGGTCGCAGCGAGGTGCAGGAGAAGCCCGCCGCTACGGCACCGGTCCTGGAGCCACCAACGCCCAAGCAGGCCCGCCGCGCTGGTTTCGAGTACGGCATCCCACTGGGCAACGGTGGTGGTGGCCTGGATGTGTCCCGTCAGGTGTCGGCTGGTGCGGAACGCCAACAGACCCTGGCGCAACTCCACCAGCTCTACATGACCTGCGACTGGGTTTCCAGCTCCGTGGATGTGGTGGCGCGGACGGTCACTGCCGGCGGGTTGCAGGTGGTGTCAGAGTCCGACGTCCCGGAAGGTGAGCAACCGGCTGATCCCCCGGAGGTCCAGCGCCTCAAGCGGTTGATGAAGTTCTGCAACCCGCGTGAGGACATGATCCAGTTGCTGCGCAACGTGGTCACGGACCTGGAGTTGTTCGGGGACGCCTACCTGGAGATCGTGGTTCTGCTGGGTGAGCCGATCGCCCTGTACACGCTCGACGCCACCACGATGACGGTGCTGTCCGATGAGCACGGGGAGGTCAACGGCTACCACCAGGACGTTGACGGAGTCCGCACGGCCACGTTCGGCCCCGACGAGGTGATCCACTTCTCGTTGGACGCGCCCCGTGGTGGTTTGTACGGTGTCGGACCGGCGCAGAAGGTGCTGTTCCCGGCTACTGCGTGGCTGTTCGCCATGGCAACCCTCAAGGAATGCTTCCGCCGGGGTGACCCCCCGCGTATCCACGTTGACCTGGGTCATTTCCAGGACGGTGACGTGCAGCGGTGGCGTGAGCAGTACATGGTCAACAACCTGGGGCCCAAAGCTGTCGGCACCCCCATCTTGACCACTGGTGGTGGCGGGGTTCAGGTCCTCGACCCCCACAAGGTCGGGGATTACCTGGAGGCGTGCCGCAGCCTGCGGGATGAGATCGTTTCCGCGTTCGGTGTGCCCCCCGCGAAGGTCGGCATCATTGAGACCGGCAACCTCGGTGGTGGCACTGGTGAGGCGCAAGACAAAACATTCCGCATCAACACCATTATCCCCATTACCGCGATCATTCTGGAGAAACTGAATTTCCACCTGCTACAGGTCGGTTTCAAAATAACCAATTACGTCCTGGAGTTCAAAGAGATCGACTACCGGGATTCAGAAGTGGTGGAGAAGATCCGTGACATGCGTTTGCGGAATGGCTCCTACACCCTGAACCGGTACCGGGATGAGATTGGTGAACCACCGGTTGATGGTGGTGATGATGCTGTCCTGGTCGACCGCACCCACATCGTGGCGTGGGTCGATATGGAAGCGATGTCCAAGGCGACCATCGCGACCGCTGTGGCGCCGTTGGTCACGGCCGGTGTCAACGGGTATGTGCCTGGTGTGCCGGACGCGGAGGAACCGGAACCACCGGCGGCACTGGCTGGTGTCCACCCTGCCGCGCTTGCTGACCCCAAGGCAGCACCGGGTGGCGCGAAGGACGCGACCCAGGGCAAGGCCCCACCGGAAGGCAAGGACGGCCAAGGCAAGGCACCGAAGGAAACACTGGATGTGCGTGATCAGCGCCGGTTGTCAGAGTCGTGGCAGCGGGCCTACCGTGCTCGCCGCGCCCAGGCGTTGCGTGAGCTACCTGACCGGGAGTTGATCGACGCATGACAACGCATGTCGACCAAGCGATGCCGGTGCACCACCCTGGTGTGCCCAGTGTCCAGGCTGCTGTGCGTGCCGACCTGGTGGCACGGGAGGGGGTGGGTGTCGAGCGGTACGGCACCCCACTCCAGCCGTTCAACGGACGCAGCGCACTACGGGACGCCTATGAGGAGGCGCTGGACTTGGCGTGCTATCTCAAGCAGGCGCTGATCGAGCAGGAAATGAGGGCAACCCATGGTGGGGACACAGTCGTGTGGTGTGGCACCGCTGGTGATCACCCCGGTGCGGGAGGTGCCGGCGATCCAGTGGCCGGATGAGTCACCGAGCCCAGCGTTCTGGGCCTGGTACCTGGCACGTTTCGATCATGAGCGGGAGGCGGATTCATGAACGAGCAAGGCCACCCCACCAGGGCCCAGGACGTCACACAGTTGATCCAGAAGCGCATCGGGTAATTCCCCCTAGATCCCACCCAATGAATAGGGGTGTGGCGCGGTCCGGTGCACCGGGTCCACCCGCGCCACACCCCACCTAAGCTGCCTGGCCGTGGCCGGGTGGGTGGTGCTGTGGGTGTCGCTGGTCGCCGGGCTGGTAGCGGCACTGTGGTGGCAAGCCACCCGGTAGCTTCACTGGGGTGCTGTTCCCCGCGTTGACTGACTGGCCGGTGTGGGTGTTCTCGATCGGCACGGTCGTCGCGGTGTGCCTATGCCTGGGGGAACCGGATGGTGACGGAGGCGTTCTGCCTGGCGTGGTCCCTGCTGGTGTTTTCGACGGTCGGACTGGGGTGGCTGACGTGGACCCTGCTAGCCATGGCCATCCCTCGCCCGCGTGGATCGAAACGATGATGCAGTGGATCAACAAACCGTCGATGGTGGTGGCGTTGGGTCTGCTAGCGCTCGGTGTGGTGCTGATCATCGTGTTGCGGCCCCGTGACCGGCGGTGACCGCTCCCAGGGTGGGTGGGTGTTCACCACCGTGGGCGGTGAGCTGTTCATCCCCTGGCCCATGTCCAGCACCAAAGCCGAACGCCTCGCCGAGGACTTCTGCCAGCGCGTCGGGTGGCCATCACCATCCACCCAACGATTCCTGATCCCCGCGCCGGTCACGAAGGCGACCAAACCGAAAGGAACCGGCAGTGGACGGCGGAATGATCGCGCTACTCCCCGAAGACCCCACCGCGCTGGTCGTTGACAGTAAGAACGCGGAACCGGCCTCGGAAATACACCTGACGCTGGTCTATCTGGGTGATGACCTGACCGGGTGGGACGACGCCAAACAGGAACGGTTCATCACCCACATCTCCAACGCTGTCGACGGTGCCGGCGCCATCGAGGCGCGGGTCATGGGCCACGCCACGTTCAACCCTGATGGTGGCCCGGACGGTGACCGTGAGACGTGCGCGGTGCACCTGGTAGGGGACAGCACTGAGCTCTACCCCCTCCACAAGACGCTGGCCGACACCAGCCGGGCGCTCCTCGGCGCGGACTTTCCCCAACAGCACCAGCCGTTCCTGCCCCACATCACCGCCGGGTACGGGCTGGCCGCCGGGGATTTGACCTACACCGGGCCGATCGTGTTCAACCGTCTAGTGGTGGCGTTGGCCGGGCGGTGGGCGGAGATCTCCCTGGTGCCCCCACCGGGGGATGAGGCGATCGCCCCCTACGCCCGCACCGCCTACGCCCAGGGGTGGGCCGCATCCGGGGGGCCGATGACCGAACGGGTCCGCGCTGGGTGTGTCGCCGCTGTGGAGTTGGCCATCATCAACGCCGACCAGCCGGGCATCCTTGAGGCCACCATGCAGCTCGGCAAGCTGGAAGGCACGTGGGCTGCGGTGTACGCCCGCCGGGAGGCTCTGGTCGCCAAGCACCTGCCGGTGGTGCTGGCAGCGTGGCGCCGCGCCGCGCACATGCTCAACGTCAACGCAGCCATCGACCGGTACAGGCAATCCCTCGGTGTCACTGAGGCCGTGGACATCGACAACACCGACCACCGGCGCATGGTCGCCAACAGCATCGCCCAATCCGTGGCGTCGGCTATCGCTGGACCGGATGCGTTGCCGGCCGACCGGGAAACGATCGTGATGGCCGTCGCCGACGCACTGCGGGACGCGCAAGCGGAGGGCACCGCCGGGGCGATCGTCGCTGGAGCGGATCAGCTCGGTGTGGCCGGGACATCATTCGACCTGGCATTCGCTGACGCCCACCAGGCCCTCGGGGATCTGGGTAACTACTGGGGTCAGGGCAGTGGGTGGGTCGACCGCATGGTGTCCGGTACCGCCACGGACCTCGGTGGCCGGTTGTCGACGCTGGCCGCTGACAAAGCCAGCTACGACGACATGCTGACGGCCGCCATGGACGTCATCGGTGGTGACGACATCCGGTCTGTGGAGACCATCCTGGATTTGGCGATGGGCCAGTCATTCAGTCGTGGCGCCCTGGCGCTGTATGGGCGTGAGGGTGTGACCCAGGTCGATTACGTGACCGCTGGTGGGGAGAACGTGTGCCCGTTGTGCATCAACGCTGAGTCGGGGAGCCCGTGGGATCGGACGTCGGCGCCGGTTCCACCGCTGCACCCCTATTGCCGGTGCAACCTCCAGGCCACCAACCCCATGCAGGGCTTGACGGGGTTACTGACCCAGTACCTCGCCAGTTAGGGGGGACCTGTGGGCACGATGCGAGAGCGCATGATGGCCCGCCGGGCCGCTGACCGTGACCAGGACGCCACCGATGAGCTGGCGGAGGTCATCACCGATGTGGTCGCGGAGATCTTCGATGAGTTGCTGATCGAGGCGCTGAAACAGCCGGACATCCGCACCGCCATCAGCAACCTGGTGTCGGCCAGCAAACGCCCGGTGGCTACCCGGATGCCGGCGCGTGCGTCTGCGGTGAAGGCCCAACGCCACCGGTAACGCGGCCCTTGCGGTGTCGCCCACCGGGCTGCGACTCCAAGATCACAATGCGGGTTGCAGGCCACTGACCAGCTAGCCGGTCGGTCTCAGCCAGCAGGATCTTGCGGCGGATGTCTTCGATAAGGGCCATGACGTCCCCCTCCGGGCGCGCGGTCACCAAGGTGTTCAGCCACATGGCCCGAGCTGGACTCGCGCAATTTAACGCTACTGACCGTCATGGCGCACCGCCGGACGGTTACTTGCTGGTGAGCTAAAGAGGGAGACACCCGTGACTGACGGCACTATCGCGACCATCAACGGGACGATGCTGGTGCCCGGTGTGTCCCTGAACCGTCGCCTGTACACCCCGGAGCTGATCGAGAAGACCGTCAAGCGCATGAAGGCCCGCATCGCTGACCCTGACGGTCTGCCGATCGTGATGCGGACCCACCACGGTGCTGGTGATGACTCCAAGCTGATCGTGGGGCGGATCTCTGATGTGAGCCTCGGTGAGGGTGGGGCAGCGAAGTACAAAGCTGACCTGTACGACACCCACGCCGGTCGTGACATCGCCGCGCTGGCCACCCCGAAGAAGCCGGCACTGCGGTCCACCAGCATCCACGGGTACTGGCTCGGTCCGGTCACGACCGTCGACTACGACGGCCAGCGCGTGGAGACAGCCGATGACCTGGACATCGACGCGATCGACTTCACCCACACCCCTGGTGTGACCGGTGCGGTGTTGGACCTGGCCCCGGCTGGTGCTCAGGAGTCGGTCGCTGTGCGGACCCCGATCCAGGAGACGGTGGATGCCACGGTTACACCGGCGGTTAATGAGATCGGTGAGGCGATTATTGAGGCTAAGGACCCCAAGAAACCGTATGGGGATGTCCAATACGCCGATCCTGGTTATCAGAAGGACGGCAAAAAACGGTACCCGCTGGACACTAAAGCCCATATCCGTGCCGCGTGGAGCTATGTCAATCAGGCCGATAACGCGAAAGAGTACACCCCTAAGCAACTGGCCCGCATCAAGGCGAAGATCAAGGCGGCCATGAAGAAGATCGGAGCGGATGTGGCGAAGGAAACCGAAACAACCCGGTGGGGTGAATTGCGGGAGTACTACCCTGACGGTCCTGATGGTCAAGCCGGGTTCTGTGTGGACGCCTACAACGGGCCTATTTCGTTGACGGTGCGCGCGTATTCGGTTGACCCCTCTGATTTGCGGGCTGTTGCTGGTGCCGCGATGACAGCGGCGTGTGATGCGTTGCAGGCACTGGACCCCGATATGGACGGTGATATTGACGTCGGAACGGGGGAGGCCACACCGGACGGTGAGACGCCCGCGACGGAGGCCGTCCACATTCAGACGGCAGGAACTGTGGTCACCGGTCAGGACCTGACCGAGGAGACCCAGCGCGCCCTGACGCGCACCACACCGGTCGCTGAGGCCCAGGCGCCGCCCGCTGACCCGCCCACACCCCCACCGGCGCCCGCCACTGAAACGTCCCCCGCCCAACCGGTCGAGGGCAGCACCAACACCGAGAAGGAGCCCGCCGTGAGCGAGCCAACCCAGGCGGCCGAAACCACGGCAGCCCCGACCCGCACTCTGACCGACGCTGACGTTTCGGCGATCGGTGAGACCATCGGCGCGGCTTTCGCTGCCGCGTTGAAGGCGAACACCCCACCGGCCCCGGCGCCCGTCGCCGCCGCACCGGCCCCAGCCACCGCACCAGCGACCGAGACCGCTCCCCCCGCCACCGAGGCTGCACCGAAGGTGGACGCTGGGCAGGCGTTGAAGGAAACCGCTGCCGCTGCAATCGCTGAGGCCACCGCAGGGCTACGCACCGAGCTGACCACGTCAGTGCAGGAGACCGAGGGTCGCATCCTGACCGCTGTGCGGGAGGAACTGCAACGCCTCGGGATTCGCCCGTCGCGTCAGGGCTTCCGTGTCCACGAGAACGACCAGGTGGACCCGACGCCTGCCGCAGCGTTCGAGGACCGCGCCAACATCCTGTTGGGTGACTTCGCTAAGACCCCAGTGCCCCACGCCGGCACCGGCATCGCCCCGGCAGCTACTGGGGTCACCGCCACGGGCTGACCGCTAGGCACCACCCACCACCCGTCCCGCCATGCCGTGAGTGTGGCGGGTTTTTTCATGCCAAGAAAGAGCCACAATGCCTAGTGAACTCCAGGAGGCACTGACCACCGCAGGGTCAGTGACCCCCTTTATCCCAAAGTCTATTGACCCGGTACTCCTTGAGTACCAGCGTCGGTACGCGCCATTGCTGGCCGCTATCCCAACCAAGCAATGGAATAGCACCCAGTACTTCTTCAACCGTCGTGTCGCGCGCCCCGATTCCGGTGGTGTCGTTGACGGTGGTGCTAGGCCGATCGGTAACAGCGTTTACGAGCAGGCAGTGTTCAACATTCGCCTGTTCCAGGCCGTGGGTTCGGTGACCGGGTTCGCCCAGACCGTGACTCGTGACCTTGTCGGTGACCTGCGTCAGATGGAACTTGACGGCACGGTCACCAGCATGATGTGGACGCTGGAGAACACCCTGATCTGGGGTCACGACGGTGCCACAGTCGCCGGTCAGTACCCGATCTGCTCCGGTCTGGACTACCTGGTGTCCAACTGGGTCGCCGGGTCTGGTTCCAATGCGTTCGTCAACTCCATTGATCAAGCCGGTGGCACTTTCGTGCTGCGGTACCTGGACCAGTTGATGGACATTGTGGAAACCAACGCCGCGATGCCGGTGGGGTCTTCCCACATGTTCCTGATGTCGCCGCGTATGGCGTCGTCTGTGTCGCAGGTCCTGATGTCTCAGCAGCGTTTCGAGGCCCCCACCACCACCATTGGTGCCGGCCTGAACGTGCCGACTTACCGTGACGTGCCGATCGTGAAGACGTCGTTCCTGTCTCCGCGCGCGAACCAGCAGGGCACCGTCACCACCGGCACCGCGACCACTGGTGGGACGTTGGCCGCTGCCACGTACTCCTACAAAGTGGCGGCAGTGATCGCGCGGTTCGGTGAGATCCAGGCCAGCGTTGAGGTGTCCCAGGCGACCACCGGTTCCACCTCCACCGTGACCCTGACCGTGGCTGCACCGGCGAACATGCCTGATGGTGCTGCCCCGATCCTGTACAAGATCTACCGCTCCACTTCCACCGGCGCGGAGACCCTGCTCGGTGTTGTGGACGCGTTCGACACCACCGGTGCCGCTGTCACCACCATCACCGACACCGGCACCAACCTGCTCACCAACGGTTCAGGCAACACCGGCCCGGCTGCCTACCAGGGCACCAACGTCGGCGCGCTGCCGCGCACTGGGGTCCATGAGGACGTGTACCTGGTGCCACGGGACCCGAACTTCCTTGTTCGCCCCTACACCCGCGACATGCAGATCATTCCGCTGTCGCCCACGGTGACCGCCCCGGACACCCTGCCGTTCGCCGTCTTGACGGACACGTGCCTCGCGGTTCGTGCACCCAAGTACGTCGGCCGGTTGTCCCGTGTGATCGCCAGCCTGTAATCCCCACCCGGACTCCCAGGGGGCGTGGCCTACCGCGCTCGGCTGCGCCCCTTGGGTCCATTTCACTGGAGACGAGGTTCCTTGTGTTCGCTGCCCGTTCAGTGATCATCCCCAGTAATCACAAGGCCGTGGAGTTGACCGCAGGGCTGGACACCACCGGCAAGTACACGATGCTGGTGCGGTTACGGCCGACCACGACCAGCGGCAACGGTGTGTTCGTCGGTGGGCCTGATGTGGGAATGAACCACGGGTTCCTGCTGTCGAATGACTCCTCAGTGGATTCAACGATCACCCCCAACCCGCAAGTCACCGCCACATTGCAACCCGGTGAAACAGTGTGGGCCGCCCAATTCACTGGATCCCAACAGATCGTTGACGTCTTGGTGTATTCCGCCGACTAACAGATAAGGATTCGCCATGGGTGCACCTGCTGTGACCCTCGTTGATGCCGGTGGGTTCCCCGTGTCGGCATCCAGTTCCGGTGTCGTCGCCGCTGGCGCGGGCACGACCGTTATCAAGAACGGGCCGGGGCGTTTGGGGCGTGTGACCGTCACCGGTGCAGTACCGACCGGTGCCCTGACGTTCTACGACAATGCGTCAACCGGTTCTGGCACTGTCCTGGCCATTATCCCGGCTAGTGGTGTCACCTCCGGTCAGACTTTCGATGTCCAAATGCCAGCAGCGAACGGGATAACAGCCGTGGGCGCTGTTGGTTCCGCTGCTGTGACCGTCAGCTACAGCTAAACGGAAAGCGAGATCACGTCATGTCGGTTTGGTTGAAGAAGCGCACTGCTGGTTCCGCTCCCGGTGTGGAGTGGACCAAAGACGGGGACGTACAGGAAGTCCAGGACGAGGACATGGCCAGAGAACTGCTGGACCGTGGTGATGGGGAGTTCACCGAGGCGAAGCGCCCGGCAGGTGCCCGCCCCTCCGATGAGGCCAACGCTGATCGTGTCGGCCGGGAGGTCTCAGAGACCGGGACCGGGAACGCCGCGAAGGCCGACGCAGGTCCGGCGGCCACCCCCGTCAAGGCCACCACTGGTGCCGTGATTCCGGGTGACACCACCACCAACCCCACCAGCACCAAGGCCGGGAAGTAGCCGCGCGGCGTCCAGGGGGTGACGTATGAGCCTTGACCAACCGATCCCCCTGGCCACCGCAGCCCAATTCACTGAGGGCCCGTTCGCCAACCTGGTTCAGGGGTTCACCGCCCAAGCACTGACCAACCTGATGCTGACGGCCACCAGGTCGTGTGAGTCGGCGTGTGACCGGCGGCTGGTGCCGTTCACTGGGCTGTTGGAGACGATGCGCGCGGAGTCCGTCGACGTTGAGGACGCGATCGACGCCTACGTGCCACTGGACCCCACCGCCCAGCTCGGTGCGTCGCGTGCGGCGTCACTGGGGTCCACGATGCTGGTGCGGCACTTCTGGGTCCGGGAGTACCCACCCCGGTACCCCGAACTGTGGACTGGCGCGATCCAGTCGATCAACCTTTACCGGTCGTTCGCTGGGCAGCAGGCCGTCCAGCCGTCCACGATGCAGTTCGAGCCGGACACCGGGCACCTGCGGTTCCAGCTTGGGACGTTCGTGCCCCAGGGCACCACCATCGCCATCGCCTACTCCGGTGGGTACGGCACCATCCCAGCGGATCTGGTGGAGGCTGGTCGGTTCATGGCCGCTTCGATCGCGGTCAAGCAACTCGATCCCGTCGACGGCCGGTCCGGGCATGACCCGGATGCGTTGCGCGCTGAGGCGATGGAGATGTTGGCTCCGTACGTCCGCCGGTAGGCCAGAGGGGGCGTGGCGTGGCCAAACGCAAGGGGCACAAGCTCAGCGCGGCCACCAAAGCGAAGATCTCCGCCAAGCTCAAAGGCAAGAAGCACCCTGGGCACAAAGGCACCCACAAAGGTCACCCGATGTCAGCGGCGACCAGGGCGAAGATCTCCGCCGCGCTCAAGGGGCGCCACACCGCAGGCCATAAGGGCCACGCGATGTCCTCGGCGACCCGCGCGAAGATCTCGGCAGCGTTGAAGGGCAAACACCACGCCGGGCACGCGATGTCAGCAGCGACCAAAGCGAAGATCAGTGCCGCGCTGAAAGGCAAAACCCACAAGGGCCACCCGCTGTCCGCTGCGTCACGGGCGAAGATCTCGGCTAGCTTGCTGGCCCGCCACGGCCGCACAACCCCGCTGCATCCCGTCAACCACACACCGGGGGCGAAACGGGCACGGACCACTCACCACGGGACCAAGACCGGGGCGCACAAGCAAGCGTCGCTGCACCGTCCAGCGCACCCGAAGTCCCGCACCGGTGGGCGTCGCGGGCTGATCTCCGCGCACACCCGGCGTCACCTCAAGGGGTTCCTGCACAAGGGGATTCGCCATCACCGTCACCGTCCGGTGTTGCGCCGCCGTGCGCGGGCTCACCGGGTGTGGAAGCGACGGAGGCGGTCACGGTGAGGTCCCCGATGGTCTCCGGGGTGTGATCCAACGGCTGAGGGTTCTCCGGCAGCGGCTGGTCACGCCACTCATCACGATCGGTGATCAACCTGTCCACGTAGTGGGGGTCCAGACCGGTCGCCCGGACACCAACGAACTGGACTTCCCCACCGGGGTTGAGCCCTGACACGTAGGCCCACGTCATGGCCTCAGCAAAGGTGTCGGCTTCGGTGTTGAGCCCACCGAGCCACTGAGGCCCGTCAGGGTGCTCGGTGTCGACGAAAGACATGTGCCAGTAGGTCCGTGTCATCCGATGATCGTAGGCAGTAACGAGGAGGAACCGATGGCCAGCGAAGACAACGACGCCCACCCCAACCCTGGTGCGGTCGGTCACGAGCACCAGGTGGCTGTCCACGCCGGGTATGACCAGGAGACGGAGCTGGAGTTGGCCCGGCGTGCCACCGCTGAGGGCCTGATCGGTGACGGGGGCGACAAGGACCCCGAGGGGTACCCCGTCCACGCCGGGCACGCGCACGTCGCGGGTATCGACGGACCCCAGGATGGGGAGTCGGGCGTTGACGACGACACCGGCCACAACCAGGACTGACCTAGCGAGCGACGGCCCGATCCTCCCCTACTCCGGGGGTCGGGCCGTCGCCGTACCCAGGGGGTGATCGGGTGAACACCGCTGACGCGTGTGATCGGGAAGCGGCGTGGCTGTCGACGGCCGGTGATGGCCTGCCGACGCTGCCGGCCACCGCTGGTGGCCCCTTCGGGTTGATCCAGGCTTACTGGCCCCGGACCCCCGGTAAACGCAACGCCGGGCAGTTGTATGTGCTGCGCAGGACGATCGAGGAGAAGCGGTTCGCTAACCAGCGGCGCATGGCCACCCACCACCTGGTGCTCAAGCTGGTATGGCCGTTGACGTCCGGGTCCGGTAACGCTGAGGCCGATCAGCGTGGTTTCGATGCGGCGATCGATCTGGTCATTACCCGCATTGGTGGGTTCGTTGGTGACAAGACCCACGGTGGCCGGTTCCTGTCGGTCGCTGAGGGCGACCACTCCGGTGTGACGGTCCATTTCGATGACCCGGCGTCCACGTTGCCACCGGGAGCGGAGTTCCGCGCGGAGATCATGTACTCCGCTGATGATCAAGACTTCACTGGCTAGCTCGTTTCACCCCCCATTCCCACCCGGTGCCGCCGGGTGCTCCCGCGCGCTCCCGGAAGGCGAATCGCCGTGCTCCAACGAAACACCAGCGGATACCCAATCGGACTGCCCACGCTCGGTCTTGGTCGCCAGATCCACCCCGGTGAGGACTTCGACCACAAGGAGCGCCTGGCCGGGTTCACCCCGGTTGATGAGTTGGACCAGGCCGAAGACACCGACGCGCAGCCGGACGCCGAAACCGAGCCCACCAGCGACCAGGACGCCACCGCAGCCAGCGACGACGCACCGCAGCTCGACGCGCAGCCGTCACCGGTGGCAGTCGACTCCATCCCCGTCCGCGACACCACCGAGCAGCACGCCGAGGAGGCGTAACCGATGACCGCCCTTTCGCGCCTCGCGCACCTGGGTATCGCCAAGGAAACCGTGATCGGCACCTACCTGGCGCCCACCGTGTTCGTGCCGTTCACCAAGGCCGACTACGAGGACATGTACACCGAGATCAAAGACGAGTCGATCCGCGCGAACGACTCGGTGTTGCAGGGCATCTACCAGGGCCCCGTGGAAGCCGACTGGTCGATTGACCTCATGGCCTACCCCGACGTTGTCGGCCACTTCCTACGCGGCTCCATCGGCCCCGACACCGTCGCGACTGGGGTGTCCACCACCGTGGCCACCGGCGGGTCAGCGATCGGCGCCACCACCCTGCCGTCCACGGCCACCATCCCCGCGCTGTCGTACATCAGCGTCGGCACCGGCGCCACCCAGGAGTACGCCTACGTCACCGCAGTGTCCGGTGCCGGCCCGTTCAACCTGACGGTCACCACCGTGGTCGGTCAGGCCATCGGTTTGACCAAGGCCCACGTCGCGACCGAACCGCTCGTGTCCCAAACCACCCACACTTTCAAGCAGTCACCGTCAGCGGCCAAGGCCACGTACTCCCTGACGGTGTACGACACCTCCAGCGGCACCCCGACGCTGGGGTATGTCGGTGCCGCGTTCTCCGATGTGGGATTCAAGATCGACCCCAAGGGCTCGGTCAGCCTGAACACCAAACTCAAGGCACTGCCAGGGGTAGCCCAGTCCACCCCGACACCGACCTACACCGCGCTGCCGCCGGTACTGGGTTGGCAGTGGGTGATGACCAACGCCGGTGGTGCTTCCACCCGTGGCCTGTCCCTGGATTTGAGCATCAAACGCGCGGTGGAGGCCATCCACTCCAGCAACGGGTTGCAGGCACCACGGGAGATCTTCCAGGGCGCCCTGGATGTCGACGGCACGTATAAGGCGATCTTCGAGAACCTGACGGACCTGAACCTTTACACCAACTACACCCAGACCCCGACTACCGCGACGCTACTGCAACCAGCGGTGTTCGGTGGCGCTTCCCTGGCGTTGAACCTTTCCCAATCAGGGTGGTTCAAAGGAAAGCGTGACCTCGGCTCCGCATACGTCCAGGCGGCATTCAGCCTGGCCGGTATTTACAACGCCACTGACGCCGGTTCTGTCAGCGCAGTGTTGAAGAACTTCCAAACGGCCAGCTACTGAGCTGGGTCGTCCCTTTCGAGCGCAAGGGGTGATCCCTGATGGGTTACGCCAACACCGTCGTGCATATGGACTTCTCTGACCTCAGCGAAGACCCAGTGGGCGATCCGATCTGGATTTCGGTCCGCAACTTCAAAATGATGAGCCCCGGTGAACTGGCGCCACGGGACATCCCGCTGGACGCTGACGGCAAACCGAAAGACCCAGAGCAGGCACAGCAGGCCATGTATGAGGTCCTGGCCAAGACAATCATCGGGTGGCGTGTGTATGACGCCAACTCCCTGGCAGTCGACCCCGAGACCGGCACCCCGCTACCAATGCGGCGACTGGAATCACCCCCGACACCAGCACGGGTGGCGTGCCTACCCGTGGAGATCATCAACCGACTGTCGGACGAAATGGCCAAAGCAGTAAACCCTCCCTCGGACTCGGCGAGCCCTATTACGAAGACGTCATCCTCGTTGCCGAGTCCATCTACGACGGAACTTGGGGAGGCGGGGCAGTCCCTGGCGAGCTGATCGACTTCGAGTTGATGCGCCAAATGAGGTGGTCCTGGGCGGAACTCCAGGCGTGCCCGATCTATGTGCGCCGGTACGTGTGGGACTTCCTGGAGATCCGGGCACAAGCCGAACGCGACGCCGCCGAAGACCAACGCCGGAGGCACCGTCATGGCTGAGTTGCTGCCTGGTGTCCTGCCGGCCATGTTGACGCGGATCGCAGCGGTCAGCGAAGTGAAGTCCCGGTCGGCGTTGACTGCCGTCGCGTTGGCCGTGGAGAAGCAAGCGAAGATCAACGCCAGTAGTGGTCAGCACCGGCGTGGCACCAAGACACCAGCGTCACGGGGGTCCGGTCCGGCCCGGATCTCCGGGACGTTGGTCAGGTCCATCACCCACACCCCTGCCGTGATGGGCCTGTCGGGGTGGGAGACCCGCGTCGGTGTCGCCGATGGGTTGTTCTCGCCGTACAACCACCGAACCCAGTCCAGCACCTACGGGAAGTATTTGGAAACCGGGTTACGCGGCGGGGGCACATACCCATTCCTGGGACCGGCTTTCCACATGGTGTCCAGCATCTCCATCTACACGATTTTCAAGGCTGTGTTCTCGCTGGGCTAATGGATGGGGGCTTGCCGGGTCATGCAACTCGATGAGCTTTACATCCTGATGCGGTTGGACAACCAACAGGTTAACGCCGGGTTCGTGGAATCCGGTGCCGCTGGGGACGCCATGGCCGTCCAGGTCGCGACCGCGATGAAGGAAATCGAAGCGTCGGTCGCGAAGGTCGCCGAGTCCACCCGCATGGTGACCACCGCCGGTGACGAGATGGCAGTGGCGTGGGAACGCGACATCGCCGCCATGCGCGCCGAGACAGCCACCCTGGCTGAGGGCATGGCCGCAGCCGAGGCCAAGGCCACCGCCAGCACCGCTGAGATGTCCGCAGCGATGGACGCCCAGGCAGCTAAGAGCTCCGGTCTAGCGGGGGCACTGGGCGTCAGCAACGCGGCCCTGATGGGTGCTGGTGTCGTCGCGGCTGGTGCCGGCATCGAGTTCGCCAAGATGGCCGGTGACTTCAACATGGCCACCACGCGGCTAGTCACGTCCGCTGGTGAGACCCAATCGAACCTGCAAATGGTTCGTGACGGCATCCTGGCCATGGCGGGGTCGGTTGGTTACAGCTCCGATGAGCTGGCCGCTGCGATGTACAAAGTGGAGTCCGGTGGCCAGCACGGCGCTGCCGCGCTCAAGGTCCTCCAGGCAGCAGCCCAGGGCGCTAAGGCCGAAAACGCTGACCTGACCACCGTGTCGGATGCCCTGACCAGCGCCATGGTCGACTACAAAGTGCCGGCGGATCAGGCAGCCACGGTCACCAGCAAACTGGTCGCGGCGACAAGCCAAGGCAAGATGACGTTCGAGGAACTAGCCAGTTCCATGTCAGCCATCCTGCCGGTGGCCTCAGCGAACCACGTGTCGCTTGACGACATTCTTGGTGATCTGGCGAGCATGACGGTGCACGGCATGTCCGCGCAGCAGGCCACACAGAACCTCGCCGACGCTATCCGGCACATGGCGGCACCGACCCAGGTGCAGGCCAAGGAACTGGCCTCCCTCGGTATGAACGCCACCGAGGTGTCCAAGTCACTGGGCGCTCAGGGCCTTTCCGGGACCATCAACGAGATCTCTAACCGGATCACGTCACAAATGGGTCCTGACGGAATGGTCGTCCTAAACCTGACTAACGCACTGAAAGGAATGTCACCGGCGGTCCAGGACCTGGGTGCGAAAGTGCTTGACGGGTCCATGTCGATGAAGGACTTCACTGCCTCAGCCAAAGGCATGGATGTTATTAACGCCAAGCAGGTGACTAGCTTCGCCGCGCTTGCCGGAACAATGCACGGTATCGGGACCGAAGCGAAGTCAGGTGCTGACGTCTACCAAACGTATTCCCAGGCCATGCAAAGGGCCATGGGTGACGCCACCGGCATGAACGTGGCGTTGATGATCGGTGGGGAGAACGCCACCACCACCGCCAACGCCATCAAGGTGGTGTCTGGGGCGACCGCTGACGCCAGTGGCAACGTCAAGGGGTTCGCGGAGATCCAGCAGGAGTTCAACTTCAAACTGGCAGCAGCCAAAGACGGGCTCGGTGCCCTGGCCATCAGCATCGGCGAGAAGCTACTGCCGGTCCTGACCCCCCTGGTGGGGATGCTGGCGACCGGCGCCACCTGGCTGGCCAACCACCAAGCGGCGGCCACCACCCTGGCGTTCATCATCGGTGGTGTCCTGGTCGTCGGCCTGGTGGCCGCCACCGTGGCCACGTGGACATGGTTCAGCGCGCTGATGGCGACCAACCTGGCGCTGATCGGCATCGAGGCACCGCTGTGGATCGTGATCGGTGTCGTCGCCGCGCTGGGGTTCATCGTTTATGAGGTAATCCAGCATTGGCAAGGGGTCGCGGACTTCTTTAAGGGCCTCTGGAAAGACGTTGTCGCGGTATTCGATGGCGCCAAGAACCTGATCTTGGCACCGATCCATGCCATCGAGGGGGCATGGGACTCGTTCGTCGGTGGGTTCACCAACCCGGCAGCTAAACTGGCCGACTCGGTGAAGGGCTTCGACCGGTTCTTCCTCGACATGGGTGCGTCCGTCAAACGCGGGTTCGATGCGGTTCTCAAATTCTTCACCCAATCACCGGCCCAAATGGCATTCGAGTTGGGTCAAGGTCTCGGTAAGGCGACCCGCGCTGTGGTCGATTTCGTCACGTCACTACCACAGAAAATGGGGAACCTGGAGCATTTCCTGGTGCAGAAAGGCAAAGACCTCCTCACCGGGATGCTGCATGGCATCGAAGACGGAGGCAAGGCTGTTGGCTCGTTCTTTATGGCCCTGCCAGGTAACGCTGTCCGTTGGGTTGGCAACGCCGAGAGCTGGCTTGTGCAGAAAGGCAAGGACGCCCTAATCGGGATGTGGCACGGAGCCGAAGACGGCGCACAAGCCGTTTGGGATTTCATGAAAGCACTGCCCGGTCACGTCATTGACTTCTTTGTGGCCGCGCCGAGCTGGCTTTATGACGCAGGAGCTAACATTCTCAAGGGGTTGTGGAACGGCTTTACCGGGTTCGTTGGGACCGTTTATGACGGTATCAAGAACTTCATCAGCAACTTCATCAGCGGGTTCATGTCCGGTTTCGCGATGTCGTCCCCCTCCCAAGTGATGATGAACATCGGTGGGAACATCATTCAGGGCCTGTGGAATGGTGTAGTGGAACGGTGGAACGCATTCTGGGGCTGGGTCGGTGGTATACCCGGCTGGATCGGCAACATATTCAGCAACTCGGCTAGCTGGTTGATCAACGCCGGATACAACATCGTGGTGGGTTTGTGGAACGGCATCGCGTCCGGGTGGAGCTGGCTTAGCGGTCAGGTGTCCAACCTGGCCAGCTCACTGCTCGCCACAGCCAAGGGCGCGCTGGGGATCTCCTCACCGTCGAAGCTGTTTGCCACTGAGGTCGGTGCGTGGATCGCACCCGGTCTCGCTGAGGGCATCGCCGCGACCACCAAGGTGGCCACCGGTGCGGCAACCAAGCTGGCCCAGGACGTCACCAAGGCAGCGCAGGGCACGACGGTGGGTGGCCTGGCAGTCGGCTCCGGTGGTGCCGGCGCGATGTTCGCCCTTGGTGGTGCTGGTGCTGCCGGTGCCGGTGGGGGAGTGAATATCCACCTCAACGTCGCGGGCAGCGTGTGGTCCACCGGTGACCTGGTGAAGGAAGTCCAGCAAGCGATGCTGCGCCACGGCATCCGCAATAACAATCCCGGAATCAATTACGCCTACGCCTGACCATTCCAGGCCCTGGTTCCCGTTACTGATAGAGGAGTCGATTCACCATGCCCATTATTCACCTGGGTAATTCCCAGGCCGTCCATCACGTGGTCGGTGCGTCCGGGGAGGCGGAGCGGACACCACTGGAAGGCGACCAGGTCACGGAAATCAACCTGCCGGACGGGGTGTACACGCTGCGGGAGCAGATCCGCACGGTCACCCACCGCGATGGGATTTGGCCCGCGCATTCCGACGCTGACCGCCCCTCGTGGGTCCACTGCTCGGACCCCGAGCTGGAGGCCGCGCTGATGGATCACTGGGGGTGCCGTGCCGGCGGCCCGGATGACTTCATGCACCGGCTCGATGAGCTGCACCTGGTGCCGCGCCGTGACCAGGCGTCGTCCGAGCTGACCGAGGGTCCCGGCAGTAGCGAAGGGGGCGATGCGTGATGCGCGTTAACAAGGGCGCTGACATGCAGAGCGCTGAGATCGGTGGTGGTGTCTATGGGATCGGTGGCACCGCTACCGCCACCTCGGCGACCAGCCTGACCGCTACTGGCACACCGTTCGTGGCCAGCGCGCTGATCGGTCAGATCGTGGCGGCCGGTTCCGTCTACGGCGTGATCCTGTCCAACACCACCTCGGTGTTGACCATCGACCAGTGGTACAACCCGGCCAGCCCGAACTCCACACCAGGCTCCACTCCTAGCTCCACCGTTGTGTACTCGGTGCTGCCTGGTGCGGCCCCTGCGATGTTCATGGCGATCACTACCGACGCTGCCGCCGCATCGGCCACGGACACGGTCTTGGCGTCTGAGGGCTCCACTGCGGGGTCCGGGATGCTGCGCAAGCCTGGGACGTACGCCCACACCACCAGCGCCACCAGCTACACGATGGCGGTCACGTACACCTACACCAGCACCGACAACGGGACAACTCGGGTGTTCGCCAAGATCGGCATGTTCAACAGTGTTGTTCCGGTCACCGGGATTATGCAGTTTGAGACGCTGATGAACTTCACCGCTTCCCTGTCGATTACTGGTGACGCGGTCACGGTCACCCAGACCGTCACCGAATAAGGGGGCTCGCTGAATGAGCCTCCAAACGTGGGGCGAGACCCTGATCTCCTCCCAGGTCGATGGCACAGCAGTCACTGGCACGACTGCTGCTGCTGTTGAGCCACCCGCAGCGCGCTTCACTCTCCCGGCGAACTTCTTTGTGCCCGGCAAGGTGCTGCGTGTCAATGCGTGGGGTCGGATCTCAAACATCGTTACCACGCCCGGCACTCTGACTCTTGATGTTCGTTTCAATACGTCCTCGGTGGTATTCAACGGTGGCGCGGTCAGTCTTAACGTGGTGGCGAAAACGAACGTGGCATGGCGGCTGATCATGATGCTCACGTGCCGCACCATCGGCAATGGCACAGTCGCTACGTTACTTGGGCAGGGTGATTTCACCTCAGAGTCTGTGGTGGGGTCGGCTGCCGGTATCGCTAATGACGCAATGTTGCCTGCGTCGGCCCCGGTGGTCGGTACTGGTTTCGACTCGACGGTTGCCCAGACCGTGGATTTGTTCGCCACGTTCTCGTTGACGGGTAACAGTCTCACGTCACACCAGTACACGTTGGAATCAATGAACTAGCGATGGGGCGAGTTTGCTATGCCGATTCGTCTTGACGTAGCAAGCTCGCCCGCCTCGATCAAAGTCGCCGGGGTAGGACCCACCGCCACTTCCGGGTCATTCACACCCAAAGCCGGTCAAACGGTCGTAGTGATGGCAGCGGCAGGGTGGTGTGCTACTCCCCCCGTATCCATTGCGTGTAGTGACTCCGGCGGCCATACGTGGCTCACCCCACCGGGGGCCACAGCAACGGGCGTCACTACTAACAATGGTGGTTGCGCGCAACTGTTTTACTGCTATTTCCCGGTGTCCCCGGGGGCTATTACCGTCACGCTCACCTACACAGGGTTGAGCACTGGCGGCGGAATGTTCGCGGACATTCTACTGATGTACGGCGCCAACCCGGTACAAAACGGTGCCACTGCTAGCAGTGTTGTGGGTTCGCCGGGTAGCGCCGCCGGTACCGTCTCGATCACGCCCCAGTTCTTGCGGTCGTGGATTTTCGGGGTGTCGGATAACACATCCAACGGCACGAGCACGTGGACAGCTTTCAACGCCAACACGGTCTCTGACGTCAACTGGGTTGATGCCACTGACGGCATTATTGCGGTCGCTTGGGTCAACACAGCGGATCTCCCGCCCGGCACCGCGTTCACCATGGGTGGTACGTGGTCGACCGCCACTGTCGCATCGAATAACGCGGCAATGGAGATGGTGCCCGCGCCTGATGTGGGAAAGACGGGTACTTCCTGGCACCCAGGGAAAGGCCCCAGCAAACGGGCACGGTTCTATAAGACTGCCCGTGATACGACCGCTGTGACGGCGTCCAACGTCAACCTGATCGCTGCTGTCAGCGACAACGCACCAGTGTCGGACACGGTCGCGGCCAGCGCGATCATCACCACCCGCGCGGTCTCCGACGTCGCCCCGGCGTCCGATGTGGTCGCCACGTCCGCAGTGGTGGTTTCCCGGACCTGCTCGGACACCGCCAGCGCCAGCGACGCTGTTGTCCGGTCCACGGTGGCCACCAGCAGGACGGTCACCGACACAGCGGCTGCCAGTGACGCGGTCACTCGTGGGGTCCAGGGCTTCACCCGTGGGGCCTCGGATTCGGCACCGGCGGTTGACGTGGTCGCCCGTGGGTCGGTTGTGGTGTCCCGGTCGGTCAGCGACACAGCGTCGGCGTCCGATTCCGTGGCGCGCGGCGTGGTGTCGGTGTCCCGCACCGTGGCCGATGCCGCACCAGCCAGCGACACGGTGGTGCGCTCGGTGGTGGTGCGGGCCCGCACCGTCAGCGACACAGCGGCAGCGGTGGATGCGGTCACCCGCTCTGTGGTGGCCGTTTCCCGATCTGTCAGCGATGCGGCCAGCGCGGCTGATTCGGTCACCCGCAGTGTGGTCGCCCCGGTGCGGGTGGTCGCGGATTCGGCGCCGGTATCCGATGCGGTCACGCGCGGACCGGTGTCGCCCACACGGACGCTCACCGACAACGCACCGGCCGCTGACACGGTTAGCCGGGGGATCACGGTCGGTCGGGCAGCGGCTGACTCAGCGCCAGCTACCGACACCGTGGCCCGGTCGGCCCGGTCGTCAACACGGGTTGTCGCGGATACCGCCAGCGCGGCCGACAGTGTTGTGCGCGGTCTGGTGGTGGTGGCGAGGTCGGTCACTGACGCGGCCTCAGCGGTCGACTCAGTGGCGCGCGGTGCCAAGTCCAGCACCAGGACGGTGGCCGACCTCGCACCAGCGGCAGACGCGGTCACCAGGGTCCAGGTCCTGACTGGTCGTACCGTGGCCGATTCGGCGCCCGCGTCGGATGTGGTCTCACGGGCACCCGTGGCGCGGGCTCGCACGGTGGCTGATGCGGCCTCAGCTAGCGATGTGGTGGCCCGTGGGTTGGTGGTGGTGTCCCGGTCGGTCGTTGACACGGCTGGGGCGGCAGACGCGGTCGCACGGGCAGCGGTCGTGGTGTCGCGGGCAGTGGTCGACACGGCACCTGCGGTTGACGTGGTCACCGTGGTGGCTTCTCACCGCGCCGTGGTCACCGACGCTGCACCAGCGGCCGATGTGGTGGTGCGGGCAGCCCAGACCAGCACCAGGGCTGTTGCTGACACTGCGACGGCCAGTGATGTGGTGGTTCGTGGGGTGGTGGTCCCGTCCAGGGTGGTCACCGACGCCGCACCAGCTAGCGATGTGGTGGCGCGCGCGGTTTTGTCTCTTACCCGCACGCTAAGCGACAACGCACCAGTCAGTGACGTGGTGGCCCGTTCGGTCACCTCGGTGTCCCGGACCGTCACGGACACCGCCCCGGCAGTCGATGTGGTCGCCCGCTCGACGGTGGCCGGCATCCGGGTCGCAGCCGACACGGCACCAGCCAGTGACGCTGTCGCTAAGGGCGTCCAGGCCCGCACCCGGACCGTGGCCGATACCGCACCGGCGTCGGACGTTGTTACACGGGCTGGTGTGGGTTTGCCCCGGACCGCCACCGACAACGCACCTGTCAGCGATGCGGTCTCGAGGGCGCCCGTCGCGCGGGCACGGATCGTGTCGGATCTGGCGCCAGCCCTCGACACGGCCAGCCCAGGCAACGTCACCGCGATAACCGACAGCGCACCAGCCAGCGATGTGGTGGCACGGTCACCGGTATCTCGGCAACGCACAGCCGCTGACACAGCGTCGGCCGCTGACGTGGTGACCCGTGGGCCTCGCCTGTCGCTGCGCCTGGTGTCGGATACCGCGTTGGCCGCTGACGCGGTCACACACAACATCGCGGTCCTGCGGGCCTTGGCTGACTCCGCGCCAGCGTCCGACGTTGTCACACGGGCGTTCGGGTGGACCCGCACCGCCACAGATCTGGCCACCGCCAGCGACCTGGTGACCCGTGGGCTGATCAACGAAGGCCGCACCGCAGCCGACACCGCCCACGCGGTCGATGGCATCGCCGGTCGGTTCGTGTTGTTCGTGCGGACCGTCATCGACTCCGTACCCGTCAGTGACATCGCCACCAGCAGCGAAGTCGAAGTCGCTGCGGTGTGGCCACCGGCGGTACGCGGTGCGGTGATCACCGGCGCGATCGCGGCGACCAGCGCCACGGTGGCCAGCGCCATGACCGGCATCACCGGGATGGTCACCGGCCCCGCGTCAGGGGTCTCCGGGGTGGTGACGACTCCAGCGACTGCCACCGGTGGGTCGGTCACCTCCACCAGCACCGCGACCGGCGGGTCCGTCCACTAACTAAAGGGGGGTGGCCGTGGCGTTAATTGCCGCGTCGATTCTGCAACTGAACCTGAATTTCAAGCAGGGCGCGGACGCGCTGGTGGCCCTGACGGTGGTCGACGCCAACGGTGCACCGATCACCAACCCCACCGGCTACTCGGTACGCGCCCAGATCCGGGTCACCCCCACCGGGCCGGTGTTGTTCGAGTGGAACACCACCCCCGGTGCCGGCATCGGCACCGCCACGATCACCTACACCGAGATGACCCAAACCACGACCGTCGCCCTGGTCCTGACCAAAGCCCAGTCAGCGCTGTTCACGTGGGGTTCGGCGCTGTGGGACTGCGTGGTGACCAGCCCAGCCAACCAAACCGCGTGCATCGCTGAGGGAACCGTGGCGATCGACCCAGCGATCACCTACTAGCCGGGGGAGGTGCCTGTGGCCACGGTCTTGGCTAACCCCAACTTCCCCATCGGATCGTTTGAGGTGGACTTCGGGTCCGCGAACGGCCCCCCGGACACCCCCACCACCGCCCGGTTGAGCATCAACGCCGCGTACCGGCGGCTGGCCGTGCGGGAGTTCTCCGTCGACCGTGGCCGGCAGTACGAGCTCGACCAGATCCAGGCCGGGACGTTGGTCGCTAACGTGTTCGATCCCCTGGAGCTGTTCAACGTCGCCAACGCGTCCAGCCCGTTCAACACCGGCGGCAACATCGTCACCCCGTACCGGCCGGTGTGGAACTGGTGGATGTGGCCTAACCAGCCGGGGTCCGGGAACATCATCAACACCGGTGTCCACACCGACTATGACCCCTCTTTCGAGCTGAACCCCGATAGCGCCCTCGGGTTGTGGGTCGCAGCCGGGGGCACCACCACCCTCGCGCGGTCCACGGTGCAGCACTTCGACGGCACCCACGCACTGCTGATCACCCAGTCCGCTGCCGGTGCCGGGTTCGGGGCACAGAACACCTTCCGTACCGCCCCGGACCTGACCTACACGTTCTCCTGCTACGTGTTCCTCACCGCCCAGACCGGCCTGACGGTCACGGCGCGTGTCGTGGACGCCAACGGTGCAATCCACACTTCGACGTCCACGAGCACCCAAGGATCGTGGGTGCGTCTGTCGGTCACGTGGAACACCGTGGACACCTTGGAGCCGGTCACCGTCTATGGGACTGGTGTCGCGGCCCCGACGTTCTACCTCGACGCCACCATGTTGGAGTTCGGGGCAGCCGTCAGCACGTTCACCACGACCGGGCCGACCCTGTACGTCCTTTACTCGGGGTGGGTGGAGCGGTTCCCCACGACCTATGACATGTCGGGGTTCCGTGCCACCAGGCCCCTGGCTGCGGTGGATGCCCTCGCGATCCTGTCCCGGACCGCTGTCTCCCAGTCGTACACGGCAACGATCACCGCTGACGCCCCAGTGGCCTACGCACCGATGAGCAACAGCAAACCCGCCACCTCCGGTGGTGCGTTGTCCACCGGCAGCGAAACCGCGAAGATCACCGGCAGCAACATCACCGGTAACCCCATCTACCACCCGTCCGACTCGGGGACAATCAACTGGGGTGGCGACTCCCAACCAGACGGAACCACCTCCGTGGTCCTTCAACAAAACAACCCATACAACCCACCCAAGGTCGGTCACACGGTCGGCACCTACCCCGATGAGCAACAAAGCGTGTTCGATGTGATCCCAGCCGGGATCACCGTGGCTAACACAGCCGCGACAATCGAAATGTGGGTGAAGTTCTCCCAAGGTGTTGTGCTGTTGATGCAGCTCCTTTCCACAGCGGTCCACGGTGGTGGATTGAACACCGAATTGGGGTTCTTCGCGTCCAATTCCCAGAACCATTTAGAGCTTTACACCTCCGGCGGGAAACTCCTATTCCATATTGTGGATGCGGTAGCTGGGTACGCCAACCTGTTTGACGTCGCGAACTTCACCATTCCCGGTGCCGGGTTCCCTGATGAGCAATGGCATTACTACGCGATCACGTTCTACAGCGCATCGGGCTCGCCAGGTGTGGCGTTGACCTATGACGCTGTCGAAACCGACGTGGTCGCACCCACAGGGGTCAGGAACTACGGGTTCACGAACCTGCACCACGAAGCGACCACAGACTACGGCGACACCCAGTCCCAGGCCAGCATCGCCCGTTTCGCGGTATACAACCGGGACATCGGGGCCGCCGCGCGCCAAGCACACTTTCAGCGCGGCGTGGGGTGGATCAACGAGATCTCCGGGTCGCGGGTCGCCCGACTGCTGGGCCTGTACTGGGGTGGGGCCACGTCGGTCGCCCCTGGGGTGATGGCGTTAGCGCCGGACTTCGAGTACGACCCCGGCGACGGGTCCCAGGCCAGGGTAATGCTCGACATACTCCAAGAGATCCAGGAGTCCGAGCGGGGTTTGGTGTACGCCGCGAAAGACGGCACGGTCGTATTTGAGGACCGCACCAGCCGGTACACGGCAGGCCAGACCGCTTTGTGGGTGTTCGGGGAGAACCCCGCTGGGGCCAGCCCAGTGGAGTACCCCTATTTGGATTACGCCGAAGACGTCGATCCCACCTACACGTTCTCCCAGGCGAACTTGTCTCGCCCGGCGAACAATAACTTCGCGCCGATCGTCAATGCCGCGACCCAAGCGAAGTACGGGCAACGGATTCTGACCCAAACGGTGCAGTGCAACACCGATGAGGATTTGACCCAGGCTGGGATCTTCTACACCAGCCGGTATGCCACGCCGCTGCCACGGATCGCGAAGCTGACGCTTAACCCGGCAGCGAATCCGGTGTTGTGGCCGGTGGTGTTGTCCCTGGAGATCTCCCAGCGGGTCACGGTGAAGCGCCGCAACGCCGGGTTGACGGTGTCGCGGGACTACTACATCGAGAAGGTCTCTCACAAGGTCAACTCTGACGACGGCACCTGGATCGTTGATCTCCAATTGTCGCCGGTGTTCGTCACGTCAGCGTGGGTGCTGGCTGACGCCACTTACGGGGTGCTGGGGACCACGACCACGCCTGTCTACTAGCTGGGGGTGCCGCCGGTGACCATGCCCACGTTCACTGACGGCACCATTCCCACCGCAACGAACCTCAACGCCATCGCCACCGGCATCAACAACCTGGGGACCCTGCTCACTGGGATCGCCGCCACGAGGCAGTTCATTCCCTCAGCGTCCGCGTACATCAACACCACCCACCCGATCCCCACCTCAGCGGACACCATCGTCAGCTTCGACACCACCACCATCAACGACGACTACCTGTGGATTCCCTCCGTGGGCCACCACGTCGTCAACACCGCCGGGAACTACATCTGCTGGGCTCAAGTCAACTTCGACTACAACGCCACCGGCATCAGGGCCGCGCACCTCCTCCTCAACGGCACATCAGTGGGCTCCAACTCGATCGCCGCCGGGTCCGGTAACCCCGCCAACGTGGTCGGCAACATCGGCACCGCGTTCCTGTGCATCAGCCCACCACTGGCCCTGGCTGCCGGCGCCAACGTCTACCTGTCGGTGTTCCAAAGCTCCGGGGGGCCACTGAACCTGATCCCCAACGAGTCCGGGACGTCGCTGTCACTGATCAGGATCGGTGACTGATGACGACACCGATGCCCACGTTCGTTGATGCCACGATCGTCCACCAGTGGCAGCTCAACCGGCTCGCCAGCGGGATCTCGAACCTGTCCCTGCTGCTTAACGGGGCCGCCCCGCCGCGCACCTACATCCCGGCCGTGTCGGCGAACATCAACGCCTCACAGTCCATCCCCAACGCAGTGGACACCACCGTCGTGTGGAACACCACCGGCATCAATAACGACGCCATGTGGGCTTCCGCGCTTGGGTCCCAACTGACCCTGCAAACAGGTGGGGTGTACATCGCGCGGGCACAAACCCATTTCGCGGTCAACGCCACCGGCACCCGCGCCTGCCACATCCTGCTCAACGGGACCAACATCATCGCCAACTCGGTGGCGGTCACCGCAGTCAACGCAGTTGGGGTCAGTGCCGACACCCTTTTCACCGCCATGACCCCACCGATGCGCCTCGCCCCCGGTGCGACTTTGTACTTGTCGGTGTTCCAGAACTCCGGTGGAGCATTGAGCCTCATCACGACCCTTTCCGGGACGTCCCTGTCGCTGATTAGGATAGGGAACTAGCCCATGACGATGCCCACTTTCCTCGACGGTGTCCTAGTCCACGCCGTGTCCCTGACGTCCCTTTCATCAGGGGTGAACTCCCTCAACTCCCTGCTGACGGGTGCGGTCGCGCCCCGCGCCTATGTGCCCACCTCGACAGCCCACATCAACGCCCTGCAATCGATCGCGAACAACACCAACACTGTGGTGACTTGGGGCTCAGCTGGGCTCAACAACGACGCCATGTGGGCTTCCGGTTCGCCCACGTTGTTCACCGTCAAAACCGCTGGGGTTTACATCGCGTGGGCGCAAGCCCATTTCAGTGCCGCAGCCGGTGGGGTCCGTGCCTGTTACATACTCCTCAATGGCACCAATATCGCCACCAACACTGTGGCATCCGCGTTCCGTAACCCACTGAATGCCGGTGACGGCAACTTCTTTTGCTGCGTCACCCCACCGATGCAGCTCGCTGTCAATGCGACGTTGGCCGTCGCGGTGTATCAAAACACCGGCGGTTCTCTGAGCCTGGACAACACCGACTCCGGGGCGTTCATGGGAGTCACCCGTATCGGCAGCTAGGGAAGGACCTTTGTGCTCGCCATTCGCGTAACCGTGTTCCCTGACGTTGGTGGGTTCCCGCCCGCGTCGTTCGACCATTTGCGGCACCTGGAAGTGCACCTCCCCGGTTTGGACCCCGGATGGGTGCACACCCTTGTTGACGCCCAGGTCGCCGCCGGTGGTGGCAGCGCGGACCTGACCTTGCATTCCCAACCCCGCGTGGGTGTGGCCCTGGACCGTGGGCTGCGGATCGTGACGTGGCAACCGGCCGCGCACATCCGCGCGCTCGCCGAGGACGGCACCGAGCTGGCCGTGACCAAACTCGATGCCCCCCTCCAGGTCGGCCAGCGCGTGGAGGTCGCCGGTGAGCGCCACAGGGTGGTGGAGGAGTCGTGGCCGGGCCGACACCCACGCACGGGGGTCTGTCACGAGGGCCTGGACTACCAGCACGTGACGTTGGTCCCGGACCCCGAACCGCTACACCATCCCGCTGCGGTGAAGGAGCAGGCACAGTGACCCATTCAACGGAACAACCCGAGCTGACCAAGACCGAACGCCTCCCGATCCCCACCCTGTGGGTCACGGCGGTCCTGATGGCGTTCGGGCTGGCGTTGATCTTCCAGTCGGATCGGTGGACGAAGACACCGGCCTACGGCAACTTGCTGTCCGTGTTCAGCGCTGACACGTGGGGTTATATCTACGTCGGTGGCGCGGTGTTGATGGCCGCCGGGTTGGCGTGGCGCAAGATCCGGCCCATCAGCGTCGCCGCCCACGCCGTGGCTTTCGCGTTGTTCCTGGGGTGGGAGTTCGGTTTCGATGTCCGGTACTTCACCGACAAATCCACCACCATCGCCAACGTCATCGCGTGGCTGACATACGCCGGTTTGGTCCTGTGGTCCGGGCAACTAGTCGATCGGCACGATAAACGGTGAGTGCCACGCTCTATACGATCCTCGGTCTCATCATCGCCGCTGTCGGGACGATCGGTTACCCGATGTGGCGCAACAGGAAGAAGGACCAGAACGCCGCCGCTGAGAGCGCCGCATTGGATTCCAGATCGGTGGCTGGAATGTTCAAAGAGGAACGGGACCGGCTGCAACTGCGGGTTGACACCATGGCGGCAGCGCACCAGCGGCAGATCCGGGATTTGCGTGTCGAGTATGACGCTGCACTGGCCAGAGCCGAAGCGAAATGGAACGCCCAGCATGAGGCTGACCAGGCCCAGATCGCTGAGCTGCGCACCGAGGTGACCGGGTTGTACCGGCAGCTCAACGCGCAACGACCGGCGCCGTGAGCGTCGGCCTGCTGGGGGGTTTGCTGCTGGCGGTGTCACTGGTCAGTGTTTTGACGTACATGGTGGCGATCGGGCAGCTCCTCAGTGGGCCCCGGCGTCCGGGATTGGTGCGTACCGGGTTCTGCCGGTTGGCCGCTGCCCTGCTGTACGTCGGGGTGGGCCTGTTGACATTGCACACCCACACCCAGGGCCCCCTGGTCGGTCTCGGTGTCTTCACCATTGTCCAAATCATGTGGCAAGCCAACTCGGTCGCTGATGTGCGGTTAGCGCGACGATCCAGGAGAGAAGCGATGAGCGATCCATTCGAGGGTTTGGGTGTCACCGAGCCGGTGCCTAACTACGCGACCCCGTTGCCGCCGGAAGTCGTGTCCGCTGAGATCGATCGGCTTTCCACTGCCCTCGGGAAGGTGAATAAGACTGTGACCGCGCTACAGAAAGGGTCGACGGCAGCGGCGAACGCCCAGCGGTACGCGATCGGTGCTCTGATTCTCGCCTTGCTGCTGGGGTTGACCGGTGTGATCTTCGGGCTGGTGGTGTTCAACCGCGCGGACTCCGCTGTCGCCCAGGCCCAGCAGAACGCGATCATCATTCAGCAGCTCAAGGACACCCAGTCTCAACTGGCCAAGTCGATTCATGGGCAGTGCAGCACCTACGGCCTCCTGATCGGCACGTACAACGTCAAGTCCCGTGCGACGTACGCCCAGGGTGGGGAGACCGCCTATGACGACGCGTTCCGCAACATGCTGACGGAGGCCAACGCCCTCAACTGCGGTATCCCCACGCCGAAAGACCTGCCGAAGTGACCGCACCTGGAGGTGGTTGTCGTGGCCCAGATGGGAGTTGATTACGCCGGGGGCCGACCGAGCCCGGCCGCGTTGGTGGCGCACGGGTACTCGTTCGCTTGCCGGTACCTGTCACCTGGTGGCCCAGCGCTGCCGGGGAAGCTGCTGACCCCTGAGGAGTACATCGCGTTGACCGCCGCCGGTGTCGCTGTGGTCGCGAACTGGGAGACCGTTAGCGACCGGATGCGCGGAGGCCGCGACGCTGGTGTGTCTGACGCGGTCAACGCCACAGCGGCGCTGATCAAGGTGGGGCACCCGTTGGACCGGCCGGTGTATTTCTCCGCTGACTTCGATGCCACACCGGGCGATCAGGTCGCGATTGACGCCTACCTCGGTGGTGTCGCGTCGGTGATCGGCCTGAACCGCACCGGGGTCTACGGGGGGTACTGGGTGGTGAAGCGGTGCCTGGACAACGGGACCGCGCGCTGGGCGTGGCAGGCGACCGCGTGGTCCGGGGGGCAAGTCGACCCGCGCGCGCACATGCTCCAGCACGTCGCTGCTGTCGTGGTCGACGGCGTGGAATGCGACGTCAACGAGGCACTCCAACCTGACTACGGTCAGCACCCCACCGCGACTCCCCGTGCCCACTGGAAGGAACACCAGGTTATGGACCTGTTGCCTGCCACACCCACACCGGCAGACCCCAAGAGCGACCCCAAGACGTGGCCGCAACGCAACTTCGACGTCGGTTTCGATGTCGCCGGTGGCTGGGAGGGTGACTTCGCGTTCGAGTTCGGTGTCCAGGACTTCGGTGGGCGCGCATCAGATGATGTACGCGGATTCCTGTACCTGGCGTCCTGGCATACACCTTCTGGGTTGGTGCCGGCCGACCCGGTGTACACCGTCGCTGGTGGTGGCCGGGCGATCCACAACCACGCCCCCACGGTGTCGCTGGTGGCCCCGAAGGGTGCGACAGCGTTGACGCTGAACTACGCCGCACCGGGTGGCGCCTATGTCACCGAGGGCCGCTCCGCGTGACCGAGCCGTTCACCCCGACGCCGCTGTCTCGTGTCGTGGGTGGCGTCGTGTGGGCGATCGTCATCATCGTAATGATCAACCTCGTGTTCGTCCTCTGAGGAGACCCCATGCCTGAATTGATCACCAACAGCTTGCCGATGGGGCGGTTGGCGCCGTACCCCGAGGAGACCCACGCGCGACTGCACTTCGGGGAGTTCCTGACCGCGACAGCCACGATCAGCGTGCCACCGGTGGTCGACTACCTGTTCTCGGTGCCGTCGTTCCCGATGTTCGGCAATGACACCCTGTCTGACTGCACCGCTGCCGCTGCCGCGCACCTGCGGGAGGTGTGGACCGCCTACGCCCAGGGCGCCGCGTCGGTCACCAGCGAAGCCGACGTGATCAAGTTCTATGAGGTGTGCTCGGGGTACAACCCCGCCAACCCCGCCACTGACCGTGGTGCCGTCATGCAGGACTGCCTCGACGTGTGGCGCAAGACCGGCCTGGCCGGTGACAAGATCCTGGCGTTCTTCCAGATCAACCCCACCGACCTGGCAGAGATCAAGGCCGCGTTGTACCTGCTCGGCGGCAGCTACGTGGGGGTGAACTTCCCCCGGTCGGCGATGGCCCAGTTCAACGCCGGGCAGCCGTGGACCTACGACCCGCGCGCGGACAACACCATCATCGGTGGGCACTGCGTGCACCTCGGTGCCATCGACGCCAACGGGCTGATGAAGGTCACCACGTGGGGCCGGACCCAGGTCGTGACCGCTGACTGGTGGAACCGGTTCGTGGAGGAGTGCTGGGGTGTGGCGTCCAGCGACTGGATCAAGAACTCCCAGGCGCCCAACGGTTTGGACACCGCCAAGCTCAACGCCGCGTTCTTCCAGATCACCAAGGGGCAGCCGGGCCCGTTCCCGGAGGCTCCCGCACCAGCACCCGTGCCGGCGCCACCTGCCCCGGTGGACCACAACCGGGAGCTGTGGACGGTGGCCCAGCCGTGGACCCAGCGGTGGCACGTCCCCAACTCAGACACCTCCCGTGTGTCTGACGCGCTCAAGGCGTGGGGGGATGCGACGTTCCCGAAAGGTATTGACACCAACCAGGAGGAAGCACGATGACCACCGCTACAGAGGCGCCGAAGGACAAGGGTCGGGCCGACTCGGCTCCGGCCGCTGACGCCATCGTTACCGAGCGCGGGAAGCGTTTCGAGGAGGACCAGGACGCCAGCGCGCGTACCGGTCGCCATGAGGGGCCCAGCACCGGAAGCGACGCTGACGCCGAGGGCACAGAGGCCCGTGAGGAGGAGGGGCCCACGGAGGAGGACCGCGCCGCGAAGCGCCTACGGTTGTCCAACGTCCACCACGGTCACGTCCTGACCCACCTGCGTTTGCTGTACAAGAACACCGGTGAGGACGGCACCGTGTCCCGTGGTGAGCTCGGCGAGCTGCTGGAGCTGATGGAAGCCGCGCATTCCAACCCCACCCCGCAGCCGGAGTCCGGTTCGGTTGTCCACGGCACCGCCGGTCCTGGTGCTCCACCGGACATTCACCACACCCCGTTTTCCCATACTGAGCGCAAGCGCCTGCCGGGCCAGTAGTGGACGACGACATGCGGCCGGTCGACGGCCTGACACCACCACGTCCTGACCCCAAGCACGTCGCGTTGGGGTTCGCGTTGGAGATCCACCGGCCGGACGGCCATGGGTACGCCGACACGGACACAGTCTTGGCGACCGCTGACAAGATCACACAGTGGTTCGCCAAACCGGAGCAAGGCACCTCATTCGGGTCGACCCCGCTGTGGGCGCTGCATCTCCAAAGAATGGTCCAGCAGGTACTCAACAAACTGGGAGTAGAGATGGCAACGCTTGCCGATATTCAGAACACTGTGCAGGAGCTGGTCGCGACGGACGGCACGATCATCGCCTCCATCGACAAGCTCAAGGCTGAGGTCGACGCCGGTGGCACCGTCACCTCCGCTGACCTCGATGGCCTGAACAGCACCATCCAGGGGGAGCTTGCCAAGCTCCAGGACGCCGTCAACCGTGACGACCCGGCACCAGCACCGGCCCCGGCGCCCGTCGACCCAAACCCGTCACCCACCGGGCCGTAGTCGATCCGGTGTTCACCACCGCGTTCTGGCTCGGTGCGTTGGACAGGGCCATCAAGTCAGCGGCCACCATGGCGCTGATGCTGCTGCTGGGCAACGGCCCGTTCAACGTGCTGCACACGGACTGGCAGTCGATCCTGGGCTTGACCGGTGGTGCCGTGGTGGCGTCAGTGCTGACGTCGCTGGCCAGTACCACGGTCGGTGACAAGGGGACCACCAGCATGATCCCCGGCGCCAGGTAACCTCCTCGGCGTCTGTCCTAGGGACGCACAGCAAAAGAACCGGCTCACCTTCCCTCCGGGGTTGGTGGGCCGGTTCTTTTTTGCGTTCCGGGGGGTCTACCCGGCTGCCACCGGTGTGCGGCGACGGGTGAACACCGCGTGCCAGTCCGCGCGCTCCCCGGCCTCAATCAACCGGATCACGTCGAACATCGAATCGGTCAGGCCACCGAAGCAGTACCGGTTCGGGCCGGTTGGGGCGTGACCGTGCTCGTACCCGGCGAGGTTCAGGGTGTACATCGGCACCTGCGCTGGGATAGACCGGTTGACCTCGATGGGGTCCTGCCCGGCCTGCTCGTCGGTGATCACCACAACCCGATCGTGGGTGGTGTACCGGGCGCGCAACGACATCGCCGTCTCAGTTCCACGGTCAAGGAAGTACCCATCCCGGCGCCACCGCTCCAACGCCGTCAACAACGACTCCCCCTCGCGCAGCAAGAACTCCACACTGAGCTCCCCTGCCTGCTCGTGGAAATAACGCTGGGAGCTGGAGTACGACACCACATCCACCCGCTGGCACCGCTGCGCCAACGCGATCCCGAACACCGCTGCCGCGTCCCACCGGCGCATTGTGCCGTCCTCGGAGAACCCGTCGTTCATTGAACGGGACGTGTCCACCATCACCAGAGTGTGTCCATCGAGCTGTGGGATGTTGTCCAGGGAATACCCCAGTGCCTGCTCCAGCGGCCACGACCACCGTAGCGACGGTGCCGCCCGGTACGCGGCGAGGAACTGCAACGGGCGCACACGGGACTTCCGCACGTTGTCACGATCAGCCAGCACGTCACCAACCCGGCTGGCCACCACATCGGACACCTGTTTCTGGTCGAAGGTCCGCAGGTTCATCAGCAGCGCCATGTACCCCATGTTGGGGACGCACGCCGTCCACGCCGCTGCGTCCATCTCTCGTTCCAGCCACCCACTGACAGCCTGATGGGTCATGCCGGCTGCCTTGAGGACAGTCGGGTCCAGGTACAGGTGACGGTTCCCGTGCGCGACGTCCATCAGGACATGGCGTGCCCGAAGCATCCGCAGCTCATCCGGGATGAACTCGCCCCCGCCCTCCCGTCGCCGCCGCAGGTGGTCGTACAGCGCCGCACGCCACGTGCCGATGATCGGCTTAGTGCCCTCGGTGTCGTGCAGGGAACCAGTCGGCCGCACCATCGCGATGACGTCAGCGAACCGCACCGGCTTATCCGGGGAGTCGTACTTGAGCACCGACCACTCCGAGTACAGGCGCCAAACCGCGTCAGCCAAACCACGCTTGACCGGCTTAGGCAGCGTCCCACGCCCGAACGTGGCCCACCAGTACGCCAGGAACTCCCCCGGCTCATCCGCGCGCTGCAACACCGCATCCACCATCTGACGGGTGGCGCCATGCTCACCGGCCTCCAGGCGTGCGTGCGCGGCCTCAGCGGCAGCAACGATCGCACCAGAGCGCATCCCAGTATCGAGCCGCAGGTAGGCCAGGAAGTCGACCAGCCACTCCGGGTGGGTGATCGCGACGTCCCCGACTAGCTCAATGAACCGCTGATCGCGCGCCACACCCATCTCGTGGTGGGTGTTCTCCTCCGGGACGTACGTGACGGCCAGCAGGAACAACTCTGACGGCTTGTCACGGGCATATCCGGGGTGACCGAGCGCTGTCCGGCCGGTCGGGAATCGTTCGGTGGTGACCGGGCCGCGCGGCGCGCCGGCAACAGTCCCACGGTTGTATTTGGTCATCGTGTCGTCCCTCTCGTCAGAGGGGAGCTGTGCCGCACCTGTGGCGACCCGAGGTCAAACGGTGGGTGGCGGGGGGTGGATCTACTGCACCAAGCCGGTGGTGCATACCTAACCCCGAGGGGTTGGCCGGAGTCGAACCGGATTCGTGTTAGCGAAGTAACCGTCGCCCGGCACACCGGGTCGCCCTGTGAAGTTGTCCAGCTCCCGAGATCAAACAGTTGATGGCGGACTTGCTGATCATTGCTCTACCACTGAGCTACCGGCCGTTGATCGGCCGAGCAGGAGTCGAACCTGCGCCACATGATTCCGAGTGAAGTAACCGTCACCTGCACACCGGGTGCTATGAAGTTTTTCGGCCCCCGAGATCAAACGGTGCCTGGCTGGGTTGTCCTTTGCGAAAGAGAAGTACCAGTCTGGCTGCACACCGGGTGCGCCGCGCCAACGTAGCACCGGCGCCCACCGTCGCGCACCTGGGTTGTGTAACACGGCGCACCGCCGGGCCGATACGCCAGTTAATAGGCAAAACGACGGAAGCTGGCAGCCATGAGCATGCTCACGGAGCAGGTCATAGAACGGGTCATCGGTGGGGTGCTGGCCCCGATCATCATCTTGCTGGTGTCCATCGAGCTGGCAGTCCACTCCCACGGGTACCTACCGGTGTGGGTGACCCCGATCGTCCTGGTGATCGCCTTGGCTGGCACCGACCAGTACCGGCGCCCCATCACCGTCCAGCGCGGGCAACACGCTCGGTAACCTGGCTGTCGCCCACCGTGGGCGCTGTCTGGTGGGTGATGCGCCCCAGACACACGACCGGCCAGCCACCCGCCCCATTTCGGGTTTGGTGGCTGGCCGATCATGCGGTGGGGTCCGGGGCGATCCTGGAAAGGGTCCGCAGCCGGTCAGCCCGCTGCGATCCCCCCGGCCCTTAGAGGGGCTTCCCCACCCCCCGTATCCCGGCTGCCGGGCCCACCCCTCGCCTACGAACCGACCCCCGTGGGATCAGGCGAGTCGCCATACACGTCGCTGTAGTCGGTCGCGACGGCCAGATCCGGTGCAATCTCAGCCAAGCCTTCCACGTAGTCACACTCCTCATCGGGGTTCATGACTCAGCGTCCTGCCGGCGCTTGGCATCACGTCGCCCGATGCAACACCGGCACCGGGTACTCAAACCATCCTGCCGCTTGGAGTCCTTGTAGAACTCAGCCAACGGCTGATCCACCTGGCACCCAGTGCACATCCGTACGCGCGGCGCGGGGTCCGGGTTCTCCAACCGCTCCCCCTCCCGACGCCCAGCCCGGCCCCGCAGGGTGGCCCGACGCTCCTCCGTCGACAACCCACCCCACACACCGTCGTCCTGCCCGGACGCCAGCGCCCACTCCAGGCACTCCGACTTCACCGGGCACCGCCAGCACACCGACTTAGCCTCCGACAGTTGCAACATCGCCGGACCCGACGTACCGACCGGGAAGAACAACTCCGGGTCCTCATCGCGGCACGCCGCACGATGCCTCCAGTCACCCATTTTCCGCACCTCCTCCAGCTCCCCGTAGTGATGTCTTCGCTTCCGCCACGCTGGCCAACGTCGCCAGCACCTCACGCCCGTGCCCGGTGTGGGCGTTCAGGGCGTCGATCAGTTCGTTCTGGGCTGTGGTCAGCCACCGGTAGGCGTTGGTGATCCTCTGGTCGGTGGCGACGGGTTGGTCTACCCATTCCACGGTCACTGCCCACCCGTCCTTGCTGTCAGCCCGGTGACCACCTGGCGCGCGATACCGACCAGCCACACACCCACGTCGCCGTCCGGCTGACCGAGTGCGTGGATCGCCCGGTTGGCCTGCTGGAACGTCAACACTGTGGCCTCTTCCACCACCGAACGGTCCCGGACCAGCGTCGCGACGAACGCGAACACCAGGTCCACGTTCTGGTCGTAGAGCTGTTGGGCTTGCGCGCGGGTCACCGCCGGAACCAGCCGATCACTCGGCGGGTCTTGGACCACGGCTGCCGGGGAAACACCGCCATTTCCTTGACCAGCTCGGTCAGGTCATGCACCGCTGCTGTCAGGTCGGAGATCTCCGTGCACACCTGGTCGATGGACGCCTCAACGCCGCCGCTGATCTCTTTCAGCGCCTCGGTGTGCGCCTCAGCCGCTTTCTCGATCGCCCTGGGTAGCTCTGGGAGGAACTTGCCCAGGACCGTGGAGATACCCCGCAGGTGCCGATCTCCTGATACCGCAAGCGGCGAGACCGGCCCACGGCCATGTGGTGGCCGTGGCGGCTCCGGTGGTGACGCGACCATGTCTCTGCCCTCCGTGTCGGTGGTGCCGTCGCACCTGGTAAGACGCTTGATCACACCAATAGGCGTAGACCGAATGGGTGACTGTTTGTTTCCGTGTCCGGCGGTCCGTCGACCGTTGATTTCCCTACGACCGTAACCCGTGGTTCACCACCAGGTCAACGGTTTTCCAGTAACTCATCCGAAGTAATGTTACGTGTCGAGCGTGCAGGTTGGAGTGTTGCTGAGATCGTCTTAATCGGGCACGCTAGGCAACGCCCAGCAGGTCCCCCAACGAAACGGAGGCACCTTGATCACCAACGGTATGCCGGCCAACGAGATCCCCGGCGCTATCTGGCGCAAGGCCCGTAAGTCCCACGGTGGCTACGAGTGCGTGGAGCTGGCCCCGGTGGACGGTGGAGTGGCCATGCGCAACTCCCGCCACCCAGACGGACCGGCGCTGGTGTTCACCGGCCCTGAGATCACAGCACTGATCCACGGCGCCAAGGCAGGAGAGTTCGACGACCTAGCTGGATAAACCGCACCTGGCACGAGGGCGGCATCGGTCTACGGACTGGTGCCGCCCATTTTCGTCGTTACGGGACCACTTCCACCCAGTCATCCACCACGACCACCCGACGCCGGTACACGTGGGTGCGGTTGACCTCGATCTGACCCCGAATCCACATGGCGAGCGGGTAGATCCGCTCAATGTCGGGGTGTTGGCTGCGGACACACATGCTGCCGTCCGTCATCCTCACTGCGTGCTCGGTGACCTCGCCGGTGTCCGTGCCCGCTCCGGTCCGGTCGGCCCGGCGTCGTCCTCCGCTGGCCACCTCCCCAGCGCGTCCGCTTCCTCCTCGGTCACCCCCACCCACAGATGACCTACTCCCATCTCCCGGTTCCACCGCCACCACTCTTTCTGGTTCCCCACACCAGCCAACGCCCGTACAGCCGCGCGCTCAGCAACTCCCGCTGAACGGACCCGTTTCCTGCGAGTGGGATCAGTGATACTGACGCTCGCATGCCAAACTGGCATGCCGTTATTGAGCCGTGCTCAACGATCCACCGCCAGGATCATCCGCAGCAGATTCCCTCCTGGTAGCACGTCGTCATAGGTCACCCCCGCCAGTTGGGTCAGATCTCTGGCGTTGTTCAGCGGGTTGTCCAACGCGAACCGCTGCCGGTCATTCATCGTGCCGCCCTCAACAGTCTGGTGTTGTGAACCCCAAGCTGGCAGGCCACAACCGCGATCAACACACCGATCAAGATAGACGCCGCTGCGTCCCAAACCTCAGACCCAGTGGCCACACGCAACACGATCCCGGCCAGCGCCAACACGCACCCCAGCAGATCCATGGTGTCCTCCGCTAGCACCGCTTTCGTGCTGGTGTCCTGGGTGGTCCACAGGTGCCTCCAGAACGACAGCCCGCCACGGGAAGCGTGGAGCTGGGTGAACGCCCTCCGCCATGACACCGACTCCAGGCACATCGACACCACCAACACCGCCACCGCGACCCCCGTGAACGTTTCCGCGACAGCGGGACTGACCAGGGTGTGGATGCCCTCATACACCGCGTAGCACGCGCCGGTGAAGAACATTGACACTGCCGCTGCCAGGCCCCAGGAGTACTCCGCGAGTGGTCGTGAGGGGTGCCGGGCCCGTTTGATGCCGACCCACACGAACCCCTGGTTGGTGGTGTCGACGGTGGAGTGCGCTGCCTCCGCGAGCATCGCCACCGAGCCGGTCATGATGCCGGCTACCACTTTCAACGCTGCCACGGTCACGTTCACCACCAGCGCCACCGACACCGTGGTTTCCTTGCCGGTGTCTGCCGTCGCCTCAAGTACCGCGCTCATTACAAGCCTCCGTGTCTGGCGGCCGGTACGTCACCGGCCTTCACTCCCTATATCGCTGCCAGGGAGGTGGGTGTTACACCCTCCTGGAGATCTCGTATCCGGCTTCGGTCAGCTTCTGGTGCAGCTCGTTCACGTCCTCATCGAACATCACCGGCCACGGGCACCCACCCAGGTTGCACACCGTCATCCCGTACCGGCAGGCGCGGTGTTCATCCCGCAGGCCGGTCACCACCCGCTGCAACGCGTCCCGCCCCTCGATTCTCACGGCGCGCACACTCCCGGCTTGAGGTTCAGAGTCGTGAAGTGCATTTCGTTGTCCACCCATCCATCGGCGATCGGGTCCATCAGGTCACGGAGCTGCATGGCCAGCGCCACGGCTGCCTCGCTCCACCGCTGGGACCTGCACCGGTCCTCGGTGCCCGGTGTGAACAGGAACTCATCGGAGGCGTTGCGGACGGTAACGATCACGTCGGCGTACATGCTGGCGGTGTCAGTTCGTGCGCTGATCACCCACTTGGGGTCCAGCGTGCCGGCCTTCTGCGCTGCCTTGATCGCCGCCCGGACCCGCGCTGTGATGGTCTTCGGCTCCACGTACTCGTATCCGCCCATTGCCCTGTCCTCCGTGTCTGGTGGCCACCGGCGTGGCCTCTCACTCGGTGTATCGGTGGCCGCTGGCCGATCGTTACACCAGGCTCTTGATCAGGTGTGGGCGGAGCACGTCACGCGCGGCGTCCAACGTGTCGAAGTACTTAGGGGTGTCACCAGGGCGCCCCGTCCAGGTGTGCTCAGCCGCTGACCCGAGCGCGGCGTCCACATCGATGCTCTTCTTGGGCACCATGTGGGCCTTGCGGAACCCCACCATCCGGGCCAACTCCACCGTGCTGCGGTAGCCGACCGTCCGAACGGCCTTGATCTGGCCATCGCGGGTGATGTTGGTGACCACACCGACGGTGAACTCCGAGTGGGACTTGCAGCCCTTCCCGATCACGTAATCGGTGTGGACGCTCTCCACCACCACCAGGTCCCCGCGCTTCGCTGCTTCCATCACAAACCTCCGTGTCTCGGTGCGGCCCGGCGGCCACGCTCACCCGGTATATCGCCGCTGGCGCCGGCAGCGTTACAGCTACCTCGACAGCCTGTTGACTTTCGGCCGGTCAACGATCGGTGCGTCCTCCGGGCCCCGCCAGTGCCCGTTGATATTGCGCCACTCTCGGTGGCGGTCCGGTCCGCTGCCACACCAGTACCTCCGCCGGAACCCCTCGACCCAGATCCGTTCGTCCAGTGGCTTCCCCGACCCAGGATGCTGGACCGGTTGGGCTTCCCTCCGCAGCGTGATCACCGTGACCTCAGTCGGTAGCTTCCGGCGCGCAGCCAACCGCATGATCGCCCGGTCGCTGCGCTCGTGGGTGTGCGTGGAGACCGTCTCGTCCAGCAGACCCCACAACGCCAACACCATGCACCCCATGTTCAACCCGCCGTGCGCGGTCAACCCCTCATCGGTCATCCGCTGCTCTTGCTCGGGCGACGGTGGGATCAGCGACGGCCCAACCCTCAGACCATTCGGTAACCAGTAGGTTCCGATCCCATGCCACCGGCCCAGCAGCCTGCGCAACTCCGGCCGGTCGGTTTCCACGGCAACTTCATCCGGTTCCCGGTACAGGTCGTTGAACGTGGTCAACAGCCACCCCGTCTCACCGCCACGGTCCTGGGCTGGTCCCCACGTCAGCGAGTGAATGATGGTCCGGCGCCCTCGCAGCTCCCGGAACTCGATCGGCTTCTCCAGGACCACGAACCCGCACTGGCGTGGCGGCCGGTAGTCCCCACCGACCCGCGTCAGTTCGTGCATGGCCTCGACACGCGCCAACACCAGCCCGGTCATCTGCTCGGTCACCAGGTAGGCGCGTGCGTTGCCCACGTTCCTGGCGATCGTCGGCGCCACACTGCTGACTTGGCTGATGACTTTGTCTTGCCGGGCGAGGCCGTCTAAGTACCGGCAGGCTGGTGTGTTGCCGTTCCCCAGGATGTCCGCTAGGTCCAGGTGTTGGGCGAGGACGTCACGCGGTCGCACCGTTCAGTCCTCGTACAAACCGAGGGAGTAGGAGTGATACGGCTCCGCCACCACACCAGACGGGAACCGGATCTCCCGCTCCATTGCCAGCTTCCCCGCCCGTGTCGCGCTGGCACCGAACTCGGTCCACAAGATGGTCGCGACCTCCTCGTTGACCCCGCCCATCGTCGCGCGGTAGGCCCACTCGAACGGCCCGTCCTCCCAGCAGATCAACCAGGCAACCCGACCGTCCCAGTTCTCGATCAGCGTGATCTGGTCCGCGTCGTCGTAGTCCTTATACCGGGCGCGCACAGCGGCCAGTGCCGCTTCGGCCTGCTCTCGTGTGATGGCCATCGTGTCCTCCGTGTCGTGGCCGGGAACGTCTCCCGGCGTCTACTCACTTATCGTCGCGTGCCGGCGTGGCGTTACACCTCACCGTCGATGATCTGACCGACCGCGCGGTCCCGCATCTTCTTCTCAATGTGGGAGTCAGTGACGTACGCACCGCAGTTGAATGCCGCGCCCGCCACGGCGCAAGCCGACGCGATAACGAACACCACCTGGGTCCAGCCGTGGAACGCCAGCACCGCCACCGCGACCATCACCAGCGTCACCAGGGTCAGTCCGATCGCCTTGGATGCGCGTCGCTCGATGGGTGTTGGCACCCGATCGTTGTTGACCATTCCCGTTACCTCCGTGTCGGCTGACCATCAGACCCGATGCCTGACGGTTCGTTCCATCCCATCCACTCGGCGTGCTGGTCACCGCCGGGGATCTTGTTCGCACCGGGACCGCACGCGCACCACCACAGCAACCCGGTCGGTGACTGCGCTGTCCGGCGCGGGTGGCCCTGGGGGCAGGTGCCGGCATCGCAGACCCCGTCACCCCACCGGCGCCCGGTCATGGGCAGCACCACGCGCATGGCGGCCGGGTGGTGTTGCAGTAGCAGCCCTCCGGCGCGCGGTCCGGGTCTTCGCCGTCCAGCGGAGTCACCGGCCCGTGGCCCAGTCGGATCACGTTGCCCCGCCCCGGTTCCTCCCCGTCGCACAGCTCCCGGTCACCGTTGACGCCCGAGACCACGGTGCGCCACGGTGCCGTCGTCGCGGTCCGTTCCACACCGATCAGGCACCGCTGGCATGTGCCGCGTAGCGCGTCACCCGCTGGGTCCGGTGGTGGTTTCGGTGGTCGTGGCATCGGTGGTCGGCTGGCTTGGATGACTCTGGCCAGCTCGATGACACCGGCGAAGAACTGGTCGGCTGACCCCATCAGGACCTCCTCCAGCGTTCGGCTACGTGCACCATCAGCTTCGCCAGCAGAACAACCAAGCATCCGACGATCGCCCCGAGGAGCATCGCTGTTGTGGCAGACATCAGGTCTGATCCTTCCGTGCCTCGGCGCGCAACCGCTCCACCTCAGCGATCAACCAATCAACATCCCACCGGTTCAACGGCCCGAACTGGTGATCCACCTTGATCCTCAGCAACCGATCCACGCCGATCACGGTGACCCACCCGGCCCGTACCGCTCATCACGCAGCTCATCGATCCGGATCTGACCCCTGATGCTGTCGTGGTTGTACTTGCCGGCCTCCAGCTCCCAGCAGCGGCAGGCGTCTCCGTCCTGACCGCACTCGCACGCGCTCACCGCTCGCCTCCCGGTGACTCCATCGCGACGGCCAAATCCAAGGCAGTCTCAGCCAACCGGCGCCGCGCCTGGGCACGCATCTTGCCGATCTCCGTCAACCGCTCCAACGGGAAATTGACGTACTCCAGGCACTGGGCGAGCCGTGACGTCACCCTCCGGTACCGATCCGACGCCTCGACCAACGCAGCCCACTCCGGGGGTTCATCACCCAGGTGGATCTCATCCCAGATCCGCAGGTAGCCGTGGATCTCATCGACATCTTCCGCGCCCAACTCCACCGTGAACGTCTTAGCGGTAGTCACACCGAACTTCGGTCCGGCGATCCGGTAACCGTGGCCGGTGCCGTTGTCGTCCAGGGCGCTGATGTTCGCGCGGCCACGGGCGTCGCCTTCCAGCACGATCTTGGTGTAATCCATCGCGTCTTTGCCTCCGTGTCGTTCGGGGGTGTTGGCCGTCACCAACACCCCCGAACCTACCCCCACCGGCGGTCACAGTCAACGACCAGTTAGGCCGTTCCCTCCGCCTTCCACACATGCCACCGCGTTGCTGCCGTAGCGATCTCCTGTGGGGAAATGCTGATCGCCCGCTCCGGGTCAGCCTCGAAATACACAACCCAATCGCTGGTGTACGGGTCACGGATCACAATCAACGTCGCAGAGCCACCCGTAAGAAGGCGACCCTGCAACGCAACCCGCTGCTGCTGATTCTGTGGAACGGTCCGGTGCGGTCCTGGAATATCCGCAGAGACCATCGGTCCCCCTCAGATCGTTACCTCCCACCGGCCGCGCCGCGCTTGATCGCAGCCCACAACGAACCACGACACCACGCCGGGCGCATGTTCCAGCAGATAACCGCGTCCAACACACGGCAACCGGTCGCCAAGGTATCCATCACTCTCACTGTCCAAACATCACGACGGGTGACCATCACCCCCACCCCATCAACCAACCCAACACCGGACTAAGCCACCCGACCATCCCCATAGCCATGATCGCAGTCAACAGGAACATCATCGGAACCGCGAGGAACTTCTCCCCAGCACTGTCAGTGGAGAACCAATGCAGGGAGTGGCGACGCCACACTTCCTTATGACGCAAATAGTTGTAAACCGCGCTAAATGGGACACCGGACGGTGTGGGGCAATCCGCGATGATGTGACTGGTCGTTCCCACGAACACCGCAGCACCCCACCACCAGCACCATGGCGCGATCGGTGGAATCTGCGACGTCAACAACACCACCACCAGCCCAGCCAGCAGACACCACTCAATGCAATGCGACGGGCCACGGTGGACGTCGTCGCGGTGCTTGTCCTTCTCCGTGCGGATCATGTACCCCAGGTGGCCGCTCCCGCGAACAAGAGCGGCACCAGGGTGCATCCGGCCCTTGAAACGCGGGTGGTCCAGGTCGTTCCACGTCGAGGAGAACACGACCAACGCACCGCACGCGATCGCGACCGGCAGCGGCACCCCCAGCATCACCATCGACCACGCCTTGCCCAACCCCAAGGGCGAGGCGGTGGCGTGGTGCCCCAAACGCATCACGCTGACCCCTCCTCCAGCACGGACGCCGCGCGCCCCTCGTTCCACTTCTTGATGTCTTCCCACCGGTACAGGCTGGGCTTGCCCGGCCCAGACGACACCGGGTCCGGGAACCGAGCGTCACGATCCCGGCCGTTGCGCAGGGTCTTGATGTTCACCGCCAGGCGCTCCGCAGCGTCGGAGATGCTGACCGCTTCCGAAGGCGGAGGCGGCACGATCATCAGGTGAGGCAGGTGTCGATCACCGGTGTCTGTTTCCCCAGGATGAGGTACCTCAGCAGCGCCCTGACCATAGGGTGATCCATTAGCTGCCTCGGCTGCCTCAAGGGGCGGAAACACGGCCACCGTGCCGCTCAGGGCGTAGTCCAGGGCCTCCTGCTCATCAGCCAACATCACCTGCACCAGCGTCGCCTCATCACCCACGACGACGTACACCCGGCCACGGTGCTTGGTGTACCGAGGGTAACGGCCACCGCGCTTGCACTCCGGCGCCAACATGTTCCACGTCGACGTCGTCGCCCGGCCCAGCACGCGGGTCGACATATTTTCTCGAGCGGCTGTACCACCGATGGCCTGGGCGGTGATCTTCTGCCCGATCGGGATCACGTGGACCCGACCCTGCCGGCCCATCGCCATCGAACGGCCCAACGCGGCCATCGCCGGGGGCTTCATCGGTGCCCCAGTCGGCCGGATCGAGCGCCAGTAGGTGCCGATGTCGTCCTGGAGGGTGTTCAGCTCCTCCGCGATGACCGTCAGGCGTGGCCCGATCAACGCCGCATCCACGTTGCCCCGGATGTCAGCGTTGGTCTTGATGATCCCGAACCGGCGGTCGATCTCACCCGACAGCCACAGCAGCGCCTCGTAGATCTCTTTCTCCGAGGAGCAGTACCGCACCCCTGGGTGGTCGGCACACCACGCGTGGGACACCTGCTTGCGGTCCAGGATCAACGCCAACCCACCCTGGTGTAGCTGCTGCATCAGCAGTGCCCGCGCTGCCGTGGACTTGCCGGCGTTGGTGGCCATGCTGAAACCGACGTGGGGTGCCTCAGCGTCAAGGTCCAGGCCGTAGGGGACGTCCCGTGGTCCCAAACCCAGGATGGGGCGTCCCTCTGGGGCAGCATCGACCATGACCCGTACCGCTGGGTCGCTGAACTCCACCAGGTCCGGTGGTGCGGGTGCGGGACGCAGCTCCACGTAGGGGCGTTCCCCCCGCAGCTCGAACGTCGCGGTGGGGTAGTGCAACCCGACCTTGCGGCTGATCATCCGAACCAGGGTCTTCTCCTGGGCCTCGGTGGGTGTGTAGGTCCGGGGCAGGTAGACGCGGGTGGGACGGTCATCGACGTCGACGGGTACGTGGATCAGGGACCGTGGGTCCAGGGTGTATTTGGCGTCACCCAGGTGCCCCGCCAGGACCTCACCCAGTGGGGCGATCAGTTCCCGCCGGTGGACGTAGCGGCGTCCCTTCTCCCAGATGACCCACCCCGCGATGGCCAACCCGACCCACACCAGTACCCGCAGTGTGTTCGCGGTGGCGGTGGGGTTGGTGATCGCGCCGTACACGGCGAGGATCAGGCCGGTCAGGACCATCATGCGGACCCCGGACCGGCGGCGCTGTGGGTAGTGCGCCCACCGGGATGCGTACCCGTGGGGTGTCAGGGCCTGGGTGCCAGGCTTAGCCCACCGGTGGTCTGTGCGTGTTCTGCCGTCGAGGTCTCGCCCGGCGAGGAGCCGGAGTCCGACCTTGGCAGCGCGGGCCCCCCGCGTTGGTTTGGTGGCGGTCGCCACGATCGTTCCCTTCCTTCGGTGGGTCGGTGACCCGGCGCCCCGCCGCGCTTGTCACGATGTTTTGGCCACGTAGAGGGCCCCTGCGACGATCAGTAAGAAGATGGGGTGGGCGACCGCAACGCTTGTTAGCGCCCCGAGTGCGGTCGCCGCCCCTGTCAACCATTGGTCGGTTGTCACCGACCGAGCCGGGCCACGGCGTCCAGCACCTTACCCACCGTTGATTTACCGCCCTTGCCCTTGTTCTTCTCTTCGCTGTCCTTGATCTGCGCCGCGACATGCTTATCGGGGTTGTATTTCCCGTTGTTCGCGGCTGCCCCGCCCACGTAGCGTTCCTCGTGCCCGTAGTCGCCAGTCAAAATTCCCATGACTCTCACTCCTCATCTCCGTTGGTTTACTTGCCACACGTACGTTCACCCTTTGCATCCACCGCAGTGGATCCCAGGGCAGCTTCTTCCGCCACCTTTGAGTAGCGCCAGCAAGAACACCAACCCCACCAGGGTCGCTATCCCGGTGATGCTGGAAGCGATAGCGGCGCTGTGCACACCGAACCAATCGAATGCAGCGGCGATACCTAGATAGATGTGGTAGATGACCCACAACGCGCCGCCACCGAGGCTGGCGTACAGCAGATACCGCAGCACCATCAGCGACGCGATGAAGTAGTCACCGATCTCCCACTGCTCCCGGTCGTATTCCGGGCCGATCGGCAGTATCGGTGTCCCAACCAGCAGGTGTATCCGTGCCCGTTCCTCACCGGGTACGACTGGGTCCAGGCGCTCCACGCTCATCAGCGCGCCCATCTCCTGGTACCGGGCGATGGTGTACAGCACGTCAGCGGACCGACCCACGACCTCGTGGAAGATCGACGGCAGCGCGGCTTGGGTGCGGGTCGCGGGTGCGTTGGTGGTCACGCCACTGCCTCCAGGGTGTTGGCGTCAACAGCCGCCAGGCGACGGGCGACCCGGTCGGTGACACCCAGCTCGGCCATCAGGACCCGGCGGCCGGCACGGGGCAGGCCCTTGGCGTCCCGGTCCCGGTGCAGCGCCCGTACCCGCGCGATCAGGTCGGCGTCAACGTCCTGGGTGGGGTGGGGTGCTGCTGGTGGGGCAGCCCGCTTGGTGGGTTCCGCCGGGGGTGTGGGTGCCGGTTGGGTCACCAGGTCCTGGGTGGGACGCTGCGCCGGTGCGATTGGTACAGCGGGTGGCGGTAGTGGTGCTGGTGCTGGGAACGCTGGCACTGGTGCTGGGACTGGAGTGGGTACTGGTTGGGTCGCTGCCCTAGCGGCGTCCCGTGCCACGGCCTCAACGTCGCGGCGCATCGCGGCGAACTTGAGCAACACGTCCTGCCCGTACTCGGTGAGGACCACCAGCAAGATCGGCAGGAACGCGTGCAGGAACGCCATGAGGTAGTGGCCGTCCCGTAGCGCGATCGCGGTGTTGATGACCAGCGACATGCCAGCGGTTGTCAAGCGCAGCGCGCGACCCCAGTTGCTGGACAGCCCGTGGGCGTACAGCCGCCGGTCACCGATCAGTGCGACGCACAAACCGATGTCCACCGCGAGACCGGTTGCCAACCCCAGCGCCCGGTTATCACCGAGAGCCCCGTACGCCAGGAAGGCGTTAATCGCGCTGCCGCCCATGACGACTAAGGCGCAACCCCACGTCCCGGCGACGATGGCCTTCGCGGTGCGTTCCGCGTCTTGCCTCACTGCGCTTCCCCTCCCTGACTGGATTGGTTGTGCCGACCGGTCGGACCTCCGTTGACATCCCGACCGGTCAGCACTTGCCAGTAACGTTACTACGGGTTGTTCCGTTGTGTAACGGAAGGGTTCACGTTACATAGTTTCATCTACATATGGGAGACTCAGAACGTGACAGCACCTATCGGACCCACAGTGCGGCGCCATCAACTCGCCCATGCCCTGCGTCAGCTCCGGCTCGACGCGAAGTGCTCGGTGATGGACGCGGCCCATGCGTTGCGGTGTTCCCGACCGAAAATCCAACACCTGGAGTCCGGCCGGAACCTGCCCAGCTACCCCGACCTGGAAAGCCTTCTTCGCAGGTATGACCGGTCGGATCTGTTGGATGAGCTCGATGAGCTTCGGGTGGTCGCGGAGGAACGCGGGTGGTGGACTACCTACCGTTTGCCACCGTGGTTGCAGGCGTATGTCGGTTTGGAAACCGACGCCGTGGCGGTGCGGTGTTTCGCGCTGGAGTTGGTGCCCGGCCTGGTGCAGACACCTGATTACGCACGGGACACCTTGATGAGGTGGGGCGCGAAGAACGGTGACCTGGACCGTGGGGTGCGGGTGCGGATGGAACGCCAGCGGCGCCTGGACGTGGACCTCGCCCTGTCGGTGGTGATGTCGGAGGCGCTGCTGTGGCGCACGTACCACATGGGCGAGATCGGTGCCGGGCAGTTGAGCCACATGGCGGGGGTCGCCAGCAGGAAAGGCGACGGTGGGGTCACGCTGTATGTGCTGCCGTTCGCTGCCGGTGGGCACCGCTCGATGTCTGGTTCGTTCACGCTGATGGACTTCCCTGCCGGCGCGTTGCCGACCGTGGCTTACCAGGAGTACGCAGTCGGTGGGCACCTGGTTGATGAGCCGGACTCGGTGTCGAAGCTGACGGGGCTGTTTGACGATTTGAGGCGGCAGGCCCTGGACTCGGAGGCCAGCTTGGCGCTCATCACGGATTTCGCCACCAGGGCGAATAGATAGGAGAGGTCATGGATGCCGGAGTAGAGATCGGCCGGTGGCAGAAGCCGCGCTTCTGCGAGAGCGCCAACGACTGTGTGGAGGTCGCCAAGGTCGCGGGTGGTGGCCGGTTGGTGCGTAATTCCAGCCTTGGCGATGCCGGTCCTGTGGTGTCGTTCACCGAGTCGGAGTGGTCGGCGTTCATCGGTAGCGCGAAGGATGGCGAGTTCGACTAGGCGACCGGGTCCCCCTGCCGCCCGTTCTTGATCGGGGTTGTGGGGGCCTCTCGGACGGGTGGGGTTCCCTCGGTTGACGCGGACCGGGGGACCCCACATCTATGTATTGACAACGACCGGCCGGGGGGTAGGGTAGTTATTAGGTGGGTGGCAGGAGTCGCGAGGGCACCGCGCAAGGTGCTCCTGGGCGCGGGGACTACACGAATCCCGCAGGCGAGCCTCGAACTCCTGCACCTCACCACCACAGGGCCGCCGGGCCCACCGACACGGGAGGTTGACATGCAGGACTTGTTTGAAGAGATCATCGATCGCGTCGAGTACGACTTCTGCGAGGACGACGACGAGATCCAGGGAAACTGGAAGATCACCAGGGTCGGCAACATCGTGACCATCGAGTACCTGCCGTATGACGTCTCGCCGTTCCCCGCGAAGACCATGGCCTACCGGGTGGAGCGCATCAGTTAGCTGTAACGGGAACCGGCCGCGCGGCGATAAACCGAGTAACAGCCAAACAGCACGGACCGAGGGAGCCAGCGATGAGCGCGACACGCACCGACATTCACAGGCCAAGCGCACCGACGTTCGACCCCGAGGCTTACGACTGCCAGGGTGTGTTCGACCTGAACCCGGAGTGGGGCGACAGCAGGGACCGCATCCTGACTGTCAACCGGATGATCCAGGAGGGTTACAGGTTCGCTTCACACCAGACCAGCGGCCAGTGTGGGCACTGTGGGGCGCGCCTGCGGTACGTGGCGCTGCTGACCTACGACCCGAGCATGGAAATGATCTGGGTGGGGGAGACGTGCCTGTCGGGGCGTTTCGAGTCGCTGACCAAGGCCCAGTTCGATCAGCTCCGCAAGACCGCGAAGCTGGATCGGGAGCGTCAGGCGCGGATCGCGGCTTTCCAGGAGTTGTGCCAGGACTGCCCGGCGCTGGTGTGGGCGACCTACGCGCACAACATCGGTGTAGCCGGGCTGGGCGACCACCGGGCCGACCTGCCGGCGCTGGAGCAGACGTGGGGTCAGCGCAACGACAAGAGTTGGGCGATCGGTGTCCTAGATGACATCGCTAGGAAGGCGCGCAAGTACGGCGACTTGTCGACCAAGCAAGCGGAATTGGTCGCGCGTTTGGTGGGGGAGTTGGAGACCGCCGAGGCCGACACCGACGCGCGGTCAGCGGCCAAGGCACTGGAGGAGGCCAACGCTAAGCCGGTCCCCACCGGCAAGGTCGTCATCGAGGGTGAGGTCCTGACGGTCAAGCCGGTGCGCAACGACTTCGACCCCTTCGGTGGGTCGGTGTTGAAGATGTTGGTGGCCGGTGACGGGTGGAAGGTGTGGGGCACTGTCCCGGCCGCTATCGATGGTGTGGACCGTGGTGACCGGGTGAAGTTCACCGCGACGGTCAAGCCGAAGGAAGGAGACGAAACGTTCGGGTACTACTCCCGGCCGAGTAAGGCCGAGGTGCTGGTGAAGTAAGCGGTTAGCGGTGGGGTGGCCGCCGGGTCACCCCCAAGACACGGGAGGTCCAGCAAATGCTCAGCACGAGTTCGGAGGGGCGGGGTCCGTACGGCGCGGCGCAGCGCCACGTCGGGGAAGACGCCGAGACGTTCATCGAGAGGTCCCTTGAGGAGGGGCACCAACCGGACGCGGTGGCCTATCCACAGGAGGGTTAGCGGACTGGGGTGTAACGGTGCGGGGCCCGGTGGCGATATACCCCATGTAAGGCGTTGACATTGACCGCCTACAGGGTAGGTTGAGGAGTGGGGCCGCCGGGCTCCGCACGACACGGAGGTACCGAGATGGATCTTAAGGCCGCGACACCGGTGGAGATTGACACCGAGCTGGGGCGCATCGGCACGGAGATGGCCAAGCAGTACGCGATCATTGACCGCGCGGAGCGGACCATCGCGATGGAGCGTAAGTACACGTCACCGGCGGGCACGGTGAACCAGCGCCGGATCGACCAGTGCCAGGGCCTGATCAACGCCGCCGGGTCGGAGTTGTCGCGGCTGATGGTGGAGCGGTCACCGTTTGAGGCTGAGTTCGTTGGCCGTGGCGGGTGGACCCGGTACTACCTGGTGGACAACGACAACGGGCACGTCCACTACGACGCCAGCAACCGCCGGTGCTCCCGGACCCCCTCGACAACCCACATTTGGTTGGTCGACCACAGTGGCCGGCAAGCTGAGGACCTAGTCGAGGACGCCGGGTGTCGGGCGTGCACCGTGTGTTTCCCGTGGGCACCGATGGACACGTTGAAGCGGCCCACGATTTTCTACACACCGTCTGAGATCGAGAAGCAGAACCGGGCCGCCGAGAAGGCGACCAAGCGCGCGGCGCGGGAAGCGAAGACCATCACCAACCCGGACGGGTCGCCGTTGCGGATCGGTGGCCGGTATGGCGAGCGGATCAACAGCGTTATCGGTGCGGAGCGCGCCGTGATCGACATCAGGGTGTGGGCGAAGGTCTACCGCCGGGCGTTGGAGGAAGTGGAGCTAGCCGACATCGAGCGGTTGTTGACGGCACTGGCCGCGAAGCGCGGCACTGACGTGGAGACCGAGCGCGCCGCGCTGGAAAGCCGGTACGTGGCCAAGTGCAAGCGGGAAGGGGTCACGCCGTGAGCGTCCTGGTGTCGCTGCGGTGGGCCGCGTACTGGCTGGCGCTGGTGTTCACCTCGATGGGCATC